ACGATGCAGAGGATGTCGATACGAACGGAAACATCACGTTTTCTCTTGCACCAGGACTTCTTACGGATGCGCTTGTACAAATAGTGTATGCCCTGTTAGGTATTTACAATGTTGCGATTCCAGTCACTACATACACGTTGTCCTCTCTCATTAAGTACAGGGACATGTACGTGAAAGAGCACAAGGGCGAATCATGGGTTTTGTCAGACACGCAAAGGGACAAGTATGTACACTATCTTGAGAATGGGTATCTTCCGATAGACAACTTCATGTTTGGACTCATAAACTGGAATGTCGGTTCTGGCTTCCAAAAAGGTGTGTATGACATGAACGTGATGCACTTTGACAACAAACTTACAGAATACACTTTGGGCAACGGTAAAAAAATAAAAGTGTGTTCAATGGAACCAGAAGCAAAAGAGGTGGAGTTCTATGACATATCGTCTGGAAAGGATATCAAGTACAGAGATTTAAACGATTCGGCAACAGGATACTTCACGCAGCTAATGATGGATTTCATCAACCCAGTTACGGCCAGTGTGCTTGACCTTGAACAGATTCCAACAATCATTGCGAAATTCGACACACCTGAATTTGTGTCTTCAGGCAACCCTGCAAACCAGGTACATATTCATTTGAAATACGGTGCTCATCCCTTATATCAGAACATCGGATGTCCGCTTAAAGGCGTAGCGTGGTGCTGAATGTAGTCACTGTCGAAATACGTGGTAAACTTAAAACTTCGCAACGTGCTTCTATAAGGACAAATCTCGGAGAGACACACAATGAAAGACCTGACAACGTTACTTCAAAACTTCAACAACTCGTTAAAGGACGGCTCAATGCCGTCACCAAACAGGCCATTGTTCAGTTTTCGTGAAAATACAAGAAATGCGAAGGTTTCAAGTGAACATGATGAACAGTGTAAGACACAAGACACCAATGACCGGGAAGGCAAATTCATCACCTGCTTTACGGATTACATCAAAGACAGACGTTCGTTCATCCTTGATTTGTCGTATCTGTTGTACTACGGATATTTCCGAAGTGGTTCACAGGTGTGGAAAGATACGCAGTTCGTTGTCGAGTTGATTACTGGAATCTTGTCACATGGACATGAGGTTTACATTGCTGTTGATGGCAAACCTGTACGTAAGCAGATTAACAAGCATTACAAGGAGAACAGAAAGCACACTTACAATATACGTGAAAACATGCCACCGCTTCTGGCAGAACTTTCGATGTATAACCGTGTGCATATTCACTACAACCCAGAACTTGAAGCAGACGACATTATCTTTACGCTTAATCGATTACTTCCGGGTAAGAAGGTTATTGTGACCTCTGACAATGACATGTTCCAGTGTCTTGGAAGCGACACGATTATTGATACAGGCAAACAAATCGTCGATTGCCTGTCGTATATGGAACAGTTTGCAGAAAAGTTCCACAAAGTTCCCATTGACAGACTTCCGATGTATCGTGCAATCGTTGGCGACAGCAGCGATAATATTAAGGCGGCGATTGCACGATTCCCTCACAAACTGGCAGCACAGTTCATCACCTCTCTCGATATGGACACTTCGGTTTTCCCATCACATGAATCCTTGGTTGTTGCCAGTGATGCTTTCAAGAAAAGAAACAGGCTGAAAGTGACCGAATGTCGATGGATAGACCGTTTACTGTCAACCGATGTCGTTGTACCTGACAAGGCACCAAAACAAAGTAAAGAAGTACAAGAGGTCTTAACAGAAGATGATTTGGAATTGCTGCCAAAAGAGCTACGACCCTTAAAGTTGTCAGAAATCGGAACTTGTGAAGATAAGTCCATTGTGACTGACGACACTGTTCAGGATGACGAAGACGTAGAACCAAAATCGTCTTTTGAAAAGTGGCAGGAAAACTTTTCACTGATGAAACTGAGAGCTTACACATGGAAGGAAATTAACCAAACTCCAAGGATGGAGTTTGGAGAGATGCCGTATGAAATCACGCAGCAAATCTCCAAACTGTCACGGGCGAATGCGTCATTCTCATCGCTCGTATAAGCGTTCGTCAATAAGACGGTTTGCACTCTGTTCATCGTATCCGAACTGTACGAGCAAACTGACCATTAGAGGAATTAACGATTCCTTGTCTATTTCACCATTTTCAAGGTACGATGGGATTATAGGTAACATGGCGTGCGGACCGTTCTTGGCGCAGTAGATAAGAAACTTGGCATGAAGTTCAGCCCACTGGATGATCTCATGTGCATCCAGTGTTCCATGGTGCAGACGTACTTCTAACGTACCGTGAATGCCTCGTGAAGTTAATGCAAGATATTTGTTCTTTTCATACATTCCGTCAATGTACCGCCCGCAAAACGGATTCCACCCACGGTCTTTCTTAACAAGGTTGTTGAACAGGAACGGTTGGAGTTTGGAATACAACCACACGACAGAATCCATGAACGATGATACCGTGTTACCATTACGGAGAGGGTCTTTGTGTGTAAGACCGACGAGATTACCAAAATGGACATGCGTGCCACACGTCTCATCCACGTGACCGCAGAGAATATCACGGATGCCTGACAGTACTATTTCAATCTGAGCGAACTCATCTGTGTGCAGTATAGGACTTACCATCTCGTACCCGAACAGTCCGTTATCTGAGAGCTTACCTGTCTTATCGCCGCCGACTGAACTGTCAGCTCCGAGCGTCCAGGCATTTGTTTCATTGTCACCGTATTTACCGGTGAATACGTATGGAATACCTTGGTCTTCCATGTATGCTTTGAACCGTTTACGTGCCGACAGTTTTGCATTACCAATGAACTCGAACTCGAATCCATAGGTGAGACTCTCAGGTTTAAGGTCTAAAGATTTAGCGAACATGAAATTTTTGTCCTTTCATTTAAGAAACTTCGTGTGTCGGTCAAAAGAGACACGACAATTTGAACATCACTCTATAACATACGGACATGAAACATGTAGAAACAGCACCACACTCGAACTATCAATACTCTTCGAGAAATCTTGATGTTTTCTTTTCGTTTTGGAGTGGACAATGGCAGCACAAGGAATCATTACGGCAGCACAACTCACGAAAACCGGGCGCATGGCTATGGCCGCCTCTTTCGGATACGACATGGTAAATAAAAAAGCCGTTTACCGAGGAATTACCTTTACAGGTGGTGGCGTGTCGGAACTTCCGATAGACGACATTGATAATGCAGGTGTGGAATCTTTTTCTGCAAGCGAGGGAAAGATTCGGAACATAGTCTCTGTCGGAAACACACTTCGAGTTTACGTATCGTTCCAAGGAAATGGAATCGTAGCCCGCATCTTTTCTCTTCACTGCATGTACAAGAGTAAAAATGTCGTGTTCGCAGTATGTGACACTGGGGATGATGGGATAACTTTGAGTACGCAAATGACAATTTGCTTCTCTATGATGATTGCTCAAAAAGCCGAGGATGACACGGTCTCGGAAATGTCCTTCGTCAACGGTGTCAATGCAACTGTTGAAGACGTAAGTGCCGTAAGTTCTTATGTTGAAGAACAGATTACAGAAATCATCGAAAAAGTTGAGAACCTCGAAACAGGGTATTCAAATCTCGGAACTTCACTAACGACATCTGCGGTAAATGCAGACACAGCAAACTTGAATAAAATGACAGTGACGGACACAGCCACCTGTAATATAGTGAAGTTCACAGAACTGATGCCTGTAAAGGAATCCAACACAGACGGTAACATCGGCAAACTCGACCTGCCTGTAAACTCTATTACATCTGCTTCCTATGTGGGTCGTACAGCCTTAAATGAGAATTTTGGAATCTTGTATGACCCTTATGTGAACTACCCGATAGGAGACTCATACAAGAGCATTAAAGCTGAAAGCACCCCTGATGCCGTTTTGTGTTCTGTTTCAAGCACCCTGAACATGGAAGAAGCATCTCACGCTGAACTTGTCCTTACTGGCCATTCAACCACAAAGGACACGGTGTCTCCGAAAGTCGTGTTACGTGCAACCCAGGACAGCGTAACAACAGAACTGTCCGTTACACATGAACGAATATCCGCGAACGGTGATTTCTGTGTGAATGGTTCGACAGAACTTAAAGATACCTCAATCACGACTTTGGATATCGGGCATCTGCATATCACCGGTAATTACATTTCAGTTCCTTACTTTAACGGGTCGTCAGTATCTGCAATCTCAGATACGACAGGGGTAAACCCTCTAAATGTACAGGCACGAGTGCTTCCCTCCGGGAACAAAGCGTGTATTGGTTCATCTGAAAAACGATGGAAGCTGTATGCAGAGCAAGCCAGTGTTACAGGACTTTCGTTTGAGAAGCTGCCTGAAAAAACAGGTGTGGGTAACACACAGAAGGTTTCATTTCCGAAAGGGTGCATTACAATGCTTTGCACGCCGACGAGGGAAGTTGGTGTGTGCGATATGCTCAATGGTGAAACCGAGCCGTTACGAATATGGCATGATGCAGGCGGCTCTGCATCAGGTACACTGGTTCAGACAAAGAACAAATTTATTGCAATGTCCGGAGCTGTTGCTGGAAGACCTTTCCTTGCTTTATGTATCGAATGAGCTTCTTAAACAGGTTCGTTTTCATACTGGTCTTTATATCTAAACAAATGCAACGTATGCGCGGCACGTTAAAACTGCAAAAGACGTTGTCGCAAATCTTCGTTCGTTTCGCGAAATGTAGAAGGAGAAAAATTATGCTTTTTAACGGACTTAATCTTACCCCCAAAGGTCGTCAACTGGCTGAACTCAAAGATATGGAGAACATCCATGTTGGCCGCATTATCATTAACACAGCTACGGAACTTGCTGATTTGTCAGACCCGGCTGCTCTCGCTGAGAAAACAAACATTGCCGGTCTGTCCGTGATGTTTGCCGGTTGGCACAGCATTCGTGGTGGCGTACAACTCAATGTTCGCTTCCAGGTGAATGGCGAGAAAGCAAACGATGGTACAGGTGAAGCCGCAATGAGCGTTCTGGACACAAAAACCACGCCTCTCCGTCTCGCCGTCCTCGCCGATGATGAAATCATCGCTTCTGAGAACGTCGAAACCGGTGAAGTGTCGTATCGTGTCATTCGTAAGAAAGACGCTACGGTTCTTGGTTGGGCAGACGTTGTTGAAAAAGCTGAATGGACAACGAAATCTCCAAGCGGGATTGTCTTTGATGCCGTGATTACTGCCAAAGGTGAACTTCCTTCACGCTGCAATGTGAAAGATGTTCTTCGTTGCCCGTATCTGTCCAATACCCAGATTAGCAACAATGACATTTGCAATCACGACCTTGCACCTTCGTCCATCAGTCCTCGTAACCCTGATAAAGAAAACGATGTTCCTGTTGCCGAAGCTAAACAGCAGCCTCGTGTCGAACCCGAAAGTGGTGAAGAAGAAGGCGCTGGTGAAGGCGGTGAAGGTGGAGAAGGTGGTGAAGGCGGAACTCCGTAATAGCAACGCTGGTTATCTGTAAAATAAAAACTCCCTAACGGATTGATTCTGTTAGGGAGTTTTTATTTATGTGACTATCAAATAATACGCACGTTGGGGCAAGATTATGCCCCTGCTTGCCCCAACCGAAAGCACGGAATCTCTTTCCGTGCTTTTCCTTTATCAGTTAGTCTCTACGAATTTCAAAGATACCGTCATCAGTCTGAACAAATTCAAAGTCCATTTTAAGGTCACTGCCAAATGACTCATAGTCGAAGTAACGTTTAATGTTTTCCTCTCCGACGCCTTCCCATCCAATAGAATCTACAGCAGCTTCACCAATTTCTTCATCTGATGCATCCTCGTCACCACACCAGTATTCACCGGCTGTCTCAGGGTCGTCATTGTCCATTGGGTAATATTCCAAACGAATATCACGTCCAAATGATTCATAATCGAAGTAGTTCGATGCGTTTGACAAGTTCTCAAACCCGAGAGAGTCAACAAAATACCATCCGATTTCTTCATCCATTTTGTGCGAGTACTTCTCGTCACTGATTTTGCTGATGGAGTCTGATTCAACGAGGTCTAAAGCATCATTAAAGTCACTCGTATATTCCATTGCGGCTTTGAACTCTTCTTCTTTGTCATCATCAACGACACGTTCAAGGGCTTCTGCGTATTCATTTACGTCATCAAGACTCATATACTCACCGAGATTCTTGAGTTCAACCCAATCATAGTCCGTATCCCAGTCCGTGAAAAACCATTCCTCGTACACGGAACCGTCACCTCTATCTTCACCGATACCCACCTGTTTCAGGTAATCCTGGAAGTCATCCTCATCACAAGGAAAAGGTACCCATACGTATTCAAGGTCACCTTCGTTGTACTTCCCAAGATTTGTCAATGCACCGCGTAATACGTCCATAGTCTTATCTCCTGTATTGTATTGGACTGCTTTATATGCAAGAAAGCACTTTACAGTACACGGATTTGATAGGCTGAACAGACACACAAACAGGTATGTCTGTTCAGTTAGTGTGTTATCTACATCTTAACTTCGTAACTGTCGGAGCATTTGCTTAAATCGCCGTCAAATTTACACAAGTTCATATAAGGGCATTTGCCGTACTTCGAGCATTCACAGGTGTTCGGGTAAAAAACCTTGCAGGACATGATATCCGAAGCAATGGCTAAGATATTCGACGCCGCTGTGTTGAGCTGTGCATCACTAAACGTAATGAAAAATTTCCGCAAGGACTCTTTTGGGTATTCATCTACCATACGTTGGATGTACTCTTCACGAGTTTCACCAACTTTACGTTTCAGGTCAGCTTTTCCTTTACGTGCCGCATTACGTTCGGCATACTCAGCATCCGTTTCACCGACACGGATTTTGTGTTGCGGTCTTGTCATTGTGTTGATGATGACGCCTGTAATTTCGACACCGAGTAGCTGCTGTGCCGCCATCACCTGCATACGGATGTCATTGTCGATAAAGAACTTGGTTAAAAAGTCATCCGTTATCGCCGTAGATGAAGACTTGTTGACGACAAGGAAATATTTACCTTGGTCTTTGTACGCTACGTAATCAATATACGTGCGATAAATGACGTTAGGTGACAAGGGGACTTCTACACAAGCATTAACAGAGGAATCCACGACCTGCCATTTGTCGTTATCGACGTTGTAATATCGTGCAGCATACGCTCTGAAAGCCGCCTCAACCTGAGCACTTCCTGCTTCGTCAAGCCCATAGGTAGATATGATTTCAACACCTCGTACAAGTGCGTCATCTAAAGGCAATCCGTCATTGAAACTTTTAGCTAATGACGTTACGGCTTTCGACAGTGCAACGGCATTATCATAGCTTTTTGACATCTCTACGGGAGAAATGTGCTTGTTGATTTTGTAGTCATACTGACGACGACAGGAACAAAAAGAATTGAGTGAACTGCTTGTAAGAGTGATTTTACACATACCTCGAATCTCCTTATGATTCATGTGGAGGTTACGTCACGAGAGCCGAACTCGTAATGAGTCCGTGCCCTAACCCTCGTGACAAAAGTGCTTATACCACACACAAGTTTTCAAAGAATCAACAGCACCATGATTTTTTCATAAGTAAGGATGCAGTTCACACATACGTAAAAACCCACTCACGGCTTCTTTGTTGAGCTGACAGAGTTCCGTGCCTGTCATGTCGAACATTCGTCTTGAAGCAACGTAAGCATCATCGTCATGGTGTTTGTCCAGAAGATACACGACACGTTTTATCCCTGCCTGAATAATTGCTTTTGCACATTCGTTACAAGGGAACAGTGTGCAGTACAGCGTACATCCTTTCACAGACACAATGGAATTGAGGATGCAGTTAAGCTCTGCGTGTACGACGTATGGGTATTTCGTGTCAAGCCACACACCGTCTCTTCCTGCAGGTAGTTGTTCGTCGTCCACACCTTTTGGAAATCCATTGTACCCGGTTCCGACAATGTGGTTGTCTCCATCGACAAGCACAGCACCGACTTTCGTGTTAAGGTCTTTGCTTTTCAAAGAAGTAACAAGTGCGATGGACATGAAGAACGCATCCCATCGTTCCTGACTATTACGTTGTTTATTGTCTTCTGACATCAGCTATCAACCTTCAAGAATCAGTCTTCATCATAAGGAATAAAAATAAACTCAGCACATTCTTCACAATTTCCGTTGAAATCGTTGAAAGTCAGCATGAACTGATTACCGGGTTCGCCGTCAATGAACGTAACTTCGAGGAATGTGTCGTCATCAAGAAAGAAGTTCTCAGCTTTTACCAAAAACTGCTCAACGGTTTGTTTCGCATACCGTGCACCGTTGTCAGTTATTTGTAGGTACATTGCACATCCGAGTTCGTTCGCACCACGTTCGATGGCTTTTAGACTTTTACGAAGCATACTAACGCTGTCCATTCCGAACTCTGCTTGCTTCCTACACACATCATCAAGTGCATAAGCAAGTTCAAGGTCATCGGAATAAACACGCTCATTCTTTTTGGTGTAAGTTTTGATTGCCATAACAACTCTCCTTTAAACATGTCAGTGGTATTTCAGCAAATACGAAGGCGAAACACACTTGTAATTGATAAGTCCGTCCTGAGAATAAAGAACATACCCCTCTATCATCCCATCATCAATGGCAGAATGTTCACTGTCAATCTTACGGATAAGCTCCTCAACAGTAGAGGGTACATGCAATTCCCAATCGAAAACATGCACCATTTGAAGTCCAAGTTCGGCACATAAAGATTGAGTCTCTTTCATGTTGAGACGTGTTCCGTTAATCCAGATGTGGAATACAGCCAAGTCCTGTTTGTTCCTAAGACCGTAAGTTCTCTTTTGAACCCGGTCACCGTAGATTTCTCCCTGGATGGCAACTGTTTTTGCGTTGAACTTAGATTTTAAGATTTCGAGTTTGTGTCTCATGTCGTACTTCTCGGACATGAGCAGCCAGACGTTCTGCTTTATGTAAGCATTACCGTTGGCAATATTTTCAGAACCTTTCACTTTGCTGGAAAACACAACGACATTATGGGAACACACCAGGTATGTTCCTTTTTCGTCAAGCACATAGCTTGAACTCATTCCGTCAACTTTTTCACTGGCAACCCATTTCACGTCAGGACTTTTAAACAAGACCGGAATGTTCTGAACACGTTCGCTCCCTGTACGAGGCAACCACTCAGGCCATTTTATTTTGTCTTTTTTCTTTACGAAGAGCTTTTTCAAAACCCAACGCACCGCACTGTAACGCATCAGGTATTTAATGATTGGATTCCGGAAAAACTTTTTATGCCTGTCCTGTGCTTTCGACCATCCATCCGCTTTTGTCTTCTGCTGTTGTTCCTGTACTGATTCCTCAAACAAAGTAACCCGCAGCTGTTTCGTCACAAAGTCACCTTCTTTACAGTGCTTTAATTCTGGAAAAGACGTAAGCGGCAGAGCAAGACCTTGAGAAACAGTCTTACACATTTTCTGTGTGCGTACACGGTAATTTCGTTTGTCCATGAAAGCAAAACGATTGTCGTCACGTGGAAGTACAGAATCAATCTCGAAATAGACTGCCAGGTCTCCTGTCTGCATGGATTTTTGTGCGACACACCACCATCCATTGACATGCACATAATGAACATTGTCATATCCAGGCAACTCTCTTGTTTCAGAAATTCGGACTACGTATGCGAGTTCACGTTCATTCGTTTTGTGGTTTAGCATTAAGACCTCCGTGGTATCAAAAATCATGTTAAGTTTCTAGGGGCAAAATAGTGAGGTACTTTATGAGTTACAGAACAGCAATTTTGATTGACAGGTATGAAAAATCCTTTAGTGATTCAGAGCTTCAAGCTCAGGTAACAACGACAGTTGAGTATGACGCTGACTTACAGGATGGTGTGAGTGACTTACAGGAAGTCACCTCAGCGTCTATCGGAAGATACCCAGGTCATAAAATTTCAAATGCTGTGTCTACGCCTTTTAGTGTTACCGTCGTAACAGCACAAGGCGAGCAGCAGAGCGTGAGTATGGACAAGCAACAGAATCTGACATCCACGCATAAAAGAGTCGTAAACGGTGTGACCTACGTTCGTGTTCCGTACCGTTACGGTAAAGTGATTGAACAGAATGGAAAGAAAGTCCTTATCGCGATGTCTCCAAATGATGCAGCTCCATACGTTTGGCATTGCAATCTCGAAGAAGATGGAGTTGCTTCGTTTGATTGGGACGATTACTTTGAATCGCATGACGGACAACGACTGGATGAAGTACCGGAGTTCTTGAGAGGTGTCTTTATCTTCACTGAAAATCAAGAACAACAAGACCCTAACGGAGGAGCACCAGAGACAGACAAAGTTTGGCCTGCATTAAAAATCTTAACTGATGAAGACTTTAAAGCTGTTTATATATCAGATGACTCTCATTACTACTTCCTTGTTGAGGTTGACGGAACAGACATTCTCCTTGGAAGTGTCGGTGAACAGGAAGAACCCCCTTACATCTATTTTGACGGCGGTCCTGGGGAGTTCTTAAAAGGCGTACTGTTGCAAGAACCGAGTGATGCCGCAATTATCAGCAATGGTGAAGAAGAAGTCGTCACCTTGGATATGAAATTCGGTGAGGACTATTATCGTATTATAAACACTGATGAAGTTGTACGTGTGACCGATGACCCGAGTAGCGTTGTAACTGAACCTGATGAATACACTTTAATCTTGGCAAATGCCTTATATGGTGCTTCAAAGTCGATGTACGCAGTAGCACAACACAGAGGCGATGCATACGGAGAAATGACTCAAACGGAAATTACAGATTATATACGTCAGAACAGTAAAACAATTCCTAACGGTTTACTACGTGTAGATTACCCAGAAGCAATTCACGAAGAAGAGTTTGAAGGTATTGAAGAGGTTTTACGTAATGTAAACGAAACTCTTCAAGAAAACGTAACACCTACGACATGGAAATTTGTTAAAAATACCGAGCTTGATGAAAATAAACCACCTTACAGAATAGTGCTGCTTGAAGAAAGCAAGATGAACGCTGCAAACGATATCAGGACAATATCCGGTTTCTTTGACGGACCTTATAACGACCTTCCGAGTGCCGTGACTTTTGTAAATGAAGCTCTTGATACGGTAACCGGAGAAGTTGTCTATCCAGCCGATTTCACGATGGAAGAAATCAATTCATTTACAAATGCGGTCGAGTCCAACCCTGACATAACATTAAACGGTGAACTTCGCATCATCAATGCCGAGTGAAGTACAACAGTTTAACATAGAAAACGAAAATCGCGTACAGAGCGTCTAATTTGCTTTGTACGCGATTTTTTGTCTCAGACGTGTATTCACTAGGGTAAGGTCGTAACTTTTTAGTACAGGGCAAATTTGACCACTTACGCAACGGCCTCGTACCGACTACTCGAACTCAATCTCACCCGGATTAAAGAATTGTGATTTGTGTCTGGATTTATCTCTTGGTCTGTCTTCTTCCATCATAAACGGAACAACATGACAGACGTACCAAAGTCCAGTGAAGTATGTGCAGTTTACGGCTTTTATGACCCAGTTGTCTTCTCCGATAACGAGAACCTGGTCTTTAACAATGTCGAGATGTACGCCGCCAAACTGGAACGGAATGAACACGATGACTGCGGGTTCGTTTCGTTCAATATGGTTGAACTGCAAGTTAGCCAATAAGCGACGGTTTGGGTGATCCTGAAACAAGAGATGAATATGCTTCTCACGTCCAGACAGCTGATGGTTGTCTGAGTAGAACGACACAGAATCCACGTCAATGAGAACAGCTTCGATTCCGTAAAGACGCATCCCTTCATCAATGAAACCAATTTGGAGATTGCGTTCTGATTCAGTTGGTAAAAGCGATGTAAAAAGTCCCATTTGTCATTCACGGTGTATACAAAGTCGAAAACAGAAAGATAAAGAGGTTAGTCACAATAACCAACCACTTTCATCACGGTGTACACAAAATTGATAACTGAAAACAGAGAACCCAAAGTTGAATCATCAATCATCAGGGAAAACAGAGCGAGTATAGGTAAAAATATCATCAGAACTTATACAGGACACAACACTCACGACGTTATCAGAAAACAGCTGACACACCTCTTTCTGATGCTCCAAAGACATATTTAGTGGTTGTTGTGGATTTTCGTTTTCATGTCTGAATTTTACACGACATGTCTTGAAAACAATATCTGCCTCATCCATGTCTGCATCTGTTATCATTGCTTCGTAAGTCATGTTCATTCTGTGCTTCGGCTTCTCAAGGCTTAATGAATTGAGATAGCCTAGCTGAGTTTCCAGTTCACTTCGCCAGTGGATGTATGTGGTTTTCAAGTCCGGTCGGTGAAGTTTGCAATACATACACAAGCACCAATTCTGTGCAATCTGTGGGTATCTGGCATGAACAAATCCTTTATATTGCTTCTTTGAGTAAGCCATTTCATTGATTCGCTCTCTTGTGAAATCACTATGTTCGTGGTCAACATGCTTTACTCTAAACTTGCGTAATTTGTGTTCAAGAAATCGAACACGATGTTCCAGATATTCCACGTACTCTCTATGGCTTTCAAAACATTCACGTCTCCTCATTGCCACCACCTCTCGAAATTCAAATTATTTCTCTTTGATAGCAACAACGGTAATCATTATCGCCATCACCCACGGTGTACGCAAAGTCATAGAACTTTGACGTAACAGTGGTACTGCCAAGTAGTTCAAGTCTTCTCAGAGCGTAAACAGAATAGGTTTCAATTCCGTAACATTTGAAATCCAATGCTCATACAATTCCTTAGCCTCTGTGTAATCATGTGAAGTTCCAAGTTCACTAATAACTTTGAGTGCAAAAGAGGCCTGTTCAAAAGTTTCTAAAGGAAACTCGTTGTACTGATACTCATCATGTAAACTAACTAGGTTGATAAGGAATGCTTCTGCTGTGTCGAGTACGTCATGCAGCTCAAAACGTCGTTTCTCACAGAAGCCTTTATGGTTAAAAGATTCTTTTATCCCTGAAATAAGTGCGTTTGTTTTGGCGCGAAAGTCCTCATAGTCAGAATAATCAGCAAATGTGTCGGTGTCCTCCAAAATCTTCTTATTGAACTTCTCAAAGTTCTCAACAGACTTGAAGCCAAATAACACCTTTTTGAGAGAGGTTCCATCTGGATAAGTGTGTACATACTCAAATAAGTTATCTTCTATTGGTTCGATTCCTCGGCGTTGTTTCAGAATCTTGGAAGCAAAAACGTTTGGTACGATATACCCATTGCTCTTTGCATACATGTGTTCCACAGCCCCACTGACTTCTGCAAAACAACAATACCCATTTGTTTTTATCTCGTACTCAATTAAAGCGTAAACGCCTTTTGACCTGTACTCTCCACGTCCTGCAATGTAACGCAAGCGAGGAACACCGAAATTGATCTTATACACTTGAACGGCACAAATGGCATTGGTTTCTTCTAAATTACCCGACATCGAAAAGACACGGTACAGAGAATCTTTATTGCTTAAAACGGAATCCAAATTTGCGCGAGTTCCGCCTAACCGGGAATACCCTGCTTCCAAAATTTCTTTTATGGTAGATTGCACCAATTCCAAGTCCTCACGGCCCAATTCAAAAATGTACCCACTGACTGAATTGTCAGAGCCATCAAATGGAACACCATTAAGAGATTCACAGTATAAAGGTCTTTGTTTTCTACGCAGTACCATCTCACACCTCACACGGTTAAAGTCTTTTCAGTTCGATAACGATACACAGTGAGGCCGTCATTATCGACACACGCTCTTATACCACGAAAAGACACAAGCTCACTCAGTCAGCACCACACCAAAATGAAAGTCGCATGAAGTCGAATAGTAATGTCTTCAACGAATTAGCATCTTATCGAACTAAACGCACAAACAATCTGTGCGTTTAGTTCTGTAATAGCGGTGGTTGACCGCACAACACATGGAGACAACACATGGGAATTTTCACGGATTATGGTCGTTACGTCAAAGCACGTGAGTTCAAGAAGTTCTGTAACAGCGGTGGCGGTTTGTGGTTTGCATTTGGTACAGGTGGAAAAGCATGGACAACCATTGAAATGCCGAAAGCACCACCATGCAATGACCGTCAAAACAGTAAACAGAATCAGGATGACGCTCCAACAGATGAAGACAGCACTGTTCCTTCCGGTTCTGTGCAGCCAAAGTACAGACCGTGTCCATGTGGATGTGGCTGTATGGTAGAGGTTCCTGTTACATCGTGGGGAACTGAAGATGGCGATTGGATTGAGATTCCGAAGTTCACATACACACTGCCTGTAATGATGATTTTAACGACAAACAGAACGGAAGAGTCCTCAACTTACCTTTCCGAACATCCCATGTGTATGCAGCTAAACCCTGACGGAAAAGCTGAGATTTACTTTGCTTACGATAATACACGTGACCCATTGTACGTAAGTGAGGATACACGTGTTTCAGCACGTGCCATACTGAAAGCATACCATGACAATTATGATGCAGGTGCTTATGCAATCGTATTTCGAGATTACTACCTGACTAATGGCAAAGAAGATGGCAGTACGGACGAGATACCGGCAACACGTTCTGCTTCTTTGACAGAGGATGACGATACCGAGAAAGGTTTCTGTATGGACTTGTCTGGGTTGCGTCATGGTTTGATTCAGTGGACAACCGTGTCATCACAGGAAGACCCAAGACTTAATGAAAAACCCGGCAGCAAACGTGTTGTTTTAAACGAAGACGGAACACCGAAAACCGTTGCCAGACTGGACGCACTTGGTAACATCGTTCTTGATGCGGATGGGTTACCTGTATACGATACCGTGTATGAAGACTGGACTCCTGCGGAACTCTATGACAGGAAACAGGCTAGATATAATGCACAGAAAGCACAGCCATTCCTTGTCCTGACGGATTTGGTTCGGGCACGTTCAAATGACAAGAGAAACAAGCCTACGACAATTACAGAATCATCAGGCAGTACAGGTGGTACAACATCGAAGACGACCGAATACGGTTCTGAGTATGAAGACCTTGATGCTTCAAGATACCTCAATGGATTTGACCTTAGCGGTGCACCATACCCGATGCCTCTTACGGACATGGAACGTGACCGCAACTATCCGATTTTCCCGGTAAGTTACCTGGACGATTTGAACGACACGTCGGACGGAAATGCAAAACCTTTGTATGAAATCGACGGAACATTTTACGAAAAACGAACAGTAACCTCGACAGGTATTGAGTACAGTGAAGAAGTTATAGTTCCTGAAATGTCAGACGTTGAAGAATTTAAAGCATTCCAGAGACGCAGACATCGCTGGTGTTTAAGCCGTTGGTACAACGCATTTGGCTTCCTTACAATGGTTAAGGGGAGTGCGGAACTCGTATGTGAAGCTGAAAAAGAAGAAGCTGACACATTCTTGTATGGTGGACGTTACTGGCGTCTTGCATCAGATGATATGTTTCCGACATACGTTATTGTTCGTGCGAACCTGAATCCTTTCAGCGTGTCTAAATTCCCAGAAGTTGACCGTGCTTTTATCATTAAGCAAATTTGTGTGTATCACATGAAAGACAAAGCGTTCAATGCAGAGGTCTTGCGTTCAGAAGACTATGTCTTTGACGTTGGTCAAGCGGCTCCATCAGATGCTTCTGCAAACGTCATTAGACAAGACAATCTTGAGTTCATAATGAACGATTATCTTGTGTCTGCTGAGAGAGTTCCTAATCAGATTGACCGTTATGGGTATATCATTGGGTTCTAAAGGAGGGATTGACCGATGGCTAAGAAGATCACCCTCGAAGAATTGATGATGCCGCTCATTGACGATGCGGCAAACGTATTTTACTCAAAACTTGTATCTTTACTGGATGCTGTATGGGGACAGGTGTTTGTCCTGAAATCATGGTGTGGATGGCATCGACACAGACAGGTAGGATTCAAATGGAAATACGGTGCATTCTCATCGTATGCGACGGACAGAAAATGCGTCATTGACCTGAACACAATTCCAAGAGAAATCGTCAAAGGGATTTCTGAGACGAACAAGAAATCGTACTTACGTGCCGTGTATCAGATGGACATGTCTAAAATCCAGATTGATACGACTGAGAGTATTAGCAATACAGGCGGAGCTCCTGTGCCAACGTATCGCATAGATACAGATGCTCCGCTGACTCTTATAGGGTACACAATAAGTACTGAAAATCGTGACCTCGTTTATGGTGCAGGAACGGGTGACCTTGTTGTTCGTACAAACGGAACGGATGGCGAAGTTAAAGACGTAATCGACTATCGAGATTTGCCGCGTCCATACATAACGATTCTCGTAGGTACTGTTACGTCTTTTGCAGATGTGTCAATACAGTTCGACCCTGTGTACAGAAACGGTATTCTTGATGATGACGCATTTAAGCTGAATCGTAAAACGACGATTTACCCGCAAGACTCAAAAGATCTGCAAAGCATCGCAACGAAAGACGTTACGCAGGGAACGAAATACGAATGGGATTGCGGTCGTGTGTTTGAATATGCATACAACGACACAAATTCAAACACGGTGTGGTGGAAATATTACTCCATTGATTCAGATGGAATGGAATGGCTGCTTGAATCATCCGAAAGACCTTCCAGACAGACTAACGACATTATGCTGCCCTTCTTGAACAGTCTTTATGACATGGATTATTTCTTTGGTGGTGCAGGCTTTCGACGTGAGTGCTTGTCAGCTGACAAGCAACATTTCAAGCTGATGGTATGGAAATTAAAAAGCCATGTTATGACGCCAAAAGAAGGTGTAGAAGAAGTCTATATGCGATTCACGCCTCATAAAATGCACAAGCGAGAACCTTACACATCTGTCTCAGGAAAACATTTAACGAAAGGTATTAAGAAGTACAAGATAAGCAAGCTCATCAGTCTGACGAGAAACTTCTTGTATGTGCACCATACGTTTCATCCAAACCTTAAATACTCAAATGAGAACATCATCTTCACTGAACTGTTCAACAACTGTGTGTTCTTCAAAGACCGTTTGCTGTGCAGACGTTCTGCGTATGACATCGCAAAACGGTACACAAACAAAATAGAGCCATCGCTGAATGCAGACGTTTACTTACTCCTTATCGCCGCATTCTCAAATGTCTCTCTCCATTATCTGTTTAACGGACATCCAGTTAATTCGCTCACGCACGCATTATGCACAACGAAAGAAACCATAAGCGGTTCCCTGACAGCGAATGACATGAAACAGATAACGAAACTGGTATCCGTTGCGATGGACATGACTGTAGACGCATCAACGGGTATTTACGAACACTGTGGGTGGGATAAAATCTGGACTCCGTACATATTTGTTAAAAACGCCACAATGACAGAATACAAAACAAAAGGCGGAACGCTTGTGAAATTCGTGAATGTTGGCACAGACACAAATCCGATTTATTATCGCATTGAACGGACATCAACGGAAGCCAACGACTTCGGAATCGACAATCTGACCAAACACACCTTTGTTATTGAGGCTTGGTCAGAAAACGACCTTAACAAGTATTACCCTGCGTCCAGCGGTATGAACGTCTCTATCCCAGGAATGTACACACCTGGATTCCAGTCTCATCCGGCAGGTCGTTTGACAGCCCTGAGTGAGCCAACTGAAATTGTTTACAGACCTTGGTCTGTATTCATGGACAACATGGCTGCATTGTTTAACGACACGTATATGGGTGACGATACGTACATGCCGAGGAAAAAACAAGCGGTTGTTTCCGATAACAGCATGACGATGTTTATGGATAACGCACAAAGCAACAGACCTTTAAGGTTGACGGTAGTGACTGATACAGACACAGGTCATAAGTATCTGAAAGCAATTTAGTTCAACAGGAGAAGACGTTATGAAAACCTTACCTTTTATGTACGGCATCATCTTCCGTAGTGAAAAAGATGGACAAGGTAATGAGACATTTCGTACTTTTCGTGTTGGAACTCACGGAAAATACGAAATGCAGGGGGTCGATGCTTTGAAATCGTTTATCAACGAAACACCAATAGACCGTCTAATGCACAAAATGACGATATCTGACGGAATGATTTTCATTTCTGATGAGGTGTATCAGCCGGATGAACGTATCGTGTTCCGTTATTCAGGGTATGCAAATGCACTTCTCGGATGGAAACGAATCATTGAATGGGCACATCGTTCAGGAATCCTAAACGAGCTTAACATAAAGTACCCACTAGGTACGCTTGTCTTCATGCACGACAACCTGCTTGATTCCTTATACGATGTAGATACGTTTAACGAAATTGCACAAGACAAAGCATTTTATGACTCTGTGAACTGTCAGCAGGAAACCACATATATCGTAACGGATGTGTCTCTTAACCGTCTGGATAACGATGGTTATCCATCATGGAGAAATAACAGCGACACTGGGAAACGCAAAAACATAACGTACAGTATGGTGGTGTGTTACACTGGTTTGGAACCAAACATCCCATCCTTTGTAAACAACGAAAAAGACAGTTTTGAATACGTTTATTTTCATGCTGTTGAAAAGACACATGACCCGGATAATCTGTTTGGTGCTCTCGCTTATCTGTCGTTTTATAATGTAACGCCTGGGAACATCAGCTCTATAATGTATATGTCATTTGCGTGTGCGACATTGCTTCAAACTCCATTACAGACTTATGGACTGAACGGACAGATTGAAACTGTATGGCTTGACCCAGAGATTGGCACACCAGTAAGAGTTGTTCGTCAGCCTGTTACGGAGCAATTCATAACATCTCTTCATCAAAAGACGCTGAAATAGGAGAAAACACTTATGGCTATGTGTTATAGAGGTAACAAGGAATCGACATCTTACCACATTGTGCGTTTCATTGAAAACCTGATGACCGACAAGAAACAGATAGTTGATTTGTTCTGTGGTGGATGTTCGGTAGCATGTGCACTTCCAAAACGATTTCATGTTGTTGCAAATGACTCAAACCCTTATCTGATGTCGATGTTTCACGTCTTGAAAAACGATATGTGGCAAGACCCGCCTGTACCAGTAGATGCTGAATTCTACGACATTATGAAAAATGAACTGGATAAAGATTATCGTAAATTCACGCCTAATGGAAATGCACTTAAATCTGATGACGCTACACTGATTCTGCGTGCTAAAATAGGGTGGGCTGGGTTTGCCGGGTCATCAGGAGACTTCATGGCTTCTTTTTGTGGACGTTCAAGTGGAAGTGCGACTGATAAGACGTTTTACCGTGCAAAGAAAATTAAAGAAACTGTCTCTATACTGAAAGAGAACGATGTGCAGCTTACCTGTATTGACTACAAAGAATTTCAACCAAATGTCCCTACTGTCTTTTACTGTGACCCTCCGTTTTCAGGGAAAATCAAGTACCCATTAACGTCATTCAAATCGGAAGAATTTTTTGACTGGTGTCGAAACATCGTAAAGAAAGGACATGTCGTTTTGGTAAGTGAGATTTCCGCACCGGAAGATTTCAAACGTGTTTGGGACAGGGAAGGCAATCTGTTTATTTTGTCGTGAACTACCGGTATCTAAACCAGAGTGCTCTAAAACAGCACATCGGTTTAATAGGGGGCATTCGTTCAAGATTGGAGACCTCAGGTTTCCAACTCACTTTGAGAGGATTTACCTATGAGAAAAATAGCTTTTATTTCAACACTATGTGCTTGCATGATGTTCACGGTTTCCTGTGCTTCAAAACAGTCTCCGAAAGACGAAGTTCAGAATGCACAGCAAGAAAATGCCAAAGCACAGAATGATAATGCAGCCGATGCCGCTGATGCAGATGCTGCGAAACCTGCTGATGAAGCAAAGGACGCCGCAAAGGATGCAGATGCTAAACCTGCTGAGGAAGCAAAGGATGCCGAAGCGAAACCTGCTGAAGACGCCAAAGCTGCTCCTGAGGCTGACAAGAAAGCAGACGAAAAACCTGCTGACGATGCCGCAAATGGCAATGCTGATAAGAAAGAAGAACAGAAACCTGCGGATGATAAGAAAGAAGACCAAGACAAGCCCACCGATGGTAACAAATAAACTTGAACTTAACAGGTAAAGACATACGCCGTGAACAGGCGATGAATGGGGCGCATAGATGATGGATGGTTTGTGAGACTGTCATCTATGCGCTTTTGTGTAACCGTGATTTGTGAACCACAATAATTTGCCAAAAGATTCTTTATGGCTTATGGACATTTCCGTGCTTGAGGTGTCCGAAGTGGTCACACGCATTTCTTACGGAGATTCTTATGTTTAAACACTTACAGATAATAGCTGGTTTAGTTTTTACGTTTTTCGTTTTATGCTGCCCCAAAGAGGTTATCGCAGATTCATTTGACACATACATGGAACGCTGTGCACCTTATAGAGAAACCGTTGAGAACATATTGGTTGAAGAGGGCGTGCCAAAGGAATATTTCGCACTGCTTCTCGCCGAGAGTGGGTGTGACTTGGACAACCTTTCAAACCGTGGAGCTAAAGGTGCTTGGCAGTTAATGGATGCAACAGCACGTACTTATGGCGTGAAAGACCCAAACGATTTGGAACAGTCAACACGAGGTGCTGCCAAGTATCTCAAATCATTGATTGACCGATTTCACACGATGGAATGGGTCGTTGCGGCGTACAACACAGGTGGAACAAATTTAAAACGTGTGACAGGCTACCCTAATGCAGACTTTCGCAAGGTTCGTAAGGTTCGTCCAGAAGCCTACGGACTTGCAATGAAAGTTACGGACTTCGTAAAACGAATCAAAGCATACGACAAAATTCGTTCTTTAGAAATACAAGACACAGAAATATCTATGACGAACGAGAAAGAAGCACCTGAAATAGAAAACCTTTCCGTAAGGACACAGATGGATGGCTAGTAGTCAGTGGTGCTGAAATCAGCATATCACAAAGTCGTGTAGTACAATAAAAGTTTGCGTACTGATGTATCACATGACATAAAGGTGTCGTCCATGAAGACGTTCAATATTCTGAATGTAAGCTCAAAGTTCGCAATATGCGGACTGCCTTTGAGAGCTGACACGTACAAGACATGTTCATTTGGATGTGCCTACTGCTTCTCAAACAACAGAAAAATAATGGAGTTTGAGAAAACCTTGCAGATAGGAAATCTAAAACAACTGGAAAAAACTCTGGATAGGGTTCTTGACCAGCAGGACATCAATCAAAAAAACTTCATCGATGTCCTGCTGTCGAATAGACTCACATGGCATTTAGGTGGTATGAGCGACCCTTTCCAACCATGTGAAGATACGTATCATGTCACAGAAGAACTTTACCGTATGACGGCAAAGTACGGTATCAGCATCCTTGCAAGTACGAAATCATGCAATCTTTATGGTGCATGGAAACACCTCAACCCTGAGTTGCATACGTTTCAGATGTCCGTGTCTAACGTGTTCAACCATCCAATCGAACCGAACATCCCAAAGATAGAGCAAAGATTAAGACTTTACAAACAGCTAAAACAAAGCGGTTTTCGTGTTGGAATCCGGATACAGCCTTTTATTCCAGGAATAACGACGGTAGACATTATTGACATGTTCAACGATGCAGACCACTTTGTGATTGAAGGGATAAAACTCGTACCGCAGAACGCATCACATGTCTGTCAAGTATTGGAGATGACAGGACTGGACAAATCCATATTCACACAAATGGGACTTCTGAACATGAAGCCTGAGATACGTTTGTCGCTGTACAGTGATTTCATTGACAAGTTTGAGCGTGAGCATTTGTCATACTCAATAGCTGACAATGACATGCATTACATGGGAACATCCATGTGCTGTTGTGGAGATGCACTAATCACGAAAAGTGCTGGGTTCGACACAACGGCCATGACACATAAATTCGGAACGAATTACACACTTGAACAAGTCAAGACAGAACTGTGTTCAAATCAATGTGCTGACTGCAAATGTTCGCATCTCTTTACATCAAACAGGACGAATGGATGCAGCACAGTGTCTGAATTCTATGAGGAGCGTTTCAACAAACCGTCCTCACCATTCTCGCCAAAGTTCCTTTATCGTCAACTACCCACCAGATAAAGCGGGTAGGCTTCCGCTCGCCTTATGATGAACTCAGCTAAAAAGAAAAGGCACATGGAAATTAACTTCCATGTGCCTTTTCTTTTCTACCGCCGTCTTCGCCGCACACGCATTCGTTTTTCGTTTCTTGACATTTGCCATTTGTAGTCGTCAAGGGCTTCGTCGATTTTCATAAAACCTGTCTGGATTTGAAGCACGAGGTTTTTAATGTCCAGTATCATACGGGTCACGTCACGTTCAGTTCTCAAGTCGTAACCGTTTGACATGATTTCATGTGAGAGATTGTCTTCAATCCAATTCACGATAGACGGCACATTCTGACATCCATCATCTATGGCATCATAAAGAGCATCGTACTCCAAGACCAGTTCTGCGTAGTCGTAATAGAGGACATCAACATGACAATTCTGCATGTCAAACGTACTCAGGCATCTTCTGTTGATAAGAATGTCCGCTATCGCTTTACCATTGAACGTAACCGGTATCGTGACATGGTTTTCATCTATCTCGTAAACATCCAAACCTTTTGTGATAAGGTTGTAAACGACAGACAGAAAAAGGTCGCTTGCAGACTCTCCTGAGATGCGTTCCAATCTTATACGACGTGGGATCATCCGTTTGACGGGTTTCGTGACGGATTCATGTTTTCGGGGTTTATTTCGTTTTATCAGCATTGTGAAACCTCATGGATACGTTATGCTATGCAATGCGTTAAAGAAGAATGGTACCGCCTTTCGACGGTGGGTAGTTGACACATCATCCGTATCTTATGCGAAGCCCTCATAATCAACAACGTAACCAACACTTCCGTTATCACGTCCTGTATAAGGTAAGTGTGCTTCCATGAAACGGATGCAAGCAATATCCCACTGTCTGTCGATGAGAGGTTGTAAAACGGAATCGAATACGACCGTTGGACTGTTTGTTGCTGTAAGATTGAATACAGAATGACATTCAATCACACGGTCACCCTTGGTTATCTCGTACTCAATGCACAGTGCAAGCGGCATGTTCTTTAACTGAACATTCTTGCTTCCAACCCGAAGTATTCCGAATGGGTACGTCAGCTTGAGTTTTACGCCCGCACCTGAAACTTGAGCATTCTCGAAGTCAACACGTGGAGTAAACTCAGTTGAAATCGTCCGCTTACCGTTCGTGTAAACCCAGTTATGCGATACGCTTCCATCATTTTCCTTTGCACAGAGTAAGACCGCAAATGTGTTCGTCCCCCACAAAGTGGTCTCATCATAACTTGCCTGCAAATCTACAAGGTCATTCTGTACAGTTCGCAGACTATTTTGGATATTACGTATTATCTGCTGGTCTGGATTCACTCCACCTTGCCCGCTTGACGGGTCAATAATGATACTATCCTGTAACTGAGTTACTCTGTCACTGAGTTCGTTTAATCTAGCAACATTAGTGTCTATACGAGCATTGATGTCTCGAATCACAGTATCAGGTGTACCGCTTCCACCATTGCGTTCCAATGCAGTGATACGCTCTGTGTTAGACTGAATACGTTCCTGAGTGTCAGGCCATTCTGTTTCAACAGTAACGAAACGGTCATGCAGACGTGTTAAACGCAGCGTATTATTATCTATGTCGGTGCGTAATGGAGCAATGATATTCTCGATGGCTTCTTCGTCAGCTCCGTTACCATCACCTGCAATACAGTTCGTGACAGAAACTTCATACTCAGCTGACGAGTTCGGCATCACATTTCCTAAAGGAATAAGCGACAAACAAGCACATCTCGCACCCTGGGAGAAACACGGCAATGCATCAGGTGTCGAGAGGTTTTCAAGTAATGCCTGTTTGTTATCATACCATGCAAATTTAGCGTCCACCGATTTTCTCAAAGATGTTCCATCGGCATTCTCGCCATGCTGTACAAAGTTTACACGGAATGTAGGTCTTCCGAAAGTTCTAGCACGTTGTGTGCATTCTGAAACATCGGCGGTTCCGATACACACTATGCCGTACAGATAACTGCCAACACGAAGGAAACAAGTTCCATCCATCGACATATCGCCACAGAACTCTGTCTGGCTTACGAGATGGAGTGTCTGATAAGCGGTTCCTACGGTTTCATCTTGAATATCGACAAGATGATAAATGGCATGACGTAAAGAACCGACTGATTCTCGGTTAGAATCCTGGATACCATTTAACACAGTTTGAAGTGAGCGTTTTTGTCCATTCAACGAAATTAAAACCTGCTCACCATCAAGGTCAATAGTCTCAGGGTCAAGTGTTATTTTGGACTGCATACCGAAGCAGGCATCCTGTCCGCTTGACAGAATCGTTTGTCTTCCATTAAATCCAATACCTTGCTCTGCATCATTGATAGCTTTCAGTTCATGGACTTTAACAGTAGAGGTAAAAGTCTTCTGCCCATTGACAATCTGCTGTCCGTTTGTTGTCACAACCAAGTCACCGCCACTCATTGCGGTATCACGGAATAACTGATTGATGTATGCAATCATTTCACCGCGAGACATAGGTTCGTCATCGTCTGTTTCAATTTCTCCATTAGAAGAGAAGCTCAACGTAAACGTAACGGTAGATTCTGTTCCGGAAAGTCCTAACGGATAATCTGACGTGTATACCGTAATAGGAACCACAACGTCTTCATCCTGTGTCTGTAAGCGACCGCACAAAATAACAGACCTTGCTGTTTGACTTGGGTTGTCAAAGATTACAGTGACTATATATTTGTCATTGACAAAGTTCGCAGACACACGTTCAGTTGACTGTTCCCCTGATGCCACCGTCATAGCGTAGATTTGTTCTTCTGTAAATGTTTCTTCTGACAGATACGCCCGTGAGAAGATGATGACATCTTCACCTGTTGCCTCGCCGAGCATCTGCAACCCTTTGTTTGTAACAAGACGTAACTGCGCCATAATAAACCTCATATTATGTAAACGGGTAAAATTTAAGGCTTAACGAAATCCCCTAACACAGTTCGATAGTTGTTGATTTCGTTAAGCCGAAAATAATCAGTGTTCAAACAGTGGTGTCATGTTAGTTGTACTTTCGGTCGATATGCAGCAAAGGATTTCTGCCTTCTGCAATAGCAGGGTATGCCTGTGCAATCAAAGAAACAAGAGCGTCCTGGTCACTCTGAACCAAGTCCGAGAATGATGGAACGTTGCGCATCATATCACGTGCAGCTTCAGGAGTTCTCAAATTGTTTGTCTTGATAAATTCAGCAAAAGCATCACGAGAAGATTTACCGCCAAGCAGCTCTTTCATACCTTTAGTACCCAGCATAGATGCAATCTGGTCATAGTACAGACCTGTCGCTGTAGACGCTGAATAATTTGTCTTACCTTTAGGGGATTGGAATCGCTGATACGGAGTCTGCTCTTTACCGGCTGCGTAATCCTTTAGACGGTCATTAGGACTTGGAGTGTGCATTGTTTTGTCGAACTCAGTAAAGCGAACGAAACGACGAATTTCACCTTTGCTTGAAATCTTTAAGTACTCTGCAAGTCCAGACAGATTTTCATAGCATACTTTAATCGCATCGTTAATAAAGTCACTCCACAAAGACAACGCTGCTTTAACAGAATTCAGAGCAGACAAAATGGACTCTTTGTCGTCGATGTCAATCACGTATTCTGTTCTTTCGAGCGAAGCATTGAGTTCATTACGTTTTTGAAGCACTAAGGTTTTCAAGTCTGGAGGAAGTTCATTTTCACCGTCTTCTACATTCTTGACAGCTCCTGCCATTAAGCAACGAAGAACGGTACTTCCTTTTGCAGACACAACCTCAGACTGCTTGTTCTCTTTTCGGTTTCCACCATACCAGGCAACATGAAGGTCGTAGTCGGCTTCATACTCAACCGTTTTTCCTTCCTCATCCTCTGCTTTACATTTCGTGTGACAAGGAACGATTGCTTTCTCCCAAACACCGCGTGTGTTTCCTGACGGCGTAGCAATGACCATTTTCACTTCGCCACTTTTCTTGTTTTCGGTTGAGAAATCAATGACAAATCCTGTATCTTGATTGCTTCTCGTTACCGTATCGTTAATATCTGACATGATAACGTATGCAGACGTAACGTCATTTTCACGCTTATACGATGCAGTGAACTCAGTAACATCAAGAGCTTCGTGCATAATACCGAGAACTTTCTCTTTTGCTTCCTGAGCAAATCCGGAAAAATGTTTAAGCTCTTTCTGGATTCGTTCATCTTCAAGGTTAATCCCTTCGGTAGAATTTCCATAAAGACGAATATTAGCGACAATCAGCTCATTGAAATCGTCAAGTGTTTCTGTGTATCTGAACTGCTCAGGAAACTGTGTGCTTAAAGCACTGGTCATCTTTTTTGCCATCCGCAAGAACGACTTAGAACTTCCGCCTTTTGGAATGACAAAGCTAACAGGATGGTAATCAGTCGAATCCACTTCCTGTTCAGGCTTTCCGTCTGCTTTCGTTTTAGGAATCATGGGTCTGCCGCAATAACGAATCTCCAACGTGTCTCCGTTATCTACGATGCATCCAACAGCTTTCGGAGCATCTTTTTCTGAACGCTTTTCGTCTGCCAGGATTGCATTCTTTACGTTGTTGTATGCAACATAAAACGCTTCAAGGGCCTGTGACACTGCATCCATAGCCTGTTTACTGGAGAAAATAACATCACCGCTTTGCTCACCCTCAAATCCGGCGAAATGGTCTGCATCCGTAATAAGGGAACCAATGCATTCACGCCCAACAACGAACATGTCATTTGCATCAGTAATCCTGTCAACCTCATCGTATTTTGAATCGTTATGACCGACAGCCTGGATGACATACGCAAGAGCATGAGTGTCTTCAGTACAGTTGTTGCATTGGAACTCCTGTGCAATGAAACGATTGATTGCATTGATGACTTTTCTTTGCAACGTGCTGTCCAAATCAACAGACGTGATAAGCATATCTGCGATATTATTTATCGTCCCTTTCATGTGTTCCAGGACGATGCCGCCGGGTAAAGCACAGATGATTCTGTAACGTCGATTTTTAAACCCTTCGAGCTGTTCCACGTTGGTTCCATCAGGATATCGTTTGTCGTTTGCAGAAAACGCAGACCAGAACAGTTTAAGGTCGTCATTTAACTGTGGTTCACGAAGAGTTGCCATGTCATTCTGTAAAGTATTTGTTAATGCAGAACCACTGGAATCAACCATCCCTTTCATCTTACCGATGATACCGATTTCATTTCCTTGTGCATCCTTTTGACTTTCTTTGTCGTTGTACAGGTCATCAAGAAGTTTCGGCAGAGGAAGCTCTGCACTGAAAGACTCAAGGTTTTGAAGAATGTCAGTCAAACCCTCGACATTAGGCGACAGAGCTGCACTGAGGGATTGCCAGTCATTACTGCTGATTCCATCAGGTGCAGGGTTGCCATCTCGAATATCGTTCAGGATATAGATGATTTCGTCCCATGCACGTGAACCAGAAAATTTCGACATGTAGGCGAGAAATGCCTTAAAAGTGTTTGCTGGAACCGTCTTCAAAAAAGACTTGAGCTTTGGAAGAGCCCCTATACCTTTTGTCTTCTTTCCATGACTGTAATCAATCTGTAATGCTGTGTCAGCAACATTTGCGGAACCGGCTAACGATATGAAGTTTGGCAATTTGTCGGTCGGAAACAACAGGTGTGCTTTCTTTTTCAAAAGTTTTGCTGACCTTTTGGCTTCAAGAGTCTTACGCACATGTTTATGCTTGCCGTTTACGATGCTGTGTATGATCATACGAATACTCCTATATGTTAGAGACAGGGTGTGCACTCTCCTGCCTATGTCTTGACGTTAATCGTCTTTAACCTCATTGTCATCTTCGTCGTTGGAAATTTCTTCGTCAACTTGAAGTTCTTCGTCAGATAAAGAGGTTTCATCCATTACGTCTTCATCTGTTTGTTCTTCATCTGCTTGTTCTTCCGCCTGTTCATCATTTTTCTTCTTGTGTGATTTTCCTTTAAACCACCCTTTAATTCCAGATTCTTTTTTAAGCGTTTCATCTGAATCAGAACCCATTCCGGCATGAACTTTTGTTTTTCCGTGCTGCAAGGTGACACCAAACTTCCCAATCCATTTGTTTGAGAACCATTTTTCAAGAGAAATGAACACGACATAAAGAATGGAAATGACGAAACATCCAAGCAGAACAAAGTGTCTCGTATCCTCAGACAGACCCTCAAAATCGACCACGCATCCAATACCCAATGCCATATAAATGACAACGATACTCCATCTTGTCGATATTGAGTTGTTGAATGATTTAATGGAATCGAGCATAGGGAGAACAAATGCGAAAAGCAAAATAACCGAGATAAGGATGATTGTTGTCATGTAAGGGTCAAGCATAAAAATCTCCTGCAAAATACAGTCGTCATTGTGAATACCGTTCACATTGCAAACGGCTTAAGTGCTTCGTATTTGATACTTGACAGTCTATCAATCATATAGCCGAAACCTTTGTGGAATAGGCGACTTAAAGGACTTAGCGAACCGTAAACAGGAGAAGACACAATGGCTAAGAGAGGTAAGCACTTTTTTGCAAAACGCATCCGCTACAGAGAGAACAGCTTAATCCGACCTAAACAAAACGGAGACAGGACACAGGGGTTCGACACAAACCCAATAGACCTTGAGTTGGAACGTCGGATAACGACTCACGCAAAAGACGATGAGAACGTTGGCGACAACCAGCTTGTTCGTGGTCACAAACGCTTTAACGACACCGTGCAGATGGTTGACAGAGACCCATTTTACTCTGGGTATCTGAGAACACAACAGGCAACAGACAATGACAGTAATGTGTACACGGACAGCGGAAGATTTCCTGTGATGAGTCTGTTTACCAAAAATCGTCTTGTAACAGAAGACCCTGAACAGATTGAAGGTCGTGAGTCTTACTCAGGACTTGGCGTTGCAACACAAACCTTTAGTGGTCTTGGTGAAAAGGTTATGATGCGCAAGGCCAATGCAGGTCTTTTATTCTCTTCTTTGTGTGGTACGAACGGATGGGAAACTTCTGCATCCCTGGGTAATAAGAACTTTTACATTAACATGGGTGCTTCAAAAACGGATGGGATGCAGTTGAATGCACGAGACATCACACGTTCTCCGTACCGATTGCCAGTACGGTCACTTCCTTTCGGAAGCAGGTTGCTTGTGATGATGTTACTTGAAAACAGGACTGTAAGTGGGAATGACGAACATAACCAGGCGATAACTGACGGTACGACATACGCAAGCCGTATTTACAACCTTATGCGTGAAAGTTCGATTCCTGACAGCCTGTTAAACATTGTTCCTGATGTCATGCCGGTTTACGAAGTCATTCGCAATACAGGTGATAAGAACATTACAGAACTGTACGATTGGTGCACGTCAAAATATGCAAGTCAGACACTCGACAATCTTATTGTCCGTCTAAACAAACTTACGTTCTCAACTACTGCATTAGACAGTTCCAAAAAGCGAACCTGTGTTTATGAATACCTAAAAGTCATTGTGTTTTCTGTAATCTCTCGTTTGGGGACGGGGATGGACAGAACACTGTCTGAGCTGCTACCTTTCGATGTGTACGCTGCAAAAAACCTCAATGTGTCTAAGTACAGACGTGACTATTTGATGGAGTATATTAACGGATACGGGGACTATTCAAATTGCCTCTATCGCACATATCCGTGGGAAGGTGTTTTCACTCCAACAGTGAACCAACAATTATTTGACATCATTGAAGGATGGTTTGCAGGTTCAGATGGAACGTCGTTACAGAAACTCTATGAGATTATCGCACCGTTGGGTGGCGAGCTTCTTAATGTGTATCTTGACGACCTTCTTAAACGTCACGGTCATGTGTCAGGACTGGACACTTCTGTTTACGATGCAATGGTTATCGGTCAAGGTTACGAAGAAACTGTTACCGCATTCGGAGAGTATGACCCTACAGGAAAAATGGCATCTCTGTTACAGGATGGTAGGTACATTGAAGCCGTTCGCAGTGCGTTTGAAATTCTTAAACAGCTCTCAGGCGGTTCAGCTTTACTGTACATCGTACTTTTAATTTTTGTCGGACTTCCTTTGATTGGTATGATTAGCATGTACGTTCAGACATCGCCAAGAAATCTTGACCTTCAACTTTCAGGTCTCGATGCTTTGATTTTCCCATACGCAAATACATCTCCAAACGTACAGCTGTCAGGTAACAACGTAACCACCAACCAGTTCAGATTTTCTGTAATGGCGAACTCTCTCAACTGGATAGGTATGGGGGCTACGAACGAAATACTTGGTCTTATACGAGTAATCAGTACCGGACTGTGTTATGTCCAAGATGCTCTGGATGACGGTGGCTTGAAACTTGTCGGTTCACAGGGAGTGGTTACTGTAAGTCCGTCGAATCCCTTGTCAACCGTTGTGAACTTCAAGGGTCTCGGAGAAATCCAGACAAATCATTTGGTGGCGAAAACAATAAACTGTCCTGACCACTTATGTGGAATTTCAGCACTGTTTAAAAACGAGGTTTCAAATATCGTAGAAGTTCCTGTCGGCGGTGTAGTTCTGGCGATTCCGCACATTCAGTTCTCAAACATTGTAATAAACACCGTTGATGGGCTTATCCATACACAGACTCCTATGACTGTCGAAGTCAATGAAGAAACAGACTACAGAAAGTGGGAGTGGGCTGGATGTCTTCCGTTCAAAATGGCGCAATACAATGTTACAGATAACAACTGGAATTATGCTTTCAACAACATGTATTTGCAAGGTGGCACATACCGGTTGATGTCCCTGCTTCCGAACGATGTCGGTACAAGTGATGAAGACAAATTCTCACAGGGTGCAGTTCTGATGCAGAAGATTTCCGATGCAACAAGAGTTGTGTCTGGAAATGAGGGTTCTATCATGTGCTTTATCCCAAGCGACAAAATAAACAAGATTGGGGAACGAATACCTCTTTACCCATCGTCCTTGTATCGAAAACTGCTCGAACTTAATGACGGTTCATTGGTAATATCTTTGAAAGATTCTAATTCAAATGTGTACGATGGCTACGTGTACACGATTTCCATTAAAGACAAAAGTGACTTCATCTCTGAGGAAGCAAACCTGTATATTACGCCATCAGGATACCTCGTTATTGGTGAATTTGCATATAGCGCATTGCACATCAAGAAGAAAAACGATTCAAACACCATTGAAAATTTCTTCGCCGATAAAGAGTATCAGATGAACCCATTCAAAAAGAACGGAAACTGGATAGTGGACGCTCTTGAGTTCGGAGTTTATAACCCCGTGAACGGTAAATTTTTGAGCGTTAAAAACCTTCTTGTAAACAACGATATCAGTTTGTGGACATCACTTGAAAAGACTGACGTTATACGGGATTCAAACGACCATTATATGATGGCAACTTTTGAAGACTTTGTATTACGTCATGGAGAGGGATACATCTACAAAACAACCAGTGAACGCAAAGTCATACGAAGAAGAGAGCCAATAACGCTATATAATAAAAACAGTTCTGGAATAATCGTGTTAAGAGAACTCAGCGGTGTCTTGAACGCTTATGTGTCCATCGACTCAGGCACAACTGGGGTGTACGATGGACAAGAAATATCCCTGTCCAGTATGGATGCTTATCTGAACGGTTCGATTGCTCTTCCCGCTGGACTTAGACATGAAATCTTTGCTCGTGCTTGTTACTACATGAAGACCTATGCACAGCCTTATGTGGACAAAACAAAAGTTGTTGTCGTAAATGTAGCTTACTGCACATTCGAGTCAGACCTTATACTTCCAGAGGCATCTGTCTCTGAATATCGTGCAAGTGCAGAAAGGGTTATGTTTAAACCTTACAAGACAGTTCCAAACATTGCCTTTCCTGAAAAGATAAACCCGACCACGATGACCATAATCTAGTATGAGGAGAAACATCATGGCAGGTACCTCAAACAAATCGTACACAACGTCTTTGTACAAGAATCAAAACACCGCTCTTCAAGGTGTTTATCAGATAGACCTTAACTCCATCCAGTACAAGAAATTTGCAGGAGAAATAGAGAATATCGTCAAAGATTCCGTGTCTTACACGAACCGAGACAAAGCACTCGACATTTTCAGACAGTTGCTTACGGATTACACGTTCAAGTCAGAGTCGTATGAAGCATGGACTTTATCCGTAAACCAATTTGTGGATGAGTGTGCCCATGCCATAAAGAACGGTTACAAGACAATACCCGGTACGACAGAAGATGCGAATCTTGAAGGACTGAACGAAAAAATAATCATCAAGCTGTCACCTGGATTCAAAAGTCAGACAACCACGATGCGTGAGTCTAAATATGATGACACTACAATACGTTCTGTTCAGAACTTTTACGACCCATCAGGTGATTCGCAGGAACAGGTGTCAACAATCGTTGCATCACAGGTGGCGGTCGGAATGACATCTGTTGAAGGTGCGAGCAAGACTGTAACAGTTTTAAACTCAGCAAACGGAAATTATGACATGATGTCATCTGTTTCATCCTCTGTGAAAGCATCCGGTGTATCTGTTCAAAACAGAACTTCACCGGATGCTTACGTCTGTATTTCAGATGAGATTTATGATGCAAGCGGCGCAAAGAATGATGATGCAACAGAGGCATTACAGTCTGCACGAGATTCTTATGCTGAAATGCAACAGTCTCTTGGCGGAATGGATTTGTATGCAACAATGAACACACCCACAGAGGTGGAAGAAGCTGGCGGGTATTATGATGCGGTAAATAACGTATGCACATCAATGGTTCCACTAACGAAGGATGCCTTGAAAAACGATGTATTGCTGCCTGTTTCAAACGAATGCTTTGTGTCTTCTTCTGATATGTGTCGTGCAGAAGAACCAAACGACTTAAAAGACATTAAAGAACACACGGATGACACACTAAACCATGATGATGGTGTTGGAATAGATACCATGAACATGGATTCCGTTGAGGGCGAATGGGCATTAGACCGTGGACGTTTTGACGAGCTTCTTTCGGACAAAAAGACAGAAATTGAACGTACATGGCGTGTGTCATTGGACAGAGAACCCATAAGATTAGCCAACTACGGCCAGACACCTTCCGACCCTTTGGACAATACGAAAAATGCAACGTACTACGAATACGGTCTGAAGATTGTGGAGCTTCCGCCTGTCGGTGTTGATATGGCGACGTTTGGAGAAGCACAGGAATTTCGTGTTTATTCACGCATTGAAACCGTAGGGTCTTTTGCAAGCAATGCAAACATTCAGAACCCAGTTCCGCCTGCCGGTCAGAATGCAATGGGTTTTTATTACACAAACCACAATGCACGTTCGTTGAGTTTGTCGTTCACACTTCATCAGCAGGAATATCCTGATACCCCTTTAATGCACATTGCAAATATCTTGCAAAATTTCTCAAGACCTTATCAGTACCCAGACCTTCATGTCGAACCGAAGCGCTGCCAGATATACCTTCCAGGTATGACATTTGAGGGATACATCAGCACAGTGCAGTGTTCTTTCAAAGGCGACCTTTACACGACATGGAACGATGAATTACCGCAACCAGCATCAGGAAGTCTTCAGAACACCACAAGTGAACAATACTCTTACGGACAACTCGAATGCAGCATTTCATTTCTGATTGACGAAAACATAACCCTGAAACAGGTGAAGTCCGATGAGAAATATGCAATAAAGTATGAGGAACTTCCAGCCGGGGAACAAGCCGAAGTTGTTTTGTTGTCTGACGCAGTTGAACAAATGGAACTGCCAGGTAATCCTGACAAAAACCTTGTTAAGAGTTTGTTTGCGTCTGCTTCTGATTTCCGTATTTCTGATATTCAGGAAGTGCGTGAGTGGATTAAGAAAATCAAGAAAATGGTTTCAGACAATGTAGACAAACTGGATTCATTGGATGCCGACTTATCCACGATGACGGACTCTGAAATGAACGACCTGCAACGATATTACCTTGCAGACAAACGAAGTGAAGGCACACTGTCGTTTCTTATTATGTTTGAAGCGGCTCTGGAGTATGCCTATACATGGCGTAATGGGTATAAAACAATCGCAGGTGCAGTGTTCGGAGAAAGCGGTGGAGAAAAGAACTTCTGGGACGAACGGCTGCTTACAGACCCAGGTATTTGGGATTCAAACTACAAGTTCTCAGAAGTGTTTTCGAGTGATTACGAGAAGTTCAAAAACGTGTACCCTTTACGGAATGACTACGTTGACACGACAGATTCTTCATGGTTCTCATTTGGAAGTGTCGTTCAGATGGCAACCCTTACAACGATGGCTGCAATATGCCCTGTGGCTTTTATTTTGTCCGCAGCGATTGTTGGAACTGGCACTATCATTGTAGCTGCTGTAAACGCAATTAAGGAAGGAATAAACGAAATTGGATTTTTCTTCTATCGGTTATTCGGACTCTCAGACCGAGAAGGACAGTTCCCCTACGAATATTTTTCAAAGGCACTTACGATACTTCAAGGTACAGACACGTTATGGGGATTTCTTAATGAGCTAAAAGACATTCGACCATACTTCCAAAAAATAAAGCTGGATTTTTTCAAAACAAACAAGTTAGAGCGGTTGCTCAATGAGACAAAAGTAACGCTTGCTGAGAAGACGCCACTCTTTGAGAACGGATGTCTTGTGACAAAGTTTAATGACAAGCCGTTACTGATTTACCCGCACTTACAATTCTTGACCTTGGCATACAAAGCAATAGGCAGAGGCTTGTGTGAAGCACTGAACAACTCAGGTACAGATTTGGCAGGAAAGGCAATAAACTCGGCAATTACGTCGGTTCAAAACGCAGCAACGTATGGAACTGACGGAGACCATGTGAAAGAAATCCATGAAAAAACGACAAACAACGGTGAGGATGCCTACTTTGCAAATTTGGTTTACCTGTTCCGTCTTATGCAGTGTGCTTATCTGACTATCGTCGATAATGGAAATTCTGGTGCTGCAATCAGCTTTGATTTCAATGCCATGGATATTCCAAACGCAACAGAGATGGATACAATGTACCGCGATTTGAAAAGTCGTTTAAGTCGATGGCATGACCTTGTATTTGGTCGGCACTTTGAGTTCAACCTTGGAACATTTGTCACATTCTATAACTACGAAAACAAAGACATTGATGGTGCAGACTTTTGGTCGAAACTTGAAAAGTCCTTGGATTGGGTTATGGTGGCAGAAGGTTCAAAGAAGACAGATTACGACATGAAATTCAAAAACCTCCTGACTAAAACAGATAAAGGATGGTACGAACCCGGTGAACTAAAACTGGTCACGGAAGGTCCTGTTGACGGTGAACTGGACGACTTCATAATGATTGTGAAATTCGATTGGTGGCTCGAAAGCACAGTAACCAATCTGCACCATAATGGCAATTTAGGCTCTTACACAGACGGAGCTATAAAGGCAGACAGAGTCAGTGCATCGCCAAAAAACAATCCAGGAAAGAGTCGTTGGTCAAACACACGCATCGTCAATGGAAAAAACTCAAGTTTCGAGGCGGACAAGAATGTTGTCGATAAAGAACTGTCCATGAAAAACAATGTGGACGAAAAACACATAAACGATGTCATGGAATCCGATTACGCAGTGGCTGTTTGTCTGTCTGATGGATGGTATGAACAAGGAAGAACAGGAGCGGACAGGCACTGGCTGGATGATTACTGGGAAAATCCAGAAGCAGACAATTATGCCTCAAGGGATTATGTCCATGAAACACTTGCACTCTATAATGACTTTATGGACAAACTGAAGAATCTCAAAGCTGTATCAAGGGACACACAAGCAGCAAATGAACTCCACAAACAGATGTTATTGCTTGAAGTTATCACGACTGATACGTCAGGCAACGAAATGTGTTGGTCAGCAAAAGCAATTCAAGAAACCATTTATGGAAATGCGGCAAAAGCCATAACATTATTACGAAATATTGGAATGACAACTGCGGTATACGATGTAATGCGAACACAACGTGTCGGTCTTTTAAACACAGACAAAATCATCAGCACACTGATGTCGCCGACAGATGAAATGAAAGCGTTATGGGGAGAACTTACATGGGGCGACTTTTACGAAGTTGTAAACAACACACCGCCTGCAGACCGTGAAAAGGGATGGATTAACAAGATTCTGCTAAAAAACGGTGAAACAGGATTTTATCCTGCACAAGGATTGCCGCGTAACGGAAGTACGTATCTTGAAACAGATGATTTGGTTGTGCGTGTAATAGGTTGGTTTTACGGAGACAACAAACAAAAGACAGCTGTTGCTGAGTTGTTTGAGAAAAACGGTTGGGCATATCCGTCACTTTAACAAAGGCGAGCGGGTAATTCACCATACGGATAGCGGAGATACGTTATGACTACTATACAAACACCAGAAGTGCTTTACACAAAACTGTCACGGTACAACACTTCTGGCAACGAGAACGGATTTATCATGGAAGATTTCAAGAAAATGAACGTTCCGTTTACAGAGACCTTTGTTCGCAATGAAGAAGAAAACCATCCTGAGATTCTCGCACAGAGGATATTTGGAGATGCACGTATGTGGTGGGTTCTGTGTCGATTTAACGGATTTTCAGACCCTGACAATCTGCCAGCAGGTACACGTGTCAGGATTCCGGAACTCAACGGAATCTCTTAGCCTGTCTGTCAACTATCGAATTAACATTAAGAAATCATAACTGATTTCTCATGCAAAAGACTTTTCAAACGGAGCGTGGAGATATGTTGAAGGTAACTCACAGTGGTGCGTATGAAGCACGTGAACAGGCAAAGACTTTACAGGAATGGTTCGCCACAGGCGCTGCGACTAAAAAAATCCGTGAGGGTTTGAGTGTGTTTTCTCTCAGCAGAAAACGTAATGGTCCGGTGATGCTTGAAGCTACGTTACAGGCACAGTTCAAAAACGATGATGCACTGTTCGATTCTGTCCTTGATGGTACGATTTCCGTGTGGTGTACAGATGTAGGGTTGAACGTCAAATGTTCCATTCCTGATTTCAAAGTCGGAAACAAAGAAGATATCACCGGCGTGATTGATGGTTGGACAACACGTTCGATTAAGGTTCAGGGTGAGACTGCTTATATGCTCGTTGTGGAAGACACTTCTTATGCGGCAAAACCTTATGAAGAAATGAAATCCATTCAGAACATGGAAAAGATGTCTGCATCAGAAGTTGTAAATGCAATTAACAACGCTGTTTCAGAAGCGACTCAGAAGATTGAAACTCAAATCAATGAAGACCTTAAAGAATACCGTGATGGTACCTTCAAATATTTTCCACCTGACCCTGAGCGTGGACGTGGAAGAAACATTAACCCAATGGTTGTCATAACGACCATGGACAATGCGGTAGATGAACTGGGTTCAATCATGGTAGGTCTCGAATCGTTATCTGATGATGCACACAAGATGTACAACGGAAAAGACCTGTTCGGTGGAGATTACGAACTGGATTTCGACAAAGCACTTTCATTCGCACGAAAAGCCTCAGACATTTTAAGCAACATAAAGTCAGGAGAACTTGACGCAAGCGACCCTGCACAGCGTAAGACGTTAGAGCAAATCATGTCAGACTCTACAAGGTTAAGCGAACATTTAAGTGGTTTGTGGAACGAACTGGTTTCAGGCGAGCAACGTTGTCAGTCTTTCTTTGGTTCTGGTAAAAACCTCAAACCTGTAAATCTTGCATTCTCACCTTCTGATTTTGAACCTGATTCATGTGAAGATACGGCATACGATATTGACGAAGAAGGTCTCAAATCATTCGACATGTTGAAACCGTGTGTAAAGTCGTTCGTCAACGTACTTAATGCACTAGGGAGTGATTATGAGCCGCTTATCGGTGAAATTGATGAAACTCTTGATAAAACACCTGCAATTTCATCAGATGGTACAATGGAAGCCGTAATCTATCAGGTCAAATACCAAAAACTGGCATACATAAACATTACGGAATAATTTGGAGGAAAGCATTATGAAAGCGGCAAAAATTGTTTTCTGGAACGAGAACGACGAACGTTACGAGATGCAACTCGGTCAGCTGACATGCGACAGTCTTATTCTGAATGGACAGGACACCGCAAATGTTGCAATGTTCGACATCAGCCATCCATATCCTGGATCTTCAAGATACACACTCAGACTTGTGTCTGGTCCGCTTGAAACGACAGGCATGAGCGATGTGATTGTCCCTCAAAAGATAGCGTTTATTGGTGAAACAACTCTTGGCGGTAGTGTTATGCTAAATAGCAGAACACAGGTTACGGGTTCTTTTGAGGTTTATTCATCCGCTACGTTTAATGGGGATACAACCTTTAAGAAACTTACCGTCGGTAGCCACGAAACTGACGAGGAAACAGGAAATATTGTTCCTTCAAATTCAACAACAGAAATGAATGGCGATGTGCGTGTGTACGGCAACCTTACGTTATTTGAAACACTTGACGAATCAAGTGAAAATGGCGAAGGCGGTAAAGCATGGCTTCCATGGATTCTCGGCGTAAGAAAATTGGAAGCAGACCCTGAGACTCGTCAAGGAAATGAAGGACCTGGAAACATTATCTTTTACGGCAACCTCGAACCTGAAACCTCTGAGACAATGTCTATTGGCTCTCAGGATAAAGTGATTAAAGAAATTCACACCGACGTATTGCACGCAAACACGATTGTTTGTGATTCGTTCGACGGCGGCAGTGGCGGCAGTACAGAAATACCAACAACCTTACAATCTACCTCAAACCTTATCGTAGGCAGTCATACAGAGAGCAATGATGGAATTCAACCTTCAACAGGTGTTTCTGAGCTGAACGGACGTGTCGATATCTATGGCGGGGTTCGTGTACTCAATACAGCATATAATTCTATCGGAGGAGGTGGATATCTTTCGGTTTCGACCATTAGAGATGTGGAAAAAATCGAACGAATTACAGGAGCAGGAGGTCAGGCAGCCATTTATGGTACAGTGGCTCTTGCGGGTAATTTTGAACCAGCATATCCTGATAAAGTTTCCCTTGGGACGGCAGACAAACCATTCAAAGACTTTCACACAGATGCCCTGAATGTTTATAAATCTGCCACGATCAAGAACCTTACGGTTGCACCAAACGCAGGTGACACGTTCAAACTCGGAAGCCATACAGTCAATTCATCAGACAATTCCATAACGCCATCAAACAGCATCTACGAATGCAATGGCCGTTTTGATGTGTATGGCGGAATCAGTGTGAAAAAGACAAACGGGGTTCAAGCGTTTTCTACTGGCGGTGGTTTCATCTCTGCATCAGAACTAAAAGGGATTGAAGTTATCAGCGGCGTACAGTATGGTGGCAACTACAGACAGATTACAGTTATGGGAAGCCCTATTTTAAAAGAAACCAGCAACCAGAAGAGTACAATCAGTCTCGCAAATGAATCTTACACCAAAACCAAGTTAGTGCAGGACCTTACATTTATCCATGAGGCTGAAGGAGACTTTGAGGGTAATAGATATTCATGGACTGAAAAAGCATCTATAAATGGGTGTAAGATTACTGTCAGTTCTTTACGTGATGACTACACCGACATAAATGCAGACCCCAGCTTTTATTCTTTAGACTTGAGAACACTATCGAGAGCTCAGACAAAAGAATCAACCCACACGATATCTGTACCGGTCGGTGGTCTTGTAATGGCGCAAATGTCGTCTGATTTTGCACAAGCACATAAAGACGAAGAGTTTTACGCAGGAGCTGTCATTGAAATTAACGACTCAAGCACTACGTGGTGGACAGATTCGGTTTACGGATATGATGCTTCAAGTGGTTCGGAATACATCTATGGTTCTCACAGACTGGAAAGTGGTACGTACAGGGTTATTACTGGGTTTAGTATTGTAGAAACGTACCAAGGTGAAATACGTTGTCCCAACCAGATACTTCTACAGAGATTACACTAACATCTTATGTTTTGTGAGAATATGATCTTAAAGTATGGTTGTATTCTCACAAAGCACAACAGTGAAATCGGAGTGACTTATGTTCGACCTCAGCGGAATTTCATCTACATCATGGAAATTGCTTTGTGGTGTTCTTTTACTGGCCACAGTTCTGTCCTTTGTGCTAACAGGTGTGCGTTCCTGCAATGCAACACGGCGCGACAATGAACGTCTTGAAACCATCCAACAGTTACAAAACACGCTGCATGAAGTCGAAAATGAAAAAGCACAAATGCAGATATGCATGGACGGAATGCAGTCGGAAATCAACATGCTCGCCGATAAGGTTGCACAAAGAGATGCTGAAATATCCACATTAAGTGAACTGCACAAGACTGAAACACAGGCCATTGAGAATGAAACGAAGATCGTGGAGGGAGTGTATGAAGCAGTACGAAAGGATGAAAAGGCATACAACTGGTTTGACGAAAAAGTTCCCGACTCAATTCTGGATGTGTTCAACAGTTGCGTTTCTCTTGACGATGAATCTGTCTGCTTGCCAGACCACCAAAACTAAAACAGAGTACGTAAATGTTTACAGGACAGAATACATCTATCCATCAGATGCTTTACTCACGCCATGTCCTGCACAAGAAGATTTGAGCTTTACGACGAACGGCGAGATGTTGATGTCCCTCATTGACCTGTCAACGAAATACGCTGTGTGTTCAGCACGCATGTCGGCAGTTATTCAATATGTTGAAACGATGAAAACCGTAAACATGGAAAGTGAGTCTCAAATGTCACACTGATGAGAACAGACTCAGCTTCTTAGAAGCTATGCATCAACTTTAAAAAAGAAACGTTCTGATACCGCCTCAGTCAGTTCAATTCGGTTGGTGCTTTGTCGAGAGGAAGTCGTTACGCCCTACGGGCGGGACGCACTACATCGGCTCTCATGCTGATGGCTTACAGCAACACTTTTTCATTTGGAATGCAAAACATCCTCACAAATGAGTCAAATTTGGTCTGTACGAAAAAGTTACGTGCTTACCTTAGAAGTACATGCCAAAAACAAAAAATCGCGTAGAACGAAAATTAGACCCGTTCTATGCGATTTTTTGTTTTTGCCTTACAGGTGGTGGTTATTATCGAGTGAGTAAAGGAAACTTGTCGTAATCAAGCATTGCGTACACAACGTCTTTCAGACTGAGTTCACCATTTCTGTACCCATCGTGCAGAACAGAGAAATCGTGACGTTCAAAGTTCTTAGCTTGTATCCCGGCTTTGCTTATAAGGCCATCACGGTCAGTGACATTAAGAGATTTCCATATAAGTGAGAACAATGCATTAGGGTCAATTTCGACAAGACCGTGCGTAAGTAAGTCATGTGGTCTGTACATGCGATTCTCGGCGAAGCAGAAAATGCGTTCTCCGTCATCATCCTGATACAGTTTGGCTGCACGTGTGTCCGTATTGTCATGGAACGGACAGAAGCAAGATCCACTTCCAGTCACACCAAGTCCTGATGAAACGATACTGTACTTTGACTGAAGCAGGTCTTCAAACGGAATGAGTCTGTCTATGACCTGATGAATAAACTCATTGGAAAAGGTTTCCTGCTTTACTTGTGTGTCGTTCATAGCAAATTCAGAAGCTCCGGGAATCTTTCTTTAAGTCTCTGCCATACTCAGGACTCGAACCTGAATCCGAGAGTTGTTTTACCATATTAAACTACACGCCCATAAGATGTGCCCACAAGGACTTGAACCTTGATAGACTGATTAAAAGCCCGCTATTCTACCTTTGAATTATAGGCACATAAAATGCTCCAATAGAGAAGCGAATAAAGCTCTATGTTTAAAAACCTTTACTCTATCCGTTTAGCTATGGAGCAAATAGGTATTATCATAATCTCACGATTACTAACACCTGAGTAATCCACTTAGAAAAACACTAAGTATACTCACTTTCATTGTCACCAACTTCAGTGAGTTCTATATAGGTAACCAGTCTATATAGAATGCCGTGTCTGGGAATCGAACCCAAAGTCTGCATCACATCTCCGTGTCTTTAGGTATGACTTCCCTAAATGGTTTTACCGAAGAATCTTGACCCGTTACGACCACTGAACTTTCACGGCTTGATGCATGTTTTGATACAGACTATCTGCCAAACAGCTTAAACACCACTAAGCGTCTTTATAAGACGAACAAAATTCTTCAATACACTCCATCAGAATTTCCTCTGAGACTGCTTCAGGTCTTAGTACAAAGATACCTGACCAGTCATCGACCGTACCGAGTTCATCAGATTCAAAAACCATGAACTCATAAGGTGTTTCGTAAAGGTCACGTCCGCATTGAAGGTCAATAAGGTCTGCAAAATACCAGTGACCATTAAACTGGAACACACCGCTGATTTGGTTTCTGTGTTCAGAACGAGTTATTCTAACATCAATCATAAACTGCTCCTTCTAGCGTCATGTTGAATCATGCATGTGTAGTCATATCTCGAATAATTTCCAAGATTCTTTTCCAAGAGATTGCACGCATCGTTCAAAGCCTCACGTTCCTCGAACGAAAGATGACCGTACACTTTATCCTTTATCCTGATAAGAGTCTCAATGACTTCGCCAACCATTTTTGTCTGCTCCATGTCCGTTCTCCTTACTTACAGGGTAGCATTTATGCATGTGTGCTTCACATGACATGGAAACAATACCACAGAAAAGAAAAAGCAAGCAGAACAGCACCACGAAAATGAACATACCTATAAATGGGTCTAATTTGCTCTGTACACGATTTTTCGTTTTAGACGTGTACTTACTAGGGTAGGGGCGTAACTTTTTAGTACAGGGCAAATTTAGCTGGTATATGAACGAAAAAGAAAAGGGAGCATGAAACCATGCTCCCTTCTCAAAACACACAAAAACGTACCAACGTCAATAAGGTCTGTAATCATCGTACTCATCAGGTTCGTTGTTGTAACTCTCATCGACCCAGAATTTCATAGTAGGTGCGTTTCCATGAAGAAATGCTTCAAAGGCTTTTTCAATTCGTTCTTCTGTAAGGTCTGACCGGTCAATGTGGTCATAAAGCATCATAGAAATGCTGATTTCAACATAGCCTGTAAACTCAACATCACCGCCAAGGTTGAAGTCCATGGTCTGCTCCAAGTCATAATCCTCATCACGGAACTGTATGAGAGTCTGGTCTTGTGCATTGTTGAACTCAACCCATATAGCGAAATACCCATCATCAAAAATGTTTTCAATCAGGTGTTCTCCAGATGGTTCCATCCACACATCGCTTTCGCCATCACCCAGATACGCACTGCGAATCTCAAAGTCGTTCAGTTGGTCGTGTAAATCAATGACATAATCTGACAGGTCTCCCTTATCTCCATTCAAGCTGTCATGCACTTCTTTGAGAAACACATTAAAGTCTTTGTCCTTACGTTCAATACGTACAGACTTGGCGTCGTTAATCTTAATTACAGCAGACGTAATCTCATTGACGAAATCATGTGATGATTCAAATCGTCGTAATCGTCGATTGGCGTTACGTCTTATGCTGTTATTCTCAGACAAGGTTCTTTTTGATTTTCGTATAAGCATGTTATCTCCTAAAACAGGTACACAACTTTGATAAGCTCTCACGCCTGAACAAACTCAAGCACAAGTTCATCCTGAGTAGCGTCTCCGTCTCGAACACTAGCCATACGTAAAGACTTACAGCCAAAAATACCGTCCACTACGTTATAATTCCAAGAACCGTCATCAGCAAACTGCGTGACAACGATACGATGGTCTTTGACCGTCTCGAAAGATTGGCAGAAGTCAACAACCTCATCGGAAGCAAAAAACCGAGCCGTCAGTTTGAGCTTGTTATTGTCTTGAAGACTCATACGTACAGATTTGTTAGACAGGCGAAGGCACTCAACGTCATCAATACGAATCTCATAATGTCTGCGTGACATCACATCAGAATCATAGCTGTACTCAACACTGTCGTTGCATTCTTTCCACTGTTCAACAAGGTAAACAACTTTACCGTGTTCTAAACGAAGAATGTTCTGATTGTCTGAACCTCTCCAATGAAGACCTGGTCGCTTCCTGGACAGAACGAACGGACCGTCAACAAGCACATCAACGCAATCAATAATACGCCGAAGCGATGCATCTCCGTCATCCATTTGTTTTTTCAGCTCTCCATACGTGTAACCTGTATACAGCCAGATTGTCTTTGAACGTCCGAACTCACCTTTGACGGTTTCAACAATACGCATAACTTCATCACGATTGTCAGGATATAAGGGGTCGCCGCCAGACAGTGTAAGTCCTGCACAGAATTCAAGACTTAGTGAATCCATAATATCCTGCATTGTTCCGATGGTAAACTGATGTCCGTAACATGGGTCATGCGTTTGAGGATTGTGACATGACGGACACTTATGCGAGCATCCACTTACAAACAGTACTGTGCGAAGACCTTCGCCGTTCATCATGTCACAGTATTTTATTCCTGCGTAATTCATATTCTATCTCCGTGAACAGAGCAAGACACAAACCATGTCTTGCTCACAGTTACAAGTTTACATACACTTTCTGTCGTCGATTTCAGCACGTTTACCTTCGTTCATTCTGGTGTCGCCGTGCACACGTTCAAGACCAAGGTATCCGCACACCCTTGAAATACGAACCAAATCATCGCTTCCACATGACGAACATTTGTCTTCATCCAGGAACTCTGCCCCGCATGTGCAGCAGTAATTCTTGCTGATGTTGCATCCGTAATAATACCCTCGTTTCATGGCCTCTCGGATAAGCGTCACGTATGCTTCTGTGTTATAATCAGACCCGAATCTGTTGTAGATGATGTTGCCACCGTTGCACAAATGGAAGCATTTGTACTCGGTATCCATCTTCTCTATCGGCGTGATGTCTTCTGAGACGTGAACATGGAATGAATTGGACATATACTTACGGTCTGACACGCCTTTGATGATTCCGTATTTCTTGCGGAATTGCTCTACCTGCAAGGAACACAGGCTTTCTGCAGGTGTACCGTACACAGCATACAAGATTCCATCCTCTTTTTTGTATTTTGTAGCATAATCGTTAATGAAACGCAAAATCTCTTCGGCAAATTGAGATTTATCTTCATACAACGATTTACCTTTGTACATCATCGTTGCCTCATTGAGTGCTGCGATGCCGAAAGACACGGTGCAAGGCTTTAAGGTGTCGCGCCCAATATCCTCAGTCTCTTTAAGATGACCACCATATCCACCACCCTCACAGAAAATCAATGGATTGATTCCTGCTTTCTTGTGAGAGAAATACTCCAATGTTCTGATGTGAATCTTTCGGCAGAGGTCTAGGTAATAAGTCAGCTCGTCCCAAAAGTCTGTGTGTTCAACTTGTGATTTACGAACAATCATTGGGAAGTTGAGTGAAATTGCACCCATATTCCATCTGCCTTCGTAAACGGGACGGTCGTCTTCATCAGCAGGCTCAATACCACCACGTTCATACCATGGCGAGAGGTTTGCACGACAGTTGTGTGAGCGAACACCGGAGCAGAAGAAATGTTCCGATTCCGTGGTGACATCATAACTCACATCTACCTTGTCAACGATTTCTATGGATGAGATTTCAACGAACTGAACTGATACACTTTCCTTAACCACATCATTCTGTTCGGTGTAGGAAGGAAGCCCAAAGAAGACCTCAACGACATCACCAGGGACAAGGTCTTTTGTCTGCGTAACATGTGAAACATTAGAGAACCATGTTGTCCACGGATGGTCGGCTGTGCAGACAAGTTTTTTACCGTCAGTCAGCGTAACACGATACCAACGAGGGTTCTGAGTGTTCTTAATGATTCGTGAACAATTTACAAACCCATCTTTGTCAAAAATACGCACCCCATGCAGGTCTATATAGACGCCGGAAGAATACCCCAAAGATTCCTGCGACAGCACTGGAAAACATTTGGACAGATGTTCCCACATTTCCTCAATGTAGCACTCGTGAATGTCACCATAAACATCGCGATAAATAACCTGGGAGTTGCCATCGACGCAGCCCATGCGGCTTATAGTAACGCCATATTTCTTGTAAATTGAAGGTGCATAACCGTCACCGGTCATAGACAGAAAGTCAGGGTACTGTGCTCGCTTGGTACACTCAACGGCTTCAAGAAACAGCCATTCCTGTTCCTTTCCTGCACCATGTTTATTCTCATCGTACATGAAGGTCAGTTTAGGAAACAGAACAGGGATATGGTCAGCGGTTCCAGCACCAGTTCGACGTACTTTCAGGAATGCAGACGAAACCATTTGACCAAATCTGTCATCTGACAAACCGAAAGACAATGATGAAAACACGAAGTCACCACGGGCTGTAGTAGCACTGTTAAGACGCATCTCACATTCAATCGCACCATCCTCAAGTTCCTTGTTCAGTTTCTTTGTGGCGTACAGAGTGGCACCCATTTGGTCTTTGCGTCCAAGAATATCTTCATACTCAGCATAGTACCTGTCGTAAGAATTCTTTGCATAAGGTGCAAGCAGTTTGTCGATTTCACTCACGGTAAATCCACCATACTGACAAGCACCTGCATTCAGAATAATATCAACCATAAGAGAAATGGCAGTACCTACGGTTTTTGGTTCTCTGTACTGCACATTACCCATGCGAAAACCGCCTTTGAAAATCGCTTTGACATCGCAAAGCATACAGTTTGACGTATCCAGTCTTGCGCCTTTGTCATGGATGTAAATGTACCCATCTTCCTGTGCTTTGTTTTCTTCGTCAGTAAGAAAGAACCTCTTGTAAAGCTCACCATTCAACTCTGCGTATGCAATAGCTTTCTGAGTCGTTACCAATTCAGAATCCGCATTTGCGTTCGATGCGTCACGCACACTGTTCAATTCCAATTTTTTCCGATACACCTGATCAAGCATCTTCACGAACTGAGTCTTGTAGTTGCGATACTCACGATAAGAGCGTGCGACTTCGGTATTCACTGAATCAAGGGCGCACTCGACATAATTATGCAAAGTCTTCACCTGTACTGGTTCATTCACAGGACACATATTTTCAACGTAAGAGACCACGAAGTCTTCCTGTTCTGTGGTCATCGTAATATTTACACGTTCAGCAGATTTACGTATTGCAGATTTTATTTTATCTCCGTCAAACGGTACAACGGCATTATTCTTTTTCAGGACTGAAATGCTTGGGCAATCTTTACTCATAGAGTACCTCATCAATGAATGGTTTGTGGTGATACATAATGAAAAAGAGCCGTGGGGTTTTTCGGCTCTTTTTCAGAAACAAAACACACAGGTTGTTAAGATGTACGATTAGAGTTCAAGCTCTTCGGGGTAGTCAAGATCATCGAAAACGACGGGAATCTGCTTCTTAACATAGCTAAGCAGTGGCAGCATAATCATACGCATCTGTGGATGTGCTGCCTTATCACATCGTAGCTTGAACACGTTGCGCCATTGTCGTAAGTTCGCCGACATAACCATTTCCGTTTTTAAAGCCAGTGGAAGCACGCTTCGTGCGATTTCTGGTGTAGTTGTTTGCAATAACTCAAAGTAGGTGTCGGAACTTTTTTGCATTGATGCAACCCACATATCGTACTCAACAGTACCATATTTGATTTGTGGTGGACAGATTACACGTATCACGCCGCCGTTCTTCTCCAACGAATAATTGACATACCTGGATGACTCAACCGCGAAAGAACTCAACCGATGCCTGACGAGTTCATTCTGAACCGCACGGTCAACAACAAATCGAACCGAAAAGGAAAAGTGCTCAAGCATAGATTCATGGCCACGTTTGATGAGCATCCGAACAAAATCATAACATGAATCATCTTTGGTATTTCGGTAAGACTGATAACAAGTCCTGCCGATTTCTTCAATGTACTTCAAAATATACAGACCATCTAACTGGGTGATGACTTCAAAAGACGGACAGGTTATAACGACTTTCGGGTAACCCGTACAAATTTCCGTTATAGGTTGTAACTGTTCTTTAGTGTATTCTGGTGCGGACAAATCCATGTCAATCCGGTTGAACTTACTGTCTGTCATTTGAACTTCTCCCATCTGTATTCGTTTCGTAGGTTGCATATCCGAGAGCTTTTACTTTTTGGTCGATTAAGTCCGTGACATGTGACACACGGTCAACAAGACGGTCGAACTCTTCACGACATTTCGTCTGCTCGATATACCATAGCTGTTTTGTACGTGAGTAATCGAAAACCTGTGCATTCTGTGCATTGTCGTTTTTCAAGGTCGTGCTCCTGCTTAGAAGTTGTATGCGGCAAAACGTTGATTGTAAAGATAACACTCACTATTTAGACCACGTGCAATGGTCTTGAGAGTTTCAAGATGACCACTGTATGCTTCAACGTAATTGTCTATGGTAGCGAGCAGCCGGTCAATGCTTGACTTCATTCTGTACAGCTCATACTGTGCTTCATTCCCCTGGGCGGCAGCGATATTCATCTGACCCCTAAGACCTGCTGATATTTTACGAAGTTCAAGAACGGAGCGAGAAAAATCCTGCATTTGCTGCATGACAGACGTGTACAGATTTGAAATTTCATCCGGGGATGTCTTTTCGGTTATAGCGATAATCTCTATCGGTTCTAAAGTGTCAGGCAGAAGCCACCGACGGATTCCCTCTTCCACCTTTTTTATGAACGTATACTGTGCTGGGTCAAGTGTTGCCATTGATTACCTCCGATGCATCTTTAAATTTTAAACAAGTCTTCTTCCGACTCAAATATATTGCTCCACTCTAATGAGTTTGCGTTCAAATCATCAGAAGGTGTCTCCTGTGACTTTTTCTTTGAGCGAACCTCACGCCTGAAATCTTCATTTGACACGGTTATGGTGTCTCCGAAGACTCCATACTGTAATTGTGTTGTCGCAGTCACGCCATCTTCACAGGTATCACCGTTACGGTTTTTCAGCAGTTGAATCAATGCAGTGTCTGAACTTGCATTTCTGAAAATCGACAGGACATATCCAGAAGAACGGTCAAGCTCATTTGCTTCCGCAAGAGCCGTCATGGTGTACTTACCTTGAATGTTCTTGCTGTCAGTATCCATGCTTTTTAGGGCTGCTTCATACCCTTTTCGGTTAATCTGGCTAAGCAGGATTACGCCTATTTTCTGAGGCTTGCCTTCCTTTATTCTGAATGTAGTTGCGAGCTTTCTGAAAAATGCAACGTAGTTGTTCAATTTTCCATACTCATCCTTGGACGATGGATTGCGTCCATGACCGTTGTAAAACTTTAAGAATGTAATATGGTCGATGATGAGCAAATCAATCGGATGTTTGTCGTCTATACGATACAGAAGCTGTCGTACAGACTCTTCTTCCATATCAGTCTCCGCAATGTCAGATTCGTCAAGTAACGTTAGATTTGGCTGAATTTTCTGTTTCCACGATTCGTCAAGGATATCAAGATTTTTACGTTGTTCTGGAGTAAGGTCGTCAGAAAGAATATCCTGAAAAGGTATTGCATTACGTGTACCGATAGGGCTTTCGTTTATGAAAGAGTACACAGACATCAGCTTCGCCCACATCTGGTCAGACGCTACTTCAAACGACATATAAACGACATGCAGACCTTCAAGTGCATTGTGTAATGCGGCGTTCAATGCCCATGTGGTCTTACAACCTCCTGCGTAAGCGGCAATCGTCGTTATGTAACCTTTATGGAAACCTCTGGTTAGACGGTCAACGGGATCGACATACAGCCGGTAGAACCCCTCTTTGGCATTTTCCTGAACTTCCTTTTTATAATCTCTGTCTTTAGAAGCATGACCCTTGTGTGTTTCCTCATACATATCTTGTACAAGGGTTAGTGTTTCCGTAGTGATACCGTTAAGACGCACATCACTTGCGACAGAGAACAGCTTTCGTGCAAAATTTGAATGCTGCGTAAAACGCTCTATTCTTGAAATATCTTCTTCAAGTTCCTTAGGAAGTCTACCTTGAAGTGGAGTAATGCCTTTGTAATCAGGATACTTTGAAGCGAAAGACGCCGCAGATGGAAACGTGTCCATCTGCTCAAAAGATGCTTTCAGAAAGCAGAGGATATCATAAGCGTTGTAAGCAATTTCAGAGTTCAGGGTGTCCTGAAAGTCTTCTCTGCAAAGTCGTTTAACCTGTAAAAAGAGCTGTTCAGATTTCTCTCCGAAACATGAACGTAAGACATTCAGGAAGCACGTTTTAACTTCGGTCTGAATGTCTTGTAATGCTTCCTTGCTTGATTGAGTCTCATGCATTTCAACAACCTGTCTGTTTAAGTTTCATAAGGTCAGTATCCACGTACTATACACTGTGACGTTATGCGTGTAACGTCACAGCACCATCACAAACAGGCATCAGACATCCTTAGGTAAATGCTCGCAAGTACGACATCCAAAACGAAACCATGAAACCATATATCCAAGACACTTACCGACATTCTTCATCAACGAATCACTTGTTTTCCATTCCGACCACGCAGCCTTGAGTTCAGTACTCAGCTCTTCAAAGGTGCATAGGTCACTTTCACCTCTTATTACCGTATTTTGTTGTACGTACTGAAGAAACTCAAAAACCTTCCCAGAACACTTGTCCCAGTCAATCGTGCTGTTCAATGCATCAGACCAGTTGGCTTTACTGTCAGGAGACAGCTGCTTTCGGTAATTCGTTAGCACATCGAAACGCTCATTGTGCGTGATAGACTCATATTTACCTTTTACGAAATTCGATGTAAAAGTGAGGTCAAACGGGAAAGAAGGTCGGCAAAGATATCCGGTAAGACTCTGTGGAACTGAAGAAGAAACAGGCATTTTCAGAGTAAAACATCTTGACCAGTTATCATCATTGTCAGGGTCATCGACTGAAAAATCCATCTCGAATTTGTCATCAGAACAGTTGTAATACGTAACGTTGACATCGGACGGAACGAATTTAAGTGCATTCTCATCGTCTTTTGGTGCAAACAATCCCGTAATATACGGCAATGGTGTGTACTGCTCATAGTTTGACTGCAAGTCAGTGAAATCCTCACCCATAGGCGACAAGTCTTTATTGAACATGGGGAGAACGTCAACAGCTTCAACAGAATTTGCCGGAATGTAAAAAATGAAATGATTGATGTTAAACAGAATGCTTTCAATCACGACACTCTGTATAGAATCTGCGTAAGTGCCGATATTGTCATTGAGATAGTCTTTCAGAAGAAGCCCGGTCAAACCAATGACAGGTAGAATTTTCTTACGAACGATGCTACCCGGTATGATGAATCCGTCACATGTCCCATCATGGATTTTTTCGACCAGCGTTACTTCAAGCGCTTCATTGACGAATGAAATCTTTTTTATGCCGCTGCGTAAAAACCCGAAAGGGATAGGTAATGACCTTTTGACAAATTCCATGTTGCTTTTAAGCGAGAACCCCTGCATTTCAAACTCCTGTGTTCTGTGTTAAAAAATTGTGGATGTCTTTGACTTTCGCTCAGGAACCTCAGATTCCTGCGGTTTGTAATCCTCAAGTTCAATCCGAGACGAGGTGTCTTTTTTGGTACGTCCTTTAGATTTCGTGTTCCCAGATTTACGTGACGGTTTCTTCGTTGTTGTATCAGAACGTAAATGAATCTCAGAACACTCACTACATTCTTTTGACGCAACAGAAACGGATTTCTCTGTAAACGACCTTTGACCTTCTTCTATATGACGTGCCGAGTTACTGTTTTCAGAAGCATGTTCGTTCCAGTCAATGATATAAGAATCTCGGTTTAGTTCAAAAGACGAAACCTCACCATAAAGACGTGCAAAGTCATTCCGTGTACCCTCAAACAAGAAAATCGTTCGTTGCTTTTTAACAACCATTCTTCTGCGAACAAACGAATTGATTATCTCTGTCAGATAACTATTGCGTTTCGCAACGCCTAACATAACAACACACAAACACTCTGACGGAAACCAGAAGTCTCCGGACGAAAACGAATGGTCAAGTATTTGTGCATCATCGACATAAGAGAATCCATCCATAGCCGGAGGGAAGCAATCACCTTCATTGTCCGTGTACATCATAAGAAGAGCATAAATAAGTCCTCTCAGTACCGGCTTCTTATAGAGCCATACCGTAACCGTGTCCCTTGAAAGCATGGATAAAAACCGCTCTCTCTCAATGACAAGCATTCGATTCAGTTCGTCATGTGTAGGTCTGTTGTGTTCAGGGATACCACCCATACTTTGAAGAGCGGTCTTTCGGAACTTTATCCATGTAACTTGGTCGATTTTTTCAAGAACATCCCGATTGGATTCCGTTGACTTTGTGCTTTTTGCCATAACGCCCCACCAAACAAAAAGAAAAACGCAAGTAGGACTCTACCACAAATTTATGTAGAGCTTGAGTATCAGCACCACACTGTCATTATTCACTGATACCGAGAAGTTCCTTCCACTCGTTAATGTGTTCTGCATCTTTGTCCAACAAAAACTGCTCAAGAGACTTATCACGGTATTCAGGGTAATTCGATTCCATCCATTCTCCCAATGCAGTGATGTCAAGGACAAACATACCGAAAAGGAAAAGACGAGGGTCGATCATCCGTTTACGTTCCTGATAACCAAGACCAATGTTGGGTGCTAGTTCATTCAATTTCTGTGCAACAGCTGCCGGCGAGTTCAACATGTTTAACGTCCTTCTGTCAACTACCAACAGCCTAAAGGCGGTTGGCTTGTAACTGACCCGTAGCTCTTGAGCGAGTCTTTGAAACTCTACTACGTTTTTTACCAATCTTCTTTTCAGAAGATTGGCTGTCGTTACATCGTTGGGTGATTGACTGCACCCCAACATTGAGGGACATACCCTCAATGTTTTCTGTTTGTTCTTTAATCCATTGAAGACCAAGATTAAACAGATTCATTGCTCCAATACGGTCATCATTTGAACGATAACCACAATTACGACAACAGAAACAATGGAGCTTCTTGTCTCTGTTAGACTTTTCAATGTGCCCGCATTTCGGACAACATTGGGACGTGTAACGTGGGTCAACATTGATTACTAAACAAGAATTTCGTTGCGCCTTATACTTCAACTTTTGCTCAAGGTCATAGTATGACCAGCTCACTTGAACATAACGATCTTTTCTTTTGACCTTTTCAGCTGCACCACGAATCCCCTTTAAGTTCTCAAGCACAAAAAGCGTTTTTGAAGGATTACTGGTAACGAGTGCCTTCGATACACAATGATTTACATCGTTCATCCAACGGTTTTCTCGTTGTCCGATTTTCTTCAAACGTCTTCTACTTGATGATGTACCCCGTTTTTGAAGTTCTGTTCTTAATTCTTTGTACTGCGCCCTTTTATGCTTTACTTTTCCTCCGTTAAAGAATGTAGATTTGCCTTTAGAGTCATAGCTTACTGCAAGAAAATTTATGCCACGGTCAATACCAACCACGTTGCATATCTCAGAAACCTCACAATCCTCAACTTCTGATGTGACAGGGATGTGTAGGTAGTATTTACGTTTTGAACAGACAAGCCGGGCTGTTCCGAACTTGAACTTGTCTTTGTCGAAATACTGCTCCATTCCTTTTATGTCGAAGGGTGCTTTAATCCGTCCATCTAAAGTGTTGACGCTAAACACACCTTGAACAAGCGAATAATCACGATTCCATACAAGGTCTAGTTGAGGCTTTTGGAACTTTGGTTGAATCCACTGATGCTCTTCGGCAAGAATAGTCTTATATTTGGCTATCACCGTGATAATGGCAGAACAAGCCATCTGTGATTTCAGACCAAATTTATCACGCAATTCTTCATAAATATCGTTATGGATTATTTCTCGTTTAAGGCATTTGTTTTCAAAGCAGTAAGCCGCAATTCTGTCACAGGCAAGGGAATACTGCACCATTGAACGGTCAAGTATTTTACGAACTGACCGTTCTGGGTGTATCTGAACCTTAGCTGTGACAACGATTTTCGACATTATTCTACCTCAAAAAGAAAGTCACACTAATTGACTTTCATTAGAATAGATGATATAAGCAAATTTGTTGAAAATCAAATATTGAGAGATAAAAATCAAGAATATTCGGGTTGCTTTCATCCAACGAGCTTTAGCCTGTGGGTTTCCTGCTCGCGGTTCTTATGAAGACTCTACCACAAAATAAACGATGCCCTCACCACAGCACCACTAAAACAAAAGTGGCAGCAGTTCGTGAAAACTGCTGCCACTTCTTGTACGCACAAATACTCTTATAATACGTAAAGAGATTTTACATGGGCTTTACCAAAAATTGAGCACATTCTTCCATATCGTCTTGGTCTTCGCCATGGAAACAAAGCATGTAAGAATCTCCAGGCTCTCCGTCAACAAAGTCAACCGATATGTTAGCTCCATCAAACCATGACGGAGACATAACACGATTTAAAAAGTCATCAACAGAGTACGTCGCATAATGTCCGGGCATACCGTTCAAAACCTGTAACGAGAATGAAAGACCCATACGATTAAAGTCTCTTTCAATACTGTGGAGTAACGATGCCAAATCACGCTCTGTTTCAGCCTCTACATGAGAATGCTTGTAAAACACATCGTCAATGTCCCTTGCGGAACTCTCATTTCTACGACGGAAGACAGACGCTTTATGTGACACGAACTTCCGAGCTTCATTACCACGTTGCAGACCAAAATTGTTGAGGTGAATCATAAGTCATTTCTCCTACATGTAGCGTTTACGAATGGCTTTCGGAATACGGTGTTCAACATTTTTAACGACATCATCAACACCAGAGCCAAGTGTTTTCTTTACTTGGTTCGGAACATCGGCAGGAGCACCCTTTCCACCATCCGTCTGAGGCATATACTCACGGTCAGGTGCACCATTGACAGCATTGTTCCCTGATTTAAGCGCAAGGCAGTTGTTCACTGCATAAGTGAGAACTTTTGCTCCGCTTGAGTTGTCATCAAACTTAGCGTCAATACGTGAAATACGGCTTGACGCACCTTCTCCAGTTTCGAGTACTTCATCGCAAAGTTTGTTAAACGCATCGTGAGCTGGTGAAGACTCCAAACAAACCTGTGCGGCTTTTAACATTGTGGTATCGCTGTCTTTCAGAACGTTCGATGCAGTCACATTTTCCTTTCCATCAACCTTGCTTGTTGCAATAGGAACTTTCCCGGTAACAGAAGCAATCACGCCTTGAACAGCAGCCAGTGCCTGTTTAGGTTCAAGTTTCTCTGAACACTTGAAATTGATTGCAACGACCTTTGCGTTTGGATTGAAAGCATAAACCTGAGACCAACGATGATGTCCATCAATGATGTACTTACCTTCAAAAATCCAAATGGCCGAACCTGCCTTAATCTCAGGACTTTTTTCCATGAGCATCTTACGGAAGCTGTCTTTAGCTTTGTCAGGATTGTTTACAGTAAAACCAATGGAGTTTTCAAGACCGATGAAATTCTGTGTCGGATACAATGAATGAACGTCATAACCTTTTTCAGCTTCTGCGGTAAATGTTATATCACCATTATTTCCACCAAAAGCATAATCAATCCATGCTTTTGCTTTGTCGTCATTTACACCATCCAACAGATGCTTAACGAAATCAGTGTAAGACTGCTTGTTTGAGAACTCAGACGGAGTCTCAACAGGTTTATTGTTATCATCGTCCGCTTCATAACGGCGAGTCCGACGATTGCGACCATAAGAACTTTCTTTGTGAAGACGTGCAATGTCTTCACCTGTCCACGAACGACGAGTTTCTTGCTTTTTTTTCTTAATCAACATGGCAAACTCTCCAAACAGGTTTTCTTTTAACTGTAATGCACCACAGGCATAACGCAGACGCAATACACTTTTTAGATACTGCGTCTGCACACTAAAGGATTAAAAGTCGATTTCATCTAAAGATACGCCACACACACAATCGTCAGAAGGGCTTTCGTCTTCTGTAGCAACGACCTTAGCTTCGACAGTATGCGTGACTTTCGGCTTCACTTCAAGCGTATCCCATTCAGGTTCATACGTGTCCGTGTCGGCATCATACGTAAATGGAACAAGACTGCCTAAATCGGTACGACTTATGGAAAGAGAACACTTGAGAGGTACTGGCCAGTCTTCACGTTCGATGGTCATACACTTAATACACACAGGGATAACTTCCCTAGCCAACTCAATCGGGATAGAGAAATTGACCTCATCGTGAATGGTTGACATGAATTTCACTTGCGGATATGGTTTGAAAACTTTCTCCCACAATCGACAGAATATGATTTTCAAGACATCTGCGGCGGTCCCTTGAACTGCAGTATTTTTAGTAGTTCTCTCACCAAATGCCTGTTTTGCACGGTCAGGACTTGAAAGCCAAAACTTCACACGGCGATGACGACCGAACCCTGTGTTAATATCACCATACTGTCGAGCATACGCTATATTCTCTGCCTGACCTTGACTGATTGCAGGAAGAGCATCTTTGAACTTCTTCATAAATTCACGACACTCGTCCAAAGTCATATCAGGGAATGACTGGTTGAACCCCTGTGCCCCAGAACCGTAGAGTATGCCAAATGATGCTGCTTTCGCTTTCTTTCGTGCATCTTTCGTATAATTTTCTTCTCCGAACAGTTTGACTGCTGTGTTCCCATTCACTGTAATCCTGCCATCATAACGTGTGACAAGAAGTCCACCAGGAACCTCAAAACAGGAATACACAGGTCCCTCTGTGAGCGAGTGCTCATGCACTGAATGAAAAGTCATTCCGACATCTTTATTCGGACGGGATTCCATGTGAAGAGCATACCTGTCAGAGCGAATATTGTGACACACAACGCATGAATAACCACTGCATGTCAAATGCCATTGAATCCAGTCTGCAAGTCCTTTGTCTTGAATATAAGACCTGCCGTGAACATCATCACCATTTCCAAGACCAAGAGTGCTGTCTTTGCGGCATGAAAGACCGTACAGCAAACCACATACAAAACCATTATGCTGGGCATCGGAGGTAAAGAGGAGTGCATCATCTTTCACGTGTCCTGATGTAACATCGAAATCATGCTCAAGTAAGTAAGCAACACCTTTATCGGTAACAACAAGTGCGTTACAACCAACAAGACAGTATTTGTCAATGAATGCTTGTGCGTGATAATTGAACGCAAAACACGGTCTGTACGAAACGAACAATGTCTTATCAACGACCTTAATATCGGATGCGGAAAGAAATCCGAGAATAAACGATTCACAAGTATCTTCGTTTAAAGCAGTCTTGAAATCAACACGGTTGCCTACAGCTGTTTTCATTTGAAAACGCTGTTTTGCATTGCCGCAGTTGCGTAAGTTGTCAGCACGTTCGATATGGTATCCACGTTCATCGAAGCTCACATACATACGATGGTTGCCTGTGACGTTGAACACACCACTACGAACGAACACATCTTTTCCTTTATGCGTTGCTCGTTTGTCTGCACGTGTAAATTTAAAGGAATCTGACTTCTCGTCATAATAAGCAATCTCCATGTCAGAGGTGATTTGCTCCGCTTTCATCCACCCCTGTGATTTGACATAGAACTCAGTGTCCGGTGAATAACATGCCTTGTGCACGTCTGCACCGCTGTTGAACGCTTTTATCCATGTATCCTCGTGGTAAAGGTTAGCTACTATCCTCAATTCTTCAGCACACTGATGGACATTCATACCCTGTACGTACAGCTGGTGTTCTTGCGTCTGTACGGTGCAATTCCACACAGGTACTTCCCATTCACCAAAGTTCTCCATGTACCATGTATCGAACACATCACGTTTTTGCTGAACCCAAAGCGTGGCATCCTTGTAAAGGTAATCATAGATAAACTTCTCCTGCTCATCAGTTCCTTGAAGCCTGAGGTAAGTTCTGAATTTTTGGATATACTTCCATTGACCCTCAAGACGCTTCTGAACTTCGGTCATGTATGAAGCATCACCTGCAAGCTCAGTGGTAAACCCTTCATCGGTTTTGACGCTGCCAATCGCATCAAACATCCCTCGAACGAAATGTCTGAAGTTATCGCCCAACCATTCAAAGTTCACTCGGTCTGAGGATGTAGTGAGTCCACATAGTATTCCCAAAGAAAGCAATCTTTCACAAACATCGTTTCGAGACAAATGCAGCACCCACCATGCACTCTGCTCTGTGACTTTGTGCCTAATTTCATAACTCCCACCAAGAACTTTACCGATAAGTCGAAGGTGTTGTTCATCTTCTGACCAAACAACCAACAAAAGAGAAGTGTTCTCGTCTTTCACGTAACGTAGAATATTACCAGAACAGAGTATGAACCCTAGAAGGTATGCTGACGTTGGTGTGCTATCACCGTCAAACACATTCATGTCATCCGAATACTCAATAAGTTCTGTACGTGGAACTTTTCCTTTAATGTCTTTTGCTTTGACTTGTTCTCCGTCAAGGATGAACGGATGGTTTTCAGTGCAGTAAATAGCCTGACCGCCGTTATCCGGGTACACCTTTATCATGGGTTTTACACCTGTACGCATAATGCGCTCAACAGTAACCCATCCTTGCGGCGACCATACTTCATCTCCGGGCTTCATTTCGCAGATTCCCATATATCCACGTTTCGTTTGAACGGGCGAACCACCCTCAAGGCACATGTCTATGGACACCACATAGCATTGGTCATTCTCAGGAAGAAACGCACGTCGGATATTAAGATTGTCAGGGTCCATTCCCTCGACCAGACCTTTTGCATCATCGTCAGGAATATCGTTCGAGAAATACCATCCGAGAATGTCACGTTTCTCTGCGATTTCCTGCTCAGTAGCCTTACGCCCTTTTAGCATGACGGCATGTGGTTTTGGCGTGCTCTGTACGTTATTATTCGTGAAGAATCGGTTCTTTGCAGAGGTGCCACAGTTGTGGTTAATCACACCTTCTGCAATATAACGATGCAATGGATGATCAACAGTGAGCGTGTATGCCTCTTTTTTTCCACAAGATTCAATAGAAATAACTTCCTCATAATCAAACACTTCAACAGGAAGACACGAGTCCTCACACAAACGCATTACAGAGTACAGTGAGTATCGCTTGTTGTGATACATCGCCTTAAATTTATTTCGTTCACCGACTTTCCAAACCTCTTTTGCGAGACTGTTTAGAGCAGTAGTCAGAAATGTCGGAACAGATTTTTTTGTGTTAATTCTAAACGGTATTGAGTCATCAAGGTACTTCCTAAAAGACTTAACACAAAATTGCAGTCTCCATTGTTGACTGTACGTTGGGTTCTTTTCAGTATCAATCTTTAACCTGTGTATCTTAGTACGGATTCCAACGTAATCGGCCAACTTTTGAAGTGAACACACTAAAGAATAAGACGTTATATTGAGACTACTATTCATCTTACCATCAGACTTACGTATATGTTTCTCTCCCTCTGCCTGATAAAATCCACAAAGAACCGAAAAAGCATCTGCCTTTGAGTGTATCACAGAAAAATCAATCTCACGTTCTTTCTGTGGAACGTTCGCAACTGGAAACCATTTCGACACAATCCTACAAGCAGTTGCAGACATCTCAATAACATAAAGAGTGTCTTTGAGTTCACGCATACTATGACGCACACCTCTTTCAACAAGGTTGTTGTGGATATACATCATGGCATCGTAGTCACCATGGTTAAAAAACAAGCGCAATGATTCTTTACGTCTTCTCTGAATTTTGCCACTATGTCCTACATAATATGACCCATCTCCCAAAAAGAATCCATAAAGAAACATCTCGAAATTTATTTGAAGTCCTTTAAAACTTACAGCAGTACGGCATAGGGAATCCCCACATTGAATCTCAGATGCAAATCTCCACACATACCCAGTATCAGACGGACACAGAAACCTATGATCTGAGGTACATTCGATTGACTTTCCAGAAGAAAGAACGAAGCGCAGAAATTCCTGTTCGCCTGTTCTGACTAAAGAAGCCTTGGAATATACATCCTTTGCAATTTCAACATCATGTTCCTCTGTAATGTCTGCAATACGAACTAAACCTTGCCGTGTATGAACCAAAGCATCAGGAGAAAAACAGCTCAATCTGCCTGTATTATGCGTAACGATACCATTTGCAACATACTCATGGACATCTTCAACCTCGATGTCATAGACCTTTGTTTCTCCGCCAACCACTTCGACATTGGCCACTTTTGATTCGAGATAAAGGCGCATTTGCTTCGGAAAACGAATCGACGAAAACCGTTCAGTCAGCGGATCAAAGTCACTCCACAAATCTTTAAGATTAGACAATGCGTAAGGTTCGTGAATGTCGATGCGAGTCAGCTTGCACTCTCCGAACCACGCTTGAAATGAATGCTCAGTAACATCACAGCCAACAGATGCCGCCCACAGCATGGGAACAATAAGGTCACGTTCCTTTGACGGAATAATAAACACAACACGGTCTTTGTGAATACCGTCAACCCAATTCTCAGGTATGTCTTTCACGTTATAAGCCGCAACCGACGTTCCCTTAGAATCCAAATAACCACACAGGAAATGTCTAAATGTGTCGTGTAGTACGGAACGAGCATGTGCAACACGAACATAAACACTCACGTTATCGACTTTCTTGTTTCCTTGCGAATCTGACTGTATCTCAGAAATAAGTCCGAATTGCTCAAGTAACTGTGACAGCACGTGCCTGGTCACGCTATACTCAACGCATTTACTATCCACATCGTAACGAGAAACATTCTTCTCACCGAATAATGAAACAAGTAGCTCTCTGTAATACGATGATGTTTTCCCACGAGCAAACCTTAACGTAAACAAACATCCGTCGATATTTCGACCTTTGCCGTAGAAGTAGCCCATAATTCTAGCGAGAATACAAATCTTTCCATTATCGCATGATGAAGCAGCACATGTATGGTTGATGATTACAGGCTCGCCCGTTTTGAGGTCACAAAGCCCGGCCCATTCGACATCATCCTTTGTCATTCCATGAGGGTTGATTGATTCCAAAGGTGATTTGCGAACAAGAACAGGATGCCTATCAGTTCCTTCAATGGTCATTCCATTCTGCAACGTAACACGAAACACCTTATCGACATCGTGAGCTTTGTTCCATAGTACTCGACGATACCCCCATGCTGTCCAAATCATATCGTCCTGGGTCACATCTTTTATGGAAATGAAACCTTTGTCCTTCACAAGAACCGTATTGTTTTCTGTCAGACATGGGACACTGTTAGTCTTGTAAGAAAAACGAACAGGGTAAATGTCCTGCTCACTTGCAGTCTTGATGTACTTGTCAAGGTACGATGACTTGAACTTGACTGTCTTCTTGTATTCCTTGTAAGCCTTAATGAAATCCTTAATGTCCTGTCCAATTACTGAATTGTGTTTCACCATCCATGCATCAATGGTTTTCAGGTCGGCTTTCATGGCACCGGTTGCTGTACGTGCACCTGTATCAACACCAAAGCGTTCAACAAGAATTTTTCCGAACTGCTGCGGAGCATTCAGATTGAATTGTGTTCCTGCTAAACGGTAAACTTCTTCACGTGTGCGTTCGATTATGGCTTCTACTTGAGGAACAAGACTTTTTAAATATTCCGTATCAAGACGCTGAGGTGTATTCTCAAGACGCATCAATGGGTAAAGCATGTTGTTATCGAACCGACTTGCCGGGAGATTTTCACGGTAGAATTTATTCGACACAATAGCCAACTGATATGTTGATACGGCGTCAGTACAAGCATAACGATAAGCGTCCTCGGCGGGAACGTGTTGGAACGTAACAGCGTCACCCAACGTCTCATCAAAGGTCTTTGGTTTCCATCCCAAAAAGTGACGTTCAGATGCTTTCAGAGAAGGCATGACGACGTTCGTATCAGCAAGCCAGATTGCATTTTGAACGTCATAGTACGGCATTCCATCAAGCGTCCATCCTTTATGCTTCAGTGCCGCCTCAAGGAATCGTTGGTCAAATCGACAGTTAAAAAGGAACTGTGTTTTACGTGTCTTTTTCAGAATGGAATAAAAAATTTCAACGGCTTCCGTTCCAAGAGCCATATCATCATGGGCGACTGGTACATAGTATCCAGTTTCCCCGTCAAAGGAAAACGAGAACCCAACAAGGTAATCCATGTCAGGGTCAAGACCGCTAGTCTCAGTATCCCATGCCGTATAATCATGTTCGACATCATGCACACGAAGTTCGTCAAGAGAACGAATAAGCACAAATGTCAAATCCTTGTCCCAATCATCCCGCTCTTCCACAGCCGGGATGTAATGAACGTAACCTTTATGCAAACTCTTTTTGTCATCAGCCATTGTGATTCTCCTATGGTCAATATGGCGTTAAACGAAAATTGCCATGTTACGTAGAATACCACACAATACCTAATAGGAATGTGACAGCACCACTGACGAAACATGGCGACAAAGAATTTTTAATTACTTGTAGAAATGGTAGGCACAGACAGGTATGAAGGCTCCCCAAGACACGTTTATGTCTTCGTCTGTCTCTTCCAAGGCTTTTGAGAAAACAGCCTTTTCGTGACAGTAAGCACACACCGTGGACACTTCAATCAGCTCATCAGCTTCAGCCATCAGCACTATGATGCTGTCCCACAGACGCCCATCAGAAACCGTCCTTAAACCGAAACATTGAACGTCAACGGGAAGTACACCGTCACACAACAACCCGACAGACAGCAATCGAAGTTCATGTACTTGTGATGAAGTAAGAAACTGAACCTCATCAACAAGCACAAGGTCAAAGTTTCGCAGCATGGAAGAATAAAAAGCCAGAGAATCATCTGCATTGAGCGTTATGTCTGCATGTTCGGAGATTCCAATTCGTGATTGTACGCCATCACATCGTGTATCAACAGAAGGTTTTATAATGCACACACGCTTTCCAGTCTTTTTCCATGCGTGAGCACGTGCCAAAAGAGTCATTGACTTGGCGCTGTTTACAGTGCCGTAAAAGAATTTCAATGCCATTACAAATTCTCCGGTCTTGGTTTACGAACTGGTCTTGGTGGAAGATTGCGAGGCTTCCATCTCGGTGAATGTGGAGGATTTCTGAAATCGATTTCAACCTTATCCTCAGACTGAACGTGCTGCACGAGGTTAATTAGTGTCGATGGCTGTACAGAAGATTGCTGATTTGGAAGCTCCTTTACGTCTTCATCTGTTACATGATTCGCTTTTGACTTATGCTCTGGAACAGGTGAAGACGTAATAAATTCCTTTCGACCGTCTGGGAAGACAACCGTACTGTCATCAAACTGAATACCAAACACATCAGCATCGTTATGTGCGACTTTGTCAGTCTTCTTTGGTTTCGTCTTTTTATGCCCAACACGTTTGGTTTCAGCTTTACGTTGTTCAGAACGACACGGAATAACCGTTGAAGTTGGTCTCAATAAAGGCTTAATTTCGTTTGTGTGTTCATCTCTGTCTGGTTCAAGTTTTGGAAACATCAGCGAAGTACAACACAAATCCAATCCAAAAAAGAAAGCCTTTAACCACATAAAGAAAGAGACTTCCATCACAACCGTGTCGGTATGATGAAGTCCAGAACCAATACACATCTGGTTGTCGATATGAAGTCTGATTTTCACGGCAGGAAATCCATCAAGTCACCGTCAGAGACATCTCGTGTGGTAGAGACCACACCATCGGCTGTCTTCTGAACTTCTTTAGCCTGTTTACGAAGTTCCTTGTAATACTCGTCAAGGACTTCCGTAGCACTGTTTATTTCAAATATTGTCATGTTGTCAGTCACATCGAACCCGATGTTCGCATGTTTACTCAGCATTACTTGGAGTCGGAATACCCCCTTCCAGAGTTCCTGTCGTTGTTTTAACCCCTCCAAACTCTCCGACATTGGGCAGAAAAAAGCTCTCATCTACCCTCAACATCACAGAATAAGTTTGACCACATGATGGACATTCAAGCTGCTTTTCAATGTCGGGACCAAACTCTCCAAGAGATTTGTTTACGTGAGTAAGATAGACTGCATCACGAACAGGAAGGTTGTCATACCAATCAGCTATGGCAACTGTGTCAGAACCCGCACGGAACAAATTGCACACGTATGTGTACGCAGAGGTTACAGATTTGAGAGTTTTCGCATCCCACCTCATTTTATTTGCACGCTCTTTAGCAAGGTTTTGTGCTCTCTCTATCATCGCCGGTGTTGTTACCATAACAGTAACATGGTCATGTGATTCAGGTAGTTCAACTTCAAATGGGTATTGGTCAGGTGTAAAATAATTTACTGGAATCGAAGACAAATCCCATTCAATGTCATGCACATCATTGCAGTACGGACATGTGGCTTTCATTTTCAGGATGTTCCCAAGCGACATTGCACGCACTTTGAAGATAATAGCCGTCCAGTCAGAAGCATGAAAGTCAGCCGCCTTGAGTGGACAATCAACAAGACACGTGTCAATTAACCGACCAATGGATGCTTCCGATGCACCACTCAGAATATGGTCACGAAATGCTTTTGACTTGTAAGGCGTAATGGTTACATACTCGACACCATTCATTTCCGGATAAATGATGCCACGTGAAGGCAACACCAGTCTTTCTTCGACAGCCATGATTTTCTCCTTAAAGTTAAACGTACTCTGAATCCATTTCTTCCAGTTCTGCCCGAACTGTCTTCACAATTTTCTCAACGAATGCAGCAGTTTTCTTAAACTTAACCGCCGTAGCTTTATAGTCTTTTGTCTGCCTGTAATGCATGTAAATCTGTACGCAGAGAATGCGACGTTCAATCTCTTCAAATGTGGGAAATTCTATCTTGTCGCCTTGACATAAATCAAGTATCTCAATGAACTTATCCCCGAGTGCATACTCTAAGGCGCGAAAGATGTTGCCGTCACTCATGCTATCAAGCAACTCAGACAAAACTTCCCTGTGCGACACAGGCATTTCTGCGTAAACAACTAAACCGCCCGGCTTTCTTGGCATCGTAAAACTCCTGTATGTAAACGAACTGACAGATTAACAGCTTATCAACACGAACATAACCATTATGTTACAATGCATGTTAAGGTGAACTACCCACAGCCTAAAGGCGGTGTGCTTCAAATTCATTAGAATTTGATTTATCCATTCTCACGAATTGGACTTCCTGTTTCAACGAACAGTCCACATCACCAAAAGATTTGGTTCTGCTTCCCTGCCCTCCGCAGGCATAAGTTCCGATAGTTCCTACCGTACCTTTAATCTTGCTTATCGCATCATTACGCAAATTGATAGCCGCATTGTGATCCCTGCTATGTTCAAGTCCACAAGATGGACAAATCCATTTACGAACGCTCAAATTCTTTACAGCTTCATTCTTAAAACCACAATGACTGCACAACTGTGATGATGCAAACCACTTATCTGATTTAACAACAGAACAATTATGGAACGTGCTCTTCCATTCAAGCATATTCACAAATTTATTCCATGACACATCGTTGTAGTTCTTTGCGTTATGGCTGAAACGCATCATGCCTTTAATGTTCAACGTTTCAACACCAATCACTTCATAACTACGGACAAGACGGAGAGTTTCTTTCTCCATCCAATCACGCCGCTTATTCGCTATATGTTCTTCAAACTTTGCCAATCGTCGTCTAGCTTTTTCACGGTTTTTGGAACCTTTCTTGGTTCTCGAAAAGTTCCTCTGTAAATGAGCCAGATGACGTTTTGCTTCTTGCTTGAATGGAACATAATTGTGTGCTGAGTGATTGTTTGAGTCTATGTAAGCCTTTGACGGAGAAAAATCCAGTCCGATAGCTTGGTTATCACTGCCGGAAAAAGACTTTTCTTTATCGTTCAAACTTTCATAGACACAACAAATCGAAGCATAACAACGTCCGGATTTAGTTACTTCAACGGTCAAGTTCTTCCGCTTTATCCATTTGTTATGAAACCATGCAGGAATATGATTATGACGAAATGTGACCTTACCAATTTTTGGAAATTTCAACCACATTTCATGTTCTGAAAACAGATATTTTGACAGGTCTATTTCTCGAAACGAGCAACCATCCTTTTTCTTTTTGAAGTGTGGTTTTCCTTTCTTGCCTGCGAAGAAATCAGAGTATGCCTTCTGAGCATCACGACGTGCTTGTTGCAAAGCAACGGATGAGACTTCTTTCAAGAATGGAAATTGCTCACAAAGCTGTTTCTCTGTCTGGTACTTGAACGCCTTGTAAATCTTGTTCTTTTCATCTTTGTTCAGGTTACGACCTTTGATGTTATCAGCATAGAATTGTTCCCTTACTTCGACGTATTTGTTATAGACAAAGCGACGACAACCACCAGTTTTTATGAACATCTGAAACTGCTCTGGTGTAGGGTACAATCTGATTTTAAGACAACGCTTAATTTCCATTGGTAACTGACCTTTGTTACTGACCGTTTTGAATGGTGGCAAATGATCGGTCAAATCATCTTTCGGGGATCAGCCTAGCCACCAAACATATTGATAGCATAACCTAATGCTTGTTTCAATAAAGAGGACTCTCTTTCATACCACGGGATTTAGCACGTGGGTTTTCTCGCTCGTCGTATGATAGACGAAACAGAGTTTTATTCGGTTGCTTCGTAATACCTCTTGACAAATCAAAAATCTTTAACGTCATGGCATGAGCCTCTTCTTTGTTACTGAACACATAATCCAAAACTTCTTCAGACACCCCATGCGTGTGTATTGACTTGTCGTTATAAGCATTAAGGTCAAGCACAGTGTCCTCAGTCGGAAGGTATTTGTTATCCTTGTACAGACTGTTCGACATCGTATTACGGATACGGGTGTACAGAATTGCACGAAGGTTCGATATCTTACCTGTGAAAAATCGCACCTTGTTATTTAACCAAGAGGCACAGTCGGACACAGCGAGTGTGTTTAAGCTGTTCTGGTCTTCATTTCTGTAATACTTGCCAGACACAGAATATGCGAGCATTTGAATGTAAAGCCATCCGAACTCAGTCAGACCTTTGTCGTCAAGAAACTTATCCAAAGTCATTGACTTTGGGTCGTATTTGAAGGCATCAGGATACTTCTTCAATAAAAGCTGTGTTGCTTTTCTTGCCGAGAAAACCGCTGCCAAATCAAGGGTCTCATCGTTTGAAACAGACCCGTCTTGCGTATCATCAGAAGCGTCAGCACTTTCTGAAAAAAGCTCAAGCTCATCACCCGTATCATCACCAACGTACTCCGCAGTTTCCCACGACAACTCACCATTTAACTCGTACATGGACACACCCCGTGAACCAGAAGTCCGACTTTTTATGTTTAACACAACGCAAAATTTACGACAAGAAATTGACCGAAAATTTGTGCCTGTTTTTACTTATCCAATCTCGAACGAATCCGCCCCTGACAACAAAGACAAGAGCATCGTTTGAACACCAAGGTCATCTGTAAATCCTTCAAGCACCCAAGACTGCATACAGTAGCGAACAAGTCCGTTCCAGTTAATGTGCCGGTCGCTCAAAGGCTTATCACAAACAAATCGCCTCACTGCATCCGAAACATCTGGACTGTCATGGAACAAGGATACACGAAGTATCTCGCTAAAGAAACGTTTGTATTCCTCAACGAACATCGCAATGGGTAACGATAAAAGGCTCTCAAAGACTTTCTCAATGTATTCCGTTTTTATCTGTACGGAACCTGAATTAAGATTCCGTTGAAGTAAAAGCCGAACAAAGGCAATAATGCCGCGATAAAACCGTTCGGTATCCTGCATGAAAACATCACGACCGGACAAAAGGTAACGGTCCATAAGCATGTACGCATTACGCATCGAACCACGACTACGCTGTGCGAGAATACGACACACCTCGTCAGGGACGTTAATATTTCGCTTGTCAGCACATTTACGTAACGTCTTTTCGATAAGAACGACAGACTTTGTCGTGTAGTGAAGTTCCACAGCACGAGAACGTATAGTAGGTAACAGATTATCTGGGTCTGTTGTGCATAACAAAAATTTATGGAAAGGATGCCCTTCTTCAAAGTCCTTCAGAAGCAACGTCTGCACGTCACGAGTAAGCTGGTGACATTCATCCAGAACGACAACACTCCACCTGCCGCCTGTGCCATAAGAAAACGAATCAATGATTCCACGAATGGCATCCTTTCTGTTCACGGTACTCGAATCGTACTCATGGTAAAACTTCCACTCACCAATCGGTGCATTGTTACGCAGACACGCAGCACACAAACCACAGATGTCCTTGGATTGCCCAGAACGAAGTCGGTCACAGCACAATGCCTTATAAAACAGACGTGCAGAACTCGTCTTGCCACCGCCATACGAACCGGACAGAATTATGGTGTTTGGTGTATTTGAAGGGTCTTTAGCGATATTAAGAAGAATGCGACTATTTTCATCTTCGCCGACAACTTCAGAAAACTTTGATGGTCTCTCTTCCTGAGCTAACACGTGACTGTACTCCAATGCGTAAAATAACAGCGGTCAACTTTATATCCTAAACCAAACCAGACACATGAAGCAAGTCCAGCACCACGTTCTTGTAAACATTATACATACTGTCATTATCCAGAGCGAGCTGTGCAATATCACCGAAGTCTTTCTTATACGGAGAGTAAACTCTCTCCACAGTCGGAGGCTTTCGGGAGAACTTCATTTTGGTATTCAATCTGGAATACCCCGTATCTCCGGCCTCATCATTATCGAATGCGACAACACACCGAGGCGCTGTCTGTGAAACAAGAGTGAGCATCTCTAAATTCATACCGGACACACCTCCCGATGCAATCGTATATGGATAAAAACACCGCAACCAGTCAGAGTCAAAAGCACTTTCAACCAGTAACCAAGGCTTATGATACGGTTTGTCAGAAGTCAGAAATCCATAAGGTACGTATGGAAACGGCGTAAACGAGCGAAAACTTTTAGAAAACACTGAACGCACCGTCACACCATGAACTTTATCATCCATATCACGTGACGGCATAACAATCACAAGTTCCTCAGAGCAAACAAATTTGCGAAACCAGTCAGGTAAAAAATCACATGAATATGCTGTTTGTCCGTCAAGCAACCTATAACCCAGATGTGAAGCCCAATACAAATACTTGTCAGCACAGCCTGAATTAAGAATCCTTAAACGACCGTCAAGATTCCTGTAACGAATACACAAGTCATCCTTTGACGGAACTGTCGGTAATGATGCGAACAAATCCGTCATACGCTTCACAAGGTCACATGCGTCAGCTTTGGTGTAAGGAATGTATGAGTTTACGTCTGTGGATTCCATACAAAACACTTAAATATCAAGAGACCAGACAGGGTCATTTGGGTCGAGTTCGTCTGAATCCAGAAGCGTCTGATGTAATCCAAATTGCTCTGTCATCATACGGTCATAAGCAGCATTATTCTTTGAGACTTCGTGAGCATACGCATCGCACTGCACCTGGAAACTGTGTAAAAGTGCGGTAGCTTTTTTGTCACCGATTTCTGACTTCAACCACTGTAATGCATTATCCAACGCAACTTTACGGCCCTGGGATGAATTGAATTTCTCGCTATCGAACGTCGCATGGTACTCTTCATAACACTCACGCACCTTGCAAATGTAGCGTATAATTGTCGAACGTTTTTCATCCGATAACCGGTCAACAGCACGTGAAATGGTCACGGTTGGAGACGACAACTTATACGTGAACCCGTTCTTGATGGGACTCTCTGTTATTTCGTAAGGAATGCTGAAAAACTCACCTGTTGCGACAACACCATCTGTGATGTACCCGGAGCATTCTTGATAATTTGGTTTCACAACCTTCAATTTCTTACGTTTTTGCACTTCACGTTTCCCGTAAAATAATTTCTTAGCCATCGCTCTACCAAAAGCAAAACCCAACACAGTCTAACAAACTGTGTTGGGTGTCCACATTATTCCTTAATCAAGTCCAAATGACAAGACCAAGCACCTGATGAAATGTGTAATTCAGAGACATCGGCGGTCACGACAACATCACAGCATGAGGATGGGCATGATTTAAGTAACATACTCAACTGAGCAGCATTCACGCACACGGTAAAGTAATTGCGAACCTCTCCAAAAACCTCGTGATGGATTACATGCTTTGTCCCATTATTCTTACCACATAACGTAACCGACAACTCTTCGTCATCACCATCTTTGACAAAGCTCACAAGGATGTTGCCATTAAAGAAATCACGCATGTCATCCTGCATAACTGCAGGAATACTTGCAATACGTTTGAGGGAATCCAACGAGGTTATAATGCCCGCAGATACTTGAACTTTGTCATGTACGACGGATACAGTTCCGAAGCGAGCCAGAGCGAACTCGAACTGGTCACCAACAAAGCGAACATAAGGGTAGTTGTTCTTAGACTCTGTCTGAATATAAGCTCTAAGAGACTTTGACTGTGTTTTAGACAAAAACGATGCAAGAATTTCAGCAGACCATAAAGGGAGTCTGTGAACAAATAAATCACAATCATACCTGACATAACCGCCGGTGTCGTCAACAAAGGCATACCCATCTTTAAAAACAAGATTCGGATTAGGTGTCTTCTGTGCTTTTGCGACAACCAAAAGACTGGAGAGAACTTCTTGCATTTCTGACACAGACAGTTCTTTATCCCAAGTAGGGAAGTTCAACGGAATGTCGAACACACTTTCTGAAAAATTTCCAGTCGGCACATCAAGCCATCCACCAAGCACCAGAGCTCTTACATGAACATGCTCACCATCTTCAATAAATTTAAGGGTGAGATTATCGCCAAGTAACAGATTGTCAAGTTTTTGAAGCATTGACTGCTTCAAAATAACAGGCTTGCCTTCGTAAACAGCGGTTTTATTCAGCACAGGAATCGACATCTTAATCATCGTTGCGGACGAGTTGTCAGTCGCACTTACGGTAAGACGATTCTCCATCGTTCCATTGTCTGTTTCAAACGCATCAACATCAAGCATAAAGAAAACACAATGGGAATCCTTCACACGGTCAGGTAACCGCTGCACGATGTCCAAGAACGATTTGAGTGCCTTCCGCCGTATTGTCACATGTGGTTCAGATATGTTGACCTCTTCGTCAGACAAATCTTCGTTCACAAATAACTGATCTTCACTGCACACAGTCTCTAACTCTGCCATAGATTTACACTCCAAGTTTGTCCAAATATTGGGTTACGATGTTATGAATTTCGTTTGGCAGTCCCATTTCAGAAACGTATGAACGTACAGAAGTTTGTCCGCCGTCATACGAACTGCACAAAGTCTCAACCAAATCGAACATACTCAATGATACCTCTTCCTGGTTGCGCATAATGACCTCTTCAGGCTTCTTTGCGACAGACACATCAACGAACGAAAATGCATCCGTTGAAACATCATACACCAAGACACGAGGGATACGCATCAGATTATGTGCATCAGACGAATTTCGTGAAAGACTGCCGGGGCGGTACAGCGTCCAAGACGCTTGTTTAAGAGGCATGTAGGGTGCATGGTCGTGACCGAAAATATACGTGCCATAACCAAAGGCATCCAAATCCTCAGTCTGCAAAGACGTATCTGAGAAACCACACTGAAAGTACTCATGTGCCACACAGATTTTCTTCGCTCTGTCCTCATCACACGAGGTAATCTTTTGGGAAAAATCATATCCGATGATTTGAAGACCCTCGTCATTCAGGTCAATCGGATTTTCAGAAAGGCGTTTCAAAAACCCAGATATGAGCAAGACACCAAGTGATGTATCATTAAGCGTGTCTAGCCTGTCATATCGGATGTCGTGATTACCAACGATAGTGTAACACGTAATCCCGTTATCGCAGAATGACTGAAACAACTGCATCACTTGTGTGAACAATGACCATGCGACCGTCGGCGCGTCAAACAAATCACCGAGAAACACCACACGGTCGATTTTCTTTTCCATGCAGTACGACAGAATCCATTTGAGCTTCAGCAGAATGGCTTCTGCATAGTTGTCTTTACGGCACACAGGGTTTTGTGCTTTAAGATGAACGTCTCCGACGAACATCACTTTATCGTGGTGAATCATGCCGATACTCCTGTGTCTGATGGTTTATTCTGTTCAAGTGTGTAAACACCGTTCACTACATTGTACACCCGATTTCCGTATGGAATAAATCGCTTATCATGTGTGATTAAGACCACGATGAGCCCAATCTGCTTTGTCAACTCTGAGACAAAAGCCATGAAATTCTCAAGATACGCGGTAGAAATTTGTGTGAAAGCCTCATCCAGAAACACGATTTTCCGAACAGGCAGATTCGACACATAAAAGCACTGGATTAAGAATCCGACTGTAACAAGAATGCCGCCTGCCACAGAAGAGTCTTTCAAAGGATACTGATACCCACCCTCCTCAAGAACCAACTCAGCACATTTGTTGCCACGCTTATCCGTTGTTACAATGGTCAGAGAATACTCATGGTCTGTGAAAATCTTTCTCAGACCGAACGTCAGCAGCTTCTCAAGATGGTCTAAAGCACGCCTTGAGAATTTCTGAACGATATCGTCAATGACAGGCTTAGCCGAATCAAACACACGACCACGTTCCTTCAAATACTCCAGTTGTGCTTTATGACCTGCCAGAATCTCTTCATTCTGTTTAGCCTGAGCAACCGCTGCCTTGTAAGCAACAAAAAGCTCGCTTGTACGCTGTTCAATTTCGTCAAAAGTCATGGGTTTCACGCCTCTAAAGTTTGTGCATTGTCGTATGCCTGTAACGCCTGTTCAAGGTCATGCAGTTCAACTGCTAATTCACTTGAAGTACGTTCAAGCAATTCACGTGCAGACAGTTCATCGACAACACCATATTCACTCAATGACTCTTTCAAGGCATCAAGCTCTCTTGTCAACGTCTCAAGACGTGCTTCTTCTTTTGCACGTTCGAGCATGATATTGTCACGTCGCTTTTTAAGTTCCTCAAATTTCGTAACCATATCCTGTGTTTTAATATCCATGTTAAATCTCCTACAAGGTTGAAACAAAAACGAAAGGAAAACAATGCTTATGTATCACAAAGTCGTCATAAACGTGCTTACAGCACCACAGACGCTTCGTCGTGAGTACACAAAGGGTTGCCGCATAAAGGGCAAACTTTAAACTCCGCCAGTTGACTGTCAACGAAATCGCAATCCACATCGAACCCAAGCATCTTCTGCGATGAGACATCAACTTCACGAAACAGAGAGATGGCTAAGAGACATTTCTCAATAATTTCGTATCGTGACTTTAAGTCAGGGGCATTTCCAAGACGGACAACTGAATTTCGGATATCACGATAGAGATTTACAAGGCGTGAAATTTTCTCAAGTCTTGACAAGATTTCCATGAACTTGTTTACCGACACAGAAGCAATACTGTCTGACATGCGATAACGAGACAGTTGCTTATTGTAAGCATCATTCATTTCAACCCATTTCACAACTGTCAGGTAATGTGACAGTGCAGATTCCACACGGTTAATGGGGAATGAAGACACTTCATCACACAGACTAAGAATCTCACGTGCTTTACGTTGCTCTTCATAGCGAATCACAAGAGAAGACAGCAGATGACGTTTGCGCATCTTGAGCATACACGTGACGATGGAACTGTGCATATCTGAATGCTTATGAAGCAATGCAGCACAACGGACACGTTCATCCTGCAACGTAGAAATCCGAGTGAGAATCGAACGAAGACTTTCAATCCGTTCACGTTTCATCTTGACCTGCATTACACGTGCATACAAATCAGGAATTGCAGACAGCTCTTTTACACGTGCATCAGACTTTTCAAGTTCAAGCTCAAACTGTGAAACCAATTCAGTACTCAGCTTTATCTGGTCTGCAATATCTTTCACGTCAGCTTTATACAGGTCATCAAGCCTTGAGACATCGAAACTCTCATGGTAAGTCAAAACCGAATACAAAGTTGATGGTGAACCGAGTAGAAGGAACGGTCCAGCAAACTGACTGGAAAAGTTAAAATTCACAGACTCAGAGTCAATTTTGACTGAGGACACTTTCAGGGAATTTGCAACCACATCAAGCTGCTGCCTACCCAGCTTTGTGTACTCTTCGCCGTTCACCACATAACAGGCTTTTCTGTCACGGGCTTTGGTATCACGTGTATATGTGACATGTGCGTCCCCGGTATCCACATCAATCTGCATCATACCAGAACCATGCGTAACCATAGCATCCGTAAAGCTGTTGTCCGCAAGACCACGCAAAGCACGCAGTAATGTGGACTTACCGGAAGAGCTTGCACCAAGAATAAGATTGACTCCTGGAACAAAAGACAAGCTCGCCTCGCGAATAATACCTACGTTTGTCAATTCAACTTTAAACACTGCACTCTCCAAAAACAAATACCACGCAAGGTGCGTAAAACTTAATACGGGTACGTTTTACCACAAAGTCGATATAGAAAAGAGTACAGCACCACGACAAGTGAGACACAAAAAAAAAGCGTTCTGTGATTAGCAGAACGCTTTTTCATGCAATTCGACACGGAGGGCACAAAGCCCTTACAATCAATGATGATACAAGTAACATCATAAACCTGAGACTTTAAGGGTAGGAGTATTCCCCACACGAAACGTGCGCTCTGGCGATTCTGCCGTAAGTCACAAGGTGTGACCATCCAAGTAGGTTACATGGCTTTCCAACGTACAGCCCTTTACGGGAATTGTGTGCAACGAATCTCCCACATCTAGCCATCCACTCACCACCGGTTTTGTACCCCGGTGATGAACTGTGCGAGCAAGCCCGTAGGCCCGTTTTCCCTCGTCACAGTCAAGCGTCAAAACGAAGGTGCACGCCACGATCAATCCGTGTTAGTCATCTCACCCAATAAACACTTCTTCAGAAAACCTACCACAACCGTGATAACCTTTCTGAAGAAGTGTGTAGAGGAAACGTAAGTCAAGTTAAGACAGCCGCGAAGCCAATCTTTGCTTTTTTCTTGCTCGGAAACAACCCACAAACTCAACACATATAAGATCCTGTACGTTGGAAAGCCATGTACCAAACCCTTCTTCACCTGTCAAATAACTGCGGCAGGTCTAATGTGCCGCAATCTTACTGTTTAGATAACACAGAAATAAAAACCGTGCAACGTATTTGCTCAACGAAATAAACTCAGCAACAACAGTCAGAACAAATCCGGCTCCAATGAAGAGGGTCAATCTCTGCGTAACCTTCCCAATCAACAAGGAAATGTTTGCCTTCCTTGTAAAAAATGTCACCTAGCACATTGAAGAACCCTGGATGGATAACCACAACGCCGGTATAGTCCAAGAGGAATGAAAACAGCACCGTATCATTCCTGTTCATAGGCAGTTCAGAAATGACAAGGAAATGTCCGTCAATCACATCATAAACCACACGTGACATCACACAATGAAGCGACAACCACTCACGCATGATGCAAGCATACTGAAAACAGTTGCCTGTAAGCCATGTGGATTCGTCAGGGAAACGTCTGGAACGGTAACTAAAATATTCAGATTCTAGTTCAGAGAGGCATTGAATCATTGCAGTAACTCACGAAGATTCTTATGACGCAGAAATTTGTACGCCAAATCCTGTGCATAATGCCATAACAATATGTCCTGCGTTGGATAAGGAAGCTGAACAATCCAGTGAAATTCGTCAGCGTCTTCGTCTGTAAACGGACAAGGAACACCGTCAAAACATGCTTTCATCCATGCATCGAAACGCATGGAAATGTTTGCGAAATTAGAGTGGTAAACAATCCCACTACGTTTATCCGTAATGGTCAATAAAGGTGCATAAAACGAATCTACCGACAGAACAAAATTCGTCATTTCAAACGGAAACACGAAATTCATATACAACCCGAATCGCTAAAAAACTTCATCCCAACCCAAGCCGTCATTTGAGTAAAGCGTCAGCCCGTAATCGTCAAACACATCGCCATCAATTTCCTTGCGATACGTTATCATGTACTGATGCACATCAGACTGTAAATCCTGCATCAGATACTTCATACAGGACAGTGCATCATCGTAAGTGACCAACTCTCCGTGGTCTCCGAGAATGCTTGCGAACACAAGCTCACGAGTTGCACAAGGGAACGAAGCTACGATACGAAAAAATCCTTTTAACGCGGAAACATCTTGCTCAGAATGAAAAACGCGGCAAGCAATGTCATCGAATGTTCCTGCATCATAGCATATACCGTGAAGCAATTCATCATCAGTTTCTCCACCAGTACACCAGCCACAATGGCATTCGTCTTTACGGCCACAACGCTCAGTGAAAAAAGCGATTGCTTTTCTATTCAGCCTTAAAACCTCTTCTTCATACCATGTCATGGCTGATACCTCCAAAAGAATGTAACCCAAACAAAATCAAAGCACTCTCTTTGATAAGAGGGAATCAAAACAAGACAACAACTACATGTATCATAAGGAGGAAGTTATGTCGAAATCACTTAAAGTTCTAGCACTATCATCATTATGTGTTATTCTTGTTGGGTGTTCAACAGCATCCAACTGGAATAATGCACAAAACTGCAAAAAACTGAAGAGTGACGACCGGTATTACTCATGTTATGTCGTCATCGACGGAAAGGTTAAAACATTCAAGAAACCGATTATAGAAGACAAACAAAGGAGAAGTGAAACAGATGAACTTGAACATACTCCATGACCAATTCGTGCATACGGTACAAAACGACATCCACAGAAATGGTACCGAGAACTTGCTTTCATGGCTTGAGACAACGGACTTTTTCACGGCACCTGCATCCGCAAAGTACCACAGCTGCTTTCCTGGCGGACTGTGCTTACACAGCCTGAACGTACACAAGCGGATTATGACAAAAGTATCAACAGGTGACGGTATAGACAGAGAAAGTCTGGCAATCGTATCCCTGTTCCATGACCTATGCAAAGCAAACTTTTACAAGCAAGATTTACGCAACACGAAAGACGAAAGCGGTCAGTGGATAAAAGTTCCTTATTACACGTTTGACGACCAGTTTCCATTGGGACACGGTGAAAAAAGTCTGTTTCTGATACAGCGGCATATTGAGCTTACGAACGAAGAAGCACTGGCCGTCCGATGGCACATGGGTAACTTCGGTCTGATGATTGGTTCAAATGAAATGATTGCTTTGAACAATGCAATGCGTAAAAGCCGCTTACTTATCATGCTTCAACAGGCAGATACAGAGGCGGCTTTTTGGGACGAGACTGTGTGAGTTATCGAATACGAGAAAAGAATCGAACGCCGATAGGTTTGTTATTGTCTGGCGACATACGTCGAAATCCGTTCCCTAAATCCTGAGTATCGACCGCATCAAGGCATACGCACATATATCGTTTTCCGTCGCTCGTGTCCTGATGCAGGTAGACAAGACCACTGAAACCATTTCTGAAAAAGTCAATGATTGAATTGTGGTATGAACCGAGCGGCTCAATGTCGAACCATAAACGATCAGCAAAAGGTGCATCGCACATAACAGTTTCAATCACATTATCGTTTTCGTCGTAGTAGCACAGTTGCATTTTTCCATCGACAAGACCATGAATCAGTTTCATGGATTTCGGAAACGGAATGAGTCTGCCACCGGCTGATTCATTCCCGGCTTTCGGCACACGAATCGTAAACCCACACATGAGCGACAGATTAGTGCCGAAGAACTCTTTACGTGGAGAACCCAGTTTGTCAGCAAGCAACCCACGTCTGTCGGTATAAATAGACATAGGTGTTTCACTTTTATCGCAAGCAACGAGCCAGTTGTCTTCCATATAGGCGTAGAACCCATAATCTCGACAAACAGGAGAAACACTTACCTTTGGAAACGGAGTATAAACTTCGACATCGCCCTGAACATAGGACACTTCAAGACCGTAATACGTATCGTAATAACGGACACCATGCTCGGACAACCATACGATGTTTCGTTCAGGTGACTTCGACAACGACGACAGAAAACTGTGCATGAAACCGACAAGCGGGATATTATGAAACACAGGATAAACACTCTGAATCTTGTCGAACACGGCAACCGGTTGGTCTGATGCGTGTTTCTTGAGTTCGTCCAAACTCAAACCAAACCGATCCGTATCATTGCAAAAAGCTGAATGGTCACATGTCACACGAAAGATTTCCTGTTCTGAAAAGTTCTCATTACCATCCATCACGTCCAGATACGGGATAACGCCACTATATTTAAAGTACGTACACGGAACACGGGATTTCATCATAACCGAACCGATGCCGGGTTTCTGGAACTTAAACAAGTATTGCGTTGTTGCATCGCCTGAATACCGGTAAAAGTCCGTTTGAGCTTTAGAAAGTGCAATGTCGAAGTCACGAGCATGTTCAATAAGCGAACGTGAAATGTATGTGGTCATGTTAGCAAAACTCCAAGATTAGAAAAACCCGTTATCCATAGCTGCAAGGTGTTCGTTAAGTTCTTCCTCACTTTCATATTCGGAAACAATTTCATTCACATCATCATCATCTTCGTCATCCTGAAAGTCTTGAACAGCCTTGTTTAAAGATTCCTGATGCTCTTGAGCATCAGGTGACACAGGAGCTCTTACAGGCATCGTGAAAGAAAACAAACCGCCAAGCGAAGACACATGTTCACCTCTCTGGGGTGGAATACGTGTGTTACAACCAATAGAGTTACCTGCATTTGAGGTGACTGGTAAGGTTACGTTGAGACAGCAAGACAAAACAAGTTCCTCAAGTGTAACATTACGGTCAGAAGCAGCTTTGCACAAGTCAGCCATTTGTTTTTCAGAAAAGGAAAGAACAATATTCATAGTCAGCTCCTGAAAGAAAGGGATGAAGCATTGAGGCGTTCTCTCGTTGCAGAATCCAAAAGAAACCAAGCATCGTCACCATTATCATCAACAGCGAGCACAAACGAGAAGGCTTCCTCACTCCGACTTTTATGATGGGATTTCATCTCTTCAATCATCTGAGAGAAAAATACCGGTTGTGCAGAAATAGCAGCATCAATCGTGTCGTAATCCACGCAACTCGAATCAAATGGTCGCTCATTACCGTTCCTGTCAAACTCACGGATTCCATAATGTAATTCGTATCTCATCGGTACCTCCTAAACGAGAATTTTGAAGCATCGTCAAGATACCATAGACACACATGAGTGAAACAAACAGCACCATGAAAAAAGGGACAAACCAAATGGTTTGTCCCTTTAATGTCACACCTGCAAGTCGCCGGTATTACTTCTTTGAGGATTTCTTGGCAGGTTTCTTATCTGCTTTTTTCTCGCTTTTACCTGCACAATTTAACGCATTCTTGATAACTGTGGACTGCTTGAACACAACTGCTTTCTGAGCAGGGATGTGAAGAGCTTCGCCAGTTCTCGGATTGCGTGCTTCACGTGCAGCACGTTCACGAACTTTGAGGATGCCAATCCCGTTCAACGCAACGTCTTCACCTGACTGAAGAATTCTTGCGAACTCCTTGATGATTGCATCGTAAACGAGTTCAATGTTCCTCTTGGAAAGGTTTGCTCCGTCTATCACTAATTGTTCGGATAAGGATGAAATGATGTCAGCTTTTTTCATAAGATGCCCCTATGATATGTCCTGTCGGACGTGTTAAATCAAGGACTAAACCAGGCGTCCTTGTGCGAATGCTTTGATACTCCGTGTTTCGTAAACACGCAAGAAAATTTCGTGAACAACACAACGAAATTCAGATTTCACGCTTTTTCAGTTTCTTTGTTTTGCTCAATACGACTGATTTCGTGTTGAAGATAATCAAGTGCCTTTCTCAGGTCTGGCAATGGGTCATCGGTTTTTACACCGGCTCGTAGCAGGTATTTCAACGTATTGCCCAAAGAAAAATTCAAGCCATACGCTTCAATAATGTCTATCGCCTCATACCCTTGCTTGCAGTAATACGGATTTTTCATTAAAAACCCCCCTCTTCAATTACGAATTACACAACATGGGAATCCATCGAAAATATTGAGGATTTCTATGGAGTGCCCAAGAAAATTACGCAGCGAACTCACTGTGCCCCATCCATTGTCGGCATCGTATTCCGACAGCATTTCATTATGTTGAAGTACAAATGTGTTTGCTTCCCTGTACATCCGCAACAAATCTTGTGTCGTGTAACCATGTTCATCAATACACCAAATCGCATCGTACAGAGATTCCGTTTCGCTTACAGGAACATGCTGACACATCGTGACAAGATTGCCTGTGATGTTGCCTATCTCAACACATCCGTCAGAAATGCAGGAACAATACCCAGACTCAAGAATGTATTTCGGTATCACATAGCATGGAAAACCGCCGTAATGAATTTCAGGAAACTTAATGTATAACGTAGCACTCATGCGCTCTCCAAATCAGAAAGGTGAACGAACAAAATAAAAGAGAGAAAGGAATATTTCAAACGGCGAGTTCTCGATATCCTTCACATTCAAATATGGCTTCCATCAGAAAACCACCTTCCGTTGTTTTAACGATTCGTGATGATTTGAATCTCGTTTTCATGCATTCATATTTGCTTTCGACCTTACAGTCTTGTCCGAAACCCCAAATCGTTGCATCATCCACAAGAAAATCAACGTCTTGAGTTCTCTGCATCTGCTGAGCCAGAGAAAATAGAACGTCTTTTTCTATGTCACTCTTGTCGATTGGGTACAAGCATTGGATGCTCTTAAGCGTGAATGTAGAGCACTCTTGAGCACACGTCATGCTGTTGATCATATAACGAAACAAATGCTTTCCATCGTTATATGACGGAATACGGATAGCAAGCTCATAGTACAGTTGATTGTGTGTCCAATTATCGTCTAAACTCATTTCAAAAACCTCGTTTCAAAAAGTCAATGTTTTCAAGTCCATTCCATGCGTATTCAGGTAATGGCAGATGTACAGAAACGCTTCACAGCAATCATGGCACGGAGGTCGTATCTTTCCGGTTTTTGAAACGACAGGAACACTCCATCCGGCAGCATGGAAACGTTCAAGTAACTTCGTGGCACGGTTCACGGAGACGGTTTTTGTGTAGTCTCGTTTGGAATGAATCGTCCGCAGGGTGGACGGGTTGTACGTTTGCAACACATGGTCTTTAATACGCTCAAAAATCAACGAATCCAAGCAGTACAGTGCAGGGGACATAGAACTTGCAGGTAGCGGTTCTTCCATTACAACACGTACAGGGTCAAACGACATAACCCAAGATGCAATGTCATTAGCCAGTGCAAATGCAGACTCGAACACGGAATGGAAACCACGTTTGACCGTACCGTCAACAGACGCCTTCCCGGTTATTGGATGGGATAGGTTATGGAATACAACACGCTTCGACCCGTCTTGCATAACACAACAAAGTCCTGTTCGAGAGAATGACGGATCAATTCCAACCAGATTGTATGGCAACATGAGAACTTATCCACCAGAAAACAAAAAGGAAAGAACAAAGAAACGAGCATGTGTTATCACTACAAAACAAACGTAGTGATAACACATCAAGATAGGAAACGTCCAGATTCTTCAAGATACGCAAAGAATTGAGTGTCGTTCATGCCTACAGTTTTCAGCGGATTATATTCCAACGTATGTGCTTCATCCGCATCGTATTCGTCCATCAGCAAATCAACGATTTCGTTGTACGCATTAACCTGATGGACACCATGATGTTTTCTCCACGAGCATTCAATCCAAAACTGATTTTCGACGATGATGTAAGTATGCGTTGCAATCATGCGTCCGTTTTTATGCAATCCCGTGAAGTAACAGCGATATTCGAGCCAATGACGCTGTATTGCACTCGCTTCTGCAACCACGAAATCCCAGCACACGCCGCCACCCGCTTGCTTCAGTTCCGATGGAGATTTGATGTGGTCGAAACCAACATCATCGTAATCGTATGCGACAAGACGATCATGCAAGCGTTTGAGGTATTTTGAGATTAAGTGCATTAGAGGATGCTCCAGGAAGAAACTCAAAATGAACAAATAAAAAGTCAGGTCTCTTTGTAATTTCGACAGACTTCAAATATCCTGACACACTTGCATTGATAAACTTCAAGGTAACAAGTATGCCTTCCACATGTCCATTACGGCAGCACATCACACGAAGATAACACGTGCTGCCGTATGGCAATCCAATCCACATGACCGTCAACCATAGGAATGCCTAACCCATGGTCGTCAATGTAAAGGTCGGCACCTACTTTTGTTTGTCCACCATATAGTTCACGTGACTGTGGATTGTCGTTTACTGCGTATAGTTGGATTCCACGTGATTTACACCAATCGACGGCCTCTGAGAGCGTGTCATGTCCGTCATGCAGAACATGCGTCCTGCATGTGTGAAGAATAATCTTATGACCAAGGCTCACAAAAAGTTTGAGAACCTCAACCGCAAATGGAATTTCTTCACCGATACGAGGATAATCCTCTTTCACGAGGGTTCCGTCAAAATCAACAGCAATAATCATACTCCAACTCCTCTTCTTCACAAGATTCCTCGTCTTTACAAGATTCCTCTTCGATACAGTCCCGAAGATGTTCAGACAAATCTTCTAGGTCATCAGCAAACGAACGTAGTTCAGAAATAAAATCCTGAATACACTCCAAATCACAGTCTTCAGGAGTATTGCCTCTCGCAAACTGAGACAAGGCTAAAAAAGTTCCATTCTCTCCTTCCATACTGTGCATGTTATTTAACAACGGAATGTTGCTCACTCGTTTTGAATAACGATTATAAACGTCAAAAAGCCGTTTCAAATCATCGACAGTGACAACAACCGAATGACGCTTATAACCACACATAACATGTTCCATCTTTGTGATGGAACCTATCGGACGTAACACGTATCCATCGACCGCAAGAACGTCCAGAGTGTTCGTGCTTTCATTGAAAGACACAATCACAGGGTGGTCAATGTCTGCGAAAATGTCCGAACGGTGACATCCCCCGTGAACATAAATTGCACTATGTTTAAGGTTTTCGACAAGGGACGCATCATCAATCTTACGGATATAAACACCACAAGAAGACGATGAAACAAAGCCATCAATGATTGTGGAGAATGTGTCTATGTGCTCCAAATCGGAGAACTTGAGTTCGTGATTGAACACGTACTCTTGTTTTGCATTATGTACTGTTGGAAAGTCATCAAGAAGACGGCTTTTTCGGAGTGATTCATTATGGTTTCTGGTGTAGGACTTGATGATGTTCTCAAAGCTGTAGTTCATGGTTGCCTCCTTATGGCATCATGTTCGACGGACACCCTATCCGTCAGACAAGCCCTTTATACCACAAGAGACAGAGCACAAACGAAACAGCACCACGAAAAAAGGGATGCAGAATTGCATCCCTTTTTTCGACAGGAAAATGGACTACGACTACATCACGAAGTTTCCTTCAAGTGCTTTTGTGTCAACCGGCGCGGCAGGAACTGCAGGAGCAGATGCCTGTACGTTCGACATCTGACCACCGTTTATGAATGAACGGTATTTGTCAATGTTAAACCTGACACCGACCGCATCAAACAACTCATTAACATGAGCACTCAGCGTATCAGACACCCATTTTTTAAACTCAGGAACCTGCTGATAGAGACATGCAGAAGAACCTGCCATGGATTCAAGACCACCGGCGAATTGTCCAGTCGTAGGTGTAAGAATCCAATCTCGTGTCATAATATCGCCGTTCGCAAAACTGTCTGCCATGCGTTTGTTGTACGTCTGGAAATGAACACTCCAAACGTAGATACGAAGGTTTTTCAGACTAATATCGCTCACGATGGCACGAACAGGGTCAGCAAGACCTTCATACGACAAAACAGGGAACAGAATACGACGTGTGGTATCCACATCAGGATTACTTGACATGTGTTTACAGCATTCACCCTGGTCGCACAAAATCGTACCGAACCCTTTGAGATAGTGCTGCTGATATCCAAGACCACCGTCAGTCAGGAAGGCAATACGTGTTTTACGTTGAGGGTCAAGTTTGAGCTTGTTAATGGAAAATTCGTCAATGACAGAACCTGCCGGGATATACGATGCAATCCCACCAAAACCGATGCTGTCTGAACTGAGAAGCGATTTGACATCTACCATAGTGTTTTCGGACATTTCTTTTTCTCCAAGCGAAAGTTAAGTTTTGTGTACTTATACGTGAGTAACCAAACAAAATCACGTACCCTGTCCAGAATACTGGAACTCGGACGACACCGTAGCAAAGACCCGTGTGCCTCGACGTTTCTATGCGCATTCTCGAAACGTCTCAGCGAACACAAGAGGGGTTATAACACAGATTTGAACAGATGTGAACAACAGCACCACGACAAATGCATTTTCTTTTCACACACGCATCAGACACCCGTATGACCGAATCCTCCTGAACCACGCTCCGTGGTTTTATCGACAGAAACCACCTGATGAAAATCCACGGTCTCATGCTTCATTACGACCATCTGTGCGATACGGTCTCCTATCGCAATGATAAACGGCTTCTGGCTCACATTGCACAGAATGACACCAACCTCACCCGTGTAATCAGAATCTACCGTTCCAGGGCTGTTTAAAACAAACACACCGTGTTTTGCAGCAAGACCACTTCTGGAACGTATCTCGACATGATAACCTTTCGGAATGTCCATACGCAGTCCTGTACGAACGACACGAAACTCATTTGGTAAAAGCATCACTGCCTCGGCAGAACACAAATCCGCACCTGCAGCTTCCTCTGTCGAATAAACCGGCAGCTTGGCTGTCCCAATCATTAACTCAATTCCAATGTCCATGAAAATCTCCAAAAATGGAACACGTCCGTAAAGGGGTCTAATTTGCGTTCTGACGCATTTTTTACTTTAGACGTGTACTTACTAGGGTAAGGTCGTAACTTTTTAGTACAGGGCAAATTTGACCGCTCTGTGTTTGAAATGTCACAGGGTTATCTGACAGGGGATGGTCATCGTCTCTCTGATACGTTTTATCTGCGTCCACAAATTGCGTGCTTCCTGTTCGATTTCATCTTTTGTTCTGTCCTTGTTCCAGTCAAGGGTAATAACATGAGAGAACCGTGACAGATTTGAAGTGAGCTCTCGGTACTCTGCGATAAGTCCTTCCATGTACTCACGCGGTATGCTGCTCTCGCACTTCCGTTTTTCTTTCTCGCTGATACGCTGTGCAAGACGGCGCATCGAAGTGTCCGGTGAAACATCCAGGTAAACAAAGCATTGCGGGTACATAATCTCCCGAGACATGTTGTGGAACAGCTCAAAGTAGCAGTCTGCTTCATCATGCGTCATATCGCCGGACTTTTCGAGTTTGCACACAAAAATCGAATCCGACCAGATAGAGCTGTCGGCGACAGAGTTTTCTCCGTTCATTGCCATCGACTGAGCAAGACGTGTCTGCTCCAAGCGTTTGTTCAAAAGGTAAATCTGAATCGTAAACGCCCATCTCGGAACGTCCTTGTAGTACAAAGCAAGGAATGGATTCTTTGACCCCTCATCGTCTTCGGTAGCAGGCTCAAACATTGTCCTGCATGGTTTCCCTGTATCTTCTGCAATCGCTTTGGCTAAAGCACGACAAAATGAGGTCTTGCCGGAAGCAATGCACCCGATGACAGGAATATGAACTCCTGATGGATAAACGGCGCAGCGAAAATTTGAAATGGTCATTGGAATCTCCTTGCTTTGCAGTGAACAAAACAGCGAACAGTGTGTCCGCAACACTATGCCTGTCTGATACGAACAATGTGGTTTTAGCGTCAACAATAACAGGTGCATTCGTTCGACAAACACGATTAAGACAGAAAGTCATTTTCGTCAACAAAGAACAGCAAAAAACAAAACACGTCCATAAAGGGGTCTAATTTGCCCTGTATGCGATTTTATGACACAGACGTGTACTTACTAGGGTATGTTCAAAATCGTCGTCAGAACGCAAATTTTGGCTGCCATGCTGCGAAGTTTAAGGTTTGGTGCGGGCAGAGGGTTAAAACCCCACCAAAGAATTCGAGGTGCATATCCACAGGGTGCGGGCAGAAGGTTAAAATCAAAGTAACGACCACAAACAGGAGCGAAACAAGGGTCACGACTACGTTCTTGATGACAGCATTGTTCAAACCATGACTATGTTTTTCCACAGGATAATTTTTCAGGATGCGATGCTAGAGCATAAGTTACGACTACGATCTTAACGACAGGATGCTGATGCTTACGCATGACATGACTTGACTACGTTCTTGATTACAGGTGAAGACTTTACAGGAATTCGAGCTTGAACGCTCTTTGACATGACTATGTTCTTTACTACAGGATGTGATGCTTACGCATGGCATGGCATGACTATGTTCTTTCAACAGGATGATTTCAGGATGTGATGCTAAAACATGACATGGCATGACTAAGAACGTCACTTTAAGATTTTTGCAAACCTTCAAAAATACGTTCATCTCCTTGATTTTATTGACATTTTAAATTTATTTCACTTTGGCATGTTTTGTGCAATATATTATATAATCAAAGTTAATACAATCTAATCTTTCTCTCTTTCTCCTCACTTTCTATCGAAAGTGATTATATTGGATTACTTTTGATTATATAATATATTGCACATAGTATGCCAAAATTTAAAAAATTTTTAAAAGTGTTGAAATTGTTGAAGTTCAGACAGTTTTCAGAAAATTTTGAAAGCTGAAAAAGCTGAAGAAAAAGTGCGAATTTTGGTTGAGGACAAATTTTATGGAAGTTAATACGGCTGGCATGATTTTTGCTAGAAGACTTGTACGTAAGTACTCATCCACCTGTGAACTATGATTTTGGTTAAAGACCGATTCAGGCATATTCCTGTTTTGCTTTACTTTGAATGGAATTTGCTGTATCAGAAAATTTGTGTGGCTAGGGTAGCTACCGAAAAGACGTAAAGCCTAACGTCCGCCACACTCTCTTTTTAGAGATGACTCAGGCACGTATTTGAGGCTGAATACCGTTAAAATTTCACGCCTTGAACTTTAACAGATGCGATTGGGAAACCCACCGCTTTCGTATTTCCTGTATGGAGTGTTTTATGTTCGAGACTGCACGCACAGATACTTCCTGTGCATCAAAGACTTTGTTTTCGATGGCTGTAAAGATTTGTGGTATACAGACATTGATAACTGAGTTAGGTACTTTGGTATCATCCAAGGACGTTGGAGCTTCCTGTGACGATAATGCTGATGAACTGTTTACCTCGGATGTTCAGTTTGTTGGAATCAAGCAGAGGCCATTGAATGAGTCTGTCTGTTCTGCATTACGGAGAGAATCCTGGTGTCTGTTGAATCATGTTCCAATTCCTCTGTCGCTTGAATTTTACAGAGACCTTCAAAGTGCTACTTTTGAGTTTGGTTCTTTTCTGAACGATACCAGGACTTCATCTGTTTCTTCTTGTCCCATTGGAAAATTTCGTTCGTCGAAGTTGTTTTTCTCTCTTGACCTTTATCGTGATTTTGCCATTTCTCGTTCCGCTTCTGAGAATGGCGACTGTCGCCTTTATCTGTCGATTTCCAACATCTTGTCCCAATGGGATACCTCAATTTTTGAAACGCTTCTTAATGAATCGGATGTCACCTCGATATCTTACGCGCTCTCGCAGCTTGTCGGTAAAAAAGAATCTGCTTTAGAACTCAGTAATGGAACGCAGAAGGCTCTTTATCGTTACGTGCTCGCTTTCCGCTCGGCTTTACCTGATAGTTATCTCCGCCTGTTCTCTTACCGGTCAAAGTACGTTGCGTTCTATCCGTACAAAACTTTAAAGCTCCTTGGATTTCCTCCTGTTGTTGAATTTGAAGGGATGATTAAGAATAACTTACTTGGTATTGTGGAGTAAGAAGGATTTTGTTTGGCTTGTGGCATTTGCTTTTATCAGACTGATGGTATGGGTTTTTGCCCAATCAAAGTTGTGAGCAGGAAACCCCCACGTTTGGAGAATTTGAGTATGGCAAAACGTAAAACGAAGAGTGATGAAATTGTGAGTACGGTTGCATTGGAAACCCCTGTGGAGAACATGGAAACCTCTGTGGAAACCCCTGTAAGGAAATCGAAAAAGGTTAAGACCGAGAAAACGGAGAAGACCGAGAAGACCGAGAAGACAGAGAAGACAGAGAAGACGGCATGTCAGTCATCTGATGTGGAGTCTTTATCTCTTGTTGCTGATTCAGAAGTTCAGGCAACTGAACCTCAGGAGTCATTGCATGACGCTACGGAAACCGCAACCGAGGAACCTGAACCTTTCCGTATTGCTGCTGTTCCCGGTAAACCGCAAGAGTCTAACGATGATGATTCTGTGATACAGCTTGTACCAGATACGGATGCTCAAACACAAGCAGAGGCGGATGCTGAGCAGGAACCTTTCCGTGTGGTTGATGTTCCGCCAAACAGCATATCGTCGGATGATTACGATGCACGTCAGAGCATTAGCGTACCTGTTACGGAGAAACGTAAGGATGAGGGTTATCTTCGGTTAAACAAACCGAAACTCGGTATGCTTATGGTTAAACCAGAACTTGAGGATTCTGTCGAAAGCAATGATGTTTCCTTAGTCGGTGAGTCTGATGAGAATGATTCCGATGAAAATCAGCCTGATGCAGAGGATGCTGCACAGCAGGATATGGATGATTTCTTTGTCGTTCACAGGCATGTGTCTGCTGATGATGTTCCGCAGGATTGTGCTGATTCGGGTGAACCTGATGAAATGATTCCTGATGAACCTGATGAACCTGATGAACTGGATGATTTTACTGATGAGCCGAGTGATTATTTGGATGACGATGACGTGGAGGATGAACCTTGTGACCAGGATAATTCCTCTTATCCATCGTGTCTTGAACCACCTGCCTGTCCTGTGTTTGTTTGTAAGGGTGTTTTTGACTTACCGTTCGTCAAAAAATCTTCGTCAGACAAGTGTTATCTTGTACCTGATGGAAAGAATGAAAAGTTGCGTTTCGAGCGTTCTTACACGGTGAAGAAATCACGTCCTTACAGACGTGATTTGAACTATGAGCTTGAGGATACGTGTATCGCTGATATGCCTTATTACTGCTTCGACGGTCACGTTGTAGGCATGGCTCACGAGTTCGACCCACTGTCCGGGATGTACATGAATGAGGTTTACACGACACGCGGTGTGTATTCTTTCAGAACGTGTTCAGAATTACCTGAGCGTTCAGGTTCGTATGATGACTTTTTTCAGACGATTTTGAACACCCTCATTCTCTACGATGCAGAGTTTACTCCGTTATGTGATTTGTCTGGGTATGACTGTACTTCTGTGGACAGTGAATGCGATGACATTTCCGTTGTGTGTATGGGTGTGCTTGAGGTGTGTGGTGTTCGTTATGGTATGCGTTCCGACTGCACAGTTGATTTTGAAAGCGTGATTAGAGCTTTGTGGGAAATCATAAATACAGATGACTCCGATGAAGACCTTGGATTTTATCGTGCGTATTTTAAACTTTTAGGAGACTGAGATGAAAAAAGATAACGTGTTTTCCTATGTGTATGAGAATACCGACTTGTCTGTGTTCCATGAGTATCCGAATAATGTGTCCATCGTGTGTTCTGACGGTAGTGTTCAGAACATTGTGAACATGCACTCAAAGTCTCTTGGCGAGGTGATTACTAATGTGAACGCTCAAGACATTACGTTTTTTGAGTTTGACCGAGAGGGTGTTCAGACGGTAGTTGTGCTTCCTGATAACTGACTTTCGTGGTGCTGTGTGTTCTGGTTACTTTAGTTTTGTGTTAAAAGGCATGATGCGGTAAAGGTGTCATGCCTTTGTTTTTACTGTCCCATTTACTTTTGTTCGGAGAAGTTATGCCAAGAGTGTCTGCAAAAAGTACGGTAAAGAAGAGTTCATCACGTGGTGCGAAGAAGGAAACGTCATCTGCTGCGGTTGAAAAGAGAACCCGTAAATCCAGTAAACCAAGCAAACAAGTCGCAAAGGAAGTTGTAAATGACACAGAAGAAATCATTGAGGAGACTCTTACAGAAATAACAGAAGACGGTGAGCAGGTTTCGGTTCGTGTAACGAATGATTCCAATGCCGGTAAGGATGTTCAGATTGAGGATTCTGAGTGGAATGAGGATAATCAGAGAGACTTGGAAGCCTTTAACGCTATGCCAGAGGCACGCAGGAAGTACTATGACAATTTGACGGCTGCGGTGCTTCGAGACCGTAAGTATATCAAGTCTGGCAGTTTCGTTCTCGACGCAATCCTGTCTGATGGTCAAGGAATTCCTACAGGAACGTTCATTGAGCTGACTGCACCGTATGCCGTCGGCAAATCAAGTCTTCTTTTGTTCATGTGTAAGAATCTTTGTGACCAAGGATATCGTTGTGCTTACATCGACACAGAGCGTGGACTGAACGACAAACAGATTGCGAGTTTTGGGCTTACGAATCATACCAAGTCTCGTATGTTCCTGCCGATGACTATCGACACGTTTGAAGAAATTGACGAGTTCTTATGCAATGCTTTGACTGATGATACGTTGAAATTTATCGTTGTCGATTCTTTAACGGCTGCTTCTGCGTCCGATATGATTGAGAAGGAAACTGGTCAGAATCAGACATTGGCTATCCATGCACGTACAATTTCTGCGTTCTTGCGACGGTTTAGGTCTAAGTTCGGCACATCCGACAAGACTATTTTCTTTGTGGCACAAAACCGAAAGCAGTTTACTCAGTACGGTGCACAGGACGGTGCAGCCGGTGGCGAGGCACAAAAGCATTACATGGACATCACTATCCGGATGAAATTAAAGGACAAGCTGACCAGAAAAATAAAAGGCTCTACCGAGAAGCAGCAGTATGGAACGATATGCACGATTATGTGTGACCCAAAGAACCGTTTCTGCAGTCCACGTATTCCGATGAGCATCGCTATCGTGTGGGGCAAGGGTGTTTCAAATGCAGCCGCTCTTTATGACGCTTTAGTGAGTCAGGGAAAAATCACGCAGAAAGGTTCTTTTTATGTGATTGAGGGCGTCGATGGACGTGAAGAGCAGTTTCGTGGTCAGGACGCCGTCACGTTCTATATCTCACAGCATTCGGATTATTATTTAAGGCTTGTTGAACGTCTTGGTGGTATCCGGCTACCAAAGGTGTAATTAACGTATCAGTCAGAATCCCATCGTTTCGTCACGGTGGGATTTTTCGTTTATCAAAGGAGTGTATTGTCGCTGTGCATGGTGCACTTCTTTTTTAACTTTGTTCATTGAGTTGGACGATGGCTGAGAATTTGTCTGCTTCTGTTGTGTCTTCATCTGTTTCTTTACCGCTTTCAAAAACATGCCTCTATATGGCTCATGCTTTTATGTCAGGAAGGCCACACCCTGTTTCTTACGTGAAATCTGCGATAGATACAGGTTCCGTGAGTATCGACACAGAGACCTCCGATGTGTGTATGGAGAAAGCCAGGTTATGCCTGAATGACCTTGATGCTTTAATTTCACGTCTGTCGAAAGATGGAAATGCGGAACGATTGCTGACACGCTTAGTTGAGATGGCTAAGTTTGTTGGAACAGAACACGCAGTACGAGAGTCTGATTTGGGTGTTCTTGCTTTTATGTTTCGTCAGCATTTTGGTTGTCGGAAAAAAGACAGGAGACCAAAAACCCAGTGTTATGAATTCGCCCCGTATGGTAAAGTTTCCGTTGTTCCGTCTCAGGTTTCATTTATGGCTGATGGCGTAGATGTTTACGGTAAGTACTTCAGACTGTATTCTGTTACTGATGAAGACGCAAAGGTACTTTACGTGGTACGGTCGGATGAATGGATTGATGACTTTCTTGAAGCCGATGTGCTGACATTAAATGTCGAAAAGCGTGAGACCCGAAAGGGTGTCAATCAGTCTTTATGCAGTCTTGTGATAAAGTAATTCAGGAGGTGTACTGTGCAGCAGTTTGAAAATGAGGAGTTTTACGTCGAGGTTTATGACAGATACAGCGAAAAGCCTTTGTTTGACGCAGCGTGCATTGTGTTCAGTCTGGGGCGTAAGATGCTTGATTGGGCTTTAGCTCGTGTGCCCAATGAGGAGAAAGTCCTTTCAGAGCATCCATGTGGACGTAACTATTTGACGCTTGGTGGCGTTAGGACTTTGTGCAAGAAATCGAATTCGAAGAAAAGTCGCCGGTTTCGTGATTGGTTTGAGAATGTTGTCGTAAGCAGTGTGTTTCCGCAGGATGTTGTTGATGCAGCAGACTTGTTTGTCAGTGAAAATGATTTGTCCACTTCTGACGATTCGTCATGTAAGGCACAGAAAAAGTCTGTTGAAGTGTTTGATGAGCAAAACGACGTTGCGACGCAATTACAGTCTTCAAACACGTGTCAAGAAACAGAAGCCTCGAATAATCTCGTTAAGTGTTTCGACAATGGTGTTTTCAGTGTTCGTACTGTTATGCGTGACGGTGAAACGTGGTTTGTTGCAAGTGATGTGTGTAAGTGTCTTGGACTGGCACAGGTAAGTCGTGCATGTGACAGGCTGGATGAGGACGAGAGAGTCTTACTAAAAGTAACCCACCCCCAGAACCCTGAAAAAGAGTTGGATGTGTGTGGTGTTTCTGAATCTGGTCTCTATGCTCTGATTTTGCGCTCAAATAAACCAGAGGCAAAGCCATTTCGTAAGTGGGTGACTTCGGAAGTTCTGCCTACCATACGAAAAACCGGCATGTACGTTCCGCAGCATGTTATGGACAGGATAGCGGTGCTTGAACAGATGGTTCTTGAAATTCGTGATGTATTACCGGTTCAGAATCAGCAGTCATCGTTTAGAACTGCACGTGATGTTTGTGAAGAACTTGGTCTTGATGTTGTTGACACGACGTTCAAGTTTATTGTGTCGTCTTACATGAAGAATCTTTGTGATCAGCATCCAGAGCGTGAGACATACAGTCGTGGGTTTAACGGGATACGGGTTTTTCCTTCCTGGGTAACTGACGAGTTTATATCTATGTATCGAACCAATCCAAAGATACTTGACCCTTATCTTCCGTGACATGATGCGTGCAATCTAAACTTATTAGTTTGCGTTTCGTAGCATTGGAGGTTTTTCATGGCAGGACGCACGGTTCCAAAGACAACAAGGGTTAGTTCGGACAACGAGAATCCGCAGGGCGTCCATCCGTCTGTGTCATCGGATGGCGTCATAGAGAAAAAGAGTGGTGGTCTTTTTCAGTGGGTCAAGAGTCTGTTTGGTGGGCGTGTTCGTGTTGTCGATGACCCGCAAGATTCTCGTGACGATTTTCTGAAAGACCTTATTTCAAGAACAGATTGTTCCATTCTCGGCGACCTTCACAATTATGCAACTGACCGAGAGGGCATGATTGCTGATTATAAGGAAATGCTTACAGATGCAACAGTTATTGCAGCTGTTGAGTTAATCGCAGAGGATTCAAGTATCATCGATAACGATACGAATCTTGCGGCATGGGTTACATGTCAGGATGACCCTGACTTCGGCGACATGATGACCCAATGGCTCGCAGATACGGTGAACATCAATGACCTTATTTATCCGATAGCTTTCAATATCGTTGCTTTCGGAGAGTGTTTTCTAAATACGAATTTTACGAATGAAGTGTACCGTGAGAATTTTACTCTCGGTGATTTCTTTTCCATTGCTGACCCGCTTGAGTGTATTCACCTGTTTCGTTTTGGTGCTCCTCTTGGGTATGCCATACGAGAAGGTGATGGTGTTTACACGTATGGCGAGAATGACGCGATTCTTCCGGAGAAGTCTTACATACATTTCATTTCTGACCGTGGGCAAGACCAGGCAGTAGGCGACCCTGATGACGGTGTTGTTATCCGTTACGGTACAAGTTTTCTGGATGCCGCAAAGTACCTTTTCAGACAGAAGAAATTATTGGATGACTTATTGATTCTCGCCCGTCTTACTAGAAGTGCTTTTTATCGCATTTTCAGTGTTGAGGTAGGGAACGCAACAAGTCAGGATACCGCCAGGATGATGCGTGAGGTACGCACAGCCATCAACTCAAAACAGTCTCTTAATGTCGCACAGGGTGTTTTCAGTTCTGTGAACGCTCCAATGATAACCGGCGGTAATGTTTACATTCCGGTTAGAAACGGTGTTGGTAATGTGAGTGTCAATGAGGTTTCTGCTCCGACAGAGATTGGACAGCTTACGGATGTGAATAATATCTTAAAGAGCTTTATGGGTGCTTTAGGTGTTCCGCCTCAATTTCTTGGTTTCGCAGATGAAACAGGAGGCGGTCTGAATGATTCAACGCTTACGCAGCTTGATATCCGTTATGCAAGAAAAGTCAAACGTGTGCAGCGTATTTTGCGTGAAGGTATCAAGAAGCTCGTTATCTGGAAATGTCTTATTGACGATATCATGCCGCCTGAGTTTACAATTCAGATGCCGACCATTCTCACAGGTGAAGACGAAAAGCGTGCTACTGCGATTACTGCAGAAGTTGACCGTATGAATACAGCACTTGACATCGTTGCAAAGATTGACCCTGAATACATGAACGGCGTGAATAAACGTGAACTGATTTACTTCATTCTGCACAAGGTGTTCAAGAATGATGACCTGCTTGACGCTCTGGGTTACAACAATCCGCAACCGGAAACACAGGGAAACGGAGAAGAGGGCGGTGAAGATGAAGAGGGTGGATTCGACAGAGGTGGCGGATTCGGCGCTGTGTAGCTGAACACTATCAAAAGTGTTGTCAGATGAGTTAGGGGCCAATGGGGAGATTGTGTCATGTTGGACGCAACGCATACGCTTTTTTTCATCATCGGCTTCCTTGTGCTTTTCAGTGTGGTGATGCCGTTGGTGGCACGTGTTACGAAAATTTCTTTTACATGGACTTTGGTAATCGTTTATCTCGGAATCCTGTTTGGTGTTATACTTGATTTCTCGCATCTTACGAACGAAGTCCGTATGATTCTTGCAGTAGGCTCAATACTTGTGTCGGTGGCTTACATTCTTTCACATGTGTCTGAGAAAGCTCGGGCACGTGGTGAACAGTTACGTCTGCCAGAGATGAATTTGAAGAAAGGAAATACTCGTGTTAATGTAAAGTTCTCTGATGCTAAGAAGATTGTATCTGAGGATGATGACAATCTTGATTTGAATGAACTTTCAACACTTCCGTATAACAACAACGATGCATTCGACACGGAGTTTCCTGTGCAGCAGGATAACACTTCGGTTGTTCAGAGTCAGATGAGAAGTACACAGGAGCGTATTACTGCACAGGAAAATCCGTATGCCATACGGACTCCTGTTCCTCAGACTTGCGCTCAGTCGAATCGTTCATTACGGCCTGTGTCCTCTGTGAACGACACGGTTGACCAGGACGAACTTGCACAGTTTATGAGGACTGACAGACGTGTTCGCCGGGATGGAAACACAGGTGTCCATAGAATGTCCTCAAGTCAGGGATTTTCTTCTACACGTTCTGGAAACTGGAATCAGCCTCAGTGAATTACCCACCCGCTAAAACGGTGGGTAATTCACGAACATCACACGATTTGGTTGTTGTATGGTATGTCTAACACATAAAGATGTTCCGTTGAGTTTCCGATAGCCATCAGTAATACCAGGTCGCCGACTTTCAGCAGCACATCATCATCGATGTCGTGGCAGTAGGGCTTCAGGCTCTTTGGTTTTTCAGTCAGCGACATGTCGTACTCTCCAATGCTGTTGGATAATGACATAGACGGTCCGACCATTGCTCCAAGTTCACTTACGAGTGATGAGTCTAAGGTACCACTTGCAGCTTCAAATGTGTCATTGACTTTAGTTGCTACATCGCCGAGTTTGTTTAGTGTCGATATTACTTCATTCACACCTTTCGTAGCACCGAGCATCGTCATTATTTTTTCTGTTAGTGCTTTCAGGTCTATTGTTTTACCTACGAGTTCTCCTATACCGCCCATTATGTTTTTTACGATGTCGTTGAACTCTGATGCGAACTCTGAGATATCTGCTTTGGCATCTTCCATAAACGCTGTCAGCTTGTCCATTACTTTTTGTTCTGCATCAGACAGTAGTGGCTCTATATGCTTGAGGGCGTCAAAGTCAACCACATCAAAAGCCTTGTCAATGGCATTTGGAATCGTCTCCGTCACTGCCTGTTTTGCTTTTTTCATATTTTCCAGGATTTGTTCAAAGTTGTCTGCCGAGCTTGACTCCGTTTCTGTATTTGCGTCATGCTCTTTTTTGACAATCGTTGAAATGTTGTCACGGTAGACATGCATAGGAAGTAGGCTATTTGGTACTGCGTTTTTCTTTAGCCGTGCTCTGTCTTGTATTTTATCATTTTTAGGGTCTATGCTGATGAACATCAATTCCTTGCAGGCATTGGTCTGTACTTCTATGCTGAAGTCTTTAGTATAGGACATCACATCGCCGTCTTTCTTTTTGTTGTACCTTATTGCTACCTGGCTTTCGTCTTCACCTGTTCGTGTGAATACTCCTATGCCTGTATCTGTGCCTTCTGTTTTTATCGGTTGCGTGAGGAAGAAGAATGTGGAGACATCAACCGGTGAAGCTCCCTCGTCTTCGTACCAGAGTATTTGGTCGCATGTGACCGTTACGTCTTTGCTTGCCACGGTATTTAGCTGCTCTCTTTCACGGAAGACTTTATTTCCAGAGTCGTCAACTACAGGGTTGTTGTCTTCGTCAAGTTCTGGCTCGTATACGGTATTCCAGAATGTAAACTCTTCAACATTTCCGTTCTTATCGGTTCCGACACCTCTGTTCACTTCATACAGCAAAATAGGTAATTCCATGTTGCTCGTTGTCATAGGGTATATGTAGTGCAATCCATTTACTGTGAAGAAGCTGTTTTTCTGCATGATTAGCGGGTTTTCCATTTCAACGTACTTCCGCATGTTTATAGTGAACTCTGTGTCACTGTAAGAAAACTTTAGTCCGTTTGGGTCTTTATCCACATCGCCGATGCTTACCTTTACCTGTGAACGTCCTGATGGAATACCCGCCGGTTTTTTGTATGGGTACTTTGACGTGTCAAATACGAACACAAGCCAATTTGTAAGAAGTGCTGCCTGTTCTGCATTTAGTGTTATGACCTTTCCTTTCATCTCTGGATGTTTTTCAAGGTATTCTTCACTCACCAGATTTTGTGCCTTGAATACAGACACTTCTTTAAGTTTTGTTTCTTGCGTAGTCTTTACGGATTTCTTTTTCTTTTCGGCCTGTATCTCACGTATGTCAATAACGAATGCGGGGCACACTTGGAATATTATACCTGTCTGGCTGTCAACTCGGATATATCCAGAGTTCGAGTGTTTGTAGCAATAGAACTCATTTCCAGACATGTCTGTGAGTGCTTTCGGTGTGTATGACCCGTTTGTTTGTTGTTCGTATAACACGCCACCTTTAATGAGGACATGCAGAGATGCAAGCATTTCATTTACGTATGCGCAGAAGTACCACCTTGCGTAGTTAATCAGAGAACCCATCTTTGAGGTTTCCTGTTCGCTATAAGTTCCTATTTCACTTATGTAGGTAAGATAACTGCCGTATGAGGTTTTACCTGAGTAGGTACGTGATTCTGTCTTCCATTTCGGAAAGAAATCATTGTTGATGTCTATTTCCGGAAGGGTCATGTTGTATTTGTCTATGTACGTATATTTTATGCTGTCTGGCTGTATTCCGATAATGGAACAGATGTAGTTTAGGATTCCGTCATCTACGGTACGTGCATACTTCGTGGAATCTTCGATACCTTGTATGGTTGCCTCTAAGATTTGTCCGACAATTTCATCTCTGTCAGAACTTTGTACGATTAGTGTTTGAGGTAGCTTTTCAAGTGTTTTGGAAACGAGTTCAGAAGGCTTGGCTGTCGGATTGTTCAGTGCATCAGCATAAGACACTATCGGAATCATCTTTTTCTGAAGCCATGCCGCAAAGTCGTTAGAGATTCGACTGTAAACTTTCTGCGTTGCTTGGGTCACAGGGGATGACTTTTTCAGATATGGTGAATCTTTTATGTCGTATAAGCTGACACGTCTCCCACGTATTCCATCCCATAGTTCTGTACCTTCGTCCGGTTTACTTGTTACTGTACATCCTTCGTACACCGAGTTTAGAAATTCGTTCAGGATTGAATTTACGCTTGTCATTTCTGATGTAGATGGCGTCATACGTTCCTCAATCGTTTCGTACACGTCATCCATCGGTTTAAATTGTTCTACGAGCATTCCGGGAAGTGCTTTTACGACATCACCGGCATCAGTATTCAGCAACCACTGTGTCTTGCTTACCAGCTGTTTTGCTGTTCGCCCTACAAAGCTCTGCATTATTTTTTCTTTTAGCGGTTCAAATGCTTTTATTAGTAATTCGATGATTTTGTCTTTTCCATAATCGAATGCTTTTTTTAGCGCCTCTTTCACGGCCTTGACTACGAAACCGACAATTTTATCACATATCTTTTCCAGAACTTTTTTCACGACTATTGACGCCATGAAGCGTGCTGGCATTGGAAGTTTTGCGATGATTGGCGAAATTGCCTGTGACACTATCTTTGCCAGTTTTTTCTTTACCTTTCTTAGTGGTGGCTTTAGCTTTTTGTTTACTACGTTGAGTATTTTGTCACGTATTTTCCCTACGGCTTCGTTATAGAGCGCTGTTACCTTGTTTACGAGAGGTGACACAACGCTCATAATGATTTCTTTTAGTTGACTCTGCACCACACCTACTGCGGAAGCAGCCAGGTTTTTTAATTGCTCTTCGGCTGTCTTTTGAAGAGCATTTATTTTCTGAACGATTTGTTTTTCTGCATCAGTCAACGCTTCATGTAGTACATCTCGTTTGTTTATCAGTTCATCGAACCCATAGGCTTCTTTTAGTCTTGGAAGAAGTCCAGATACGAGGTTTACACCATCAGAGAGCAGTGTTTGCACACTGTTTCCTGGTATCGCAAGGGAGCTAAGGATTGAACTCTTTATTTTATCGATTATGTCTGATGCGTCCAGTGATGGGATTAAAGAGTCATTGCTTCCAGGTTCAAGCGGTTTCGTCATGCTCGACAGTGCATTCGAGAATGATTCTTCGACGATTTGTCCAACATCTACTGATGTTGCCGGTGCGGGTATTCCAGTTTCAGACAAAGACACGAAAATTGGCGGAATATTGACAATACCGATTGCATTCAAGGCTGTGGACACGGTTGTAATCCACGTCATTGTCAGAGGGTCGAACATGTAGTTCGAGATGCTTATGCTTCCGTTTCCTGCGAATGACCCTTTGTAGTAAATCGTCTGTGGATTTTCCCAGAGGTTGGCTGCCATGACGAGTCCACGTGGAAGCATGGCTCGTCTGTAGCCATAGCTTTCCAGTTCGTGTTCCATGTCTTTGCCTTTATCCTCGCTTGACTTTGGTTGTTTTATGTCGCCATCAAGTGCATTGAGGTCTACGTACACGAGTCCGTTTTCTTTCCAGGACGAAGGCATGTAAACGATGCGGCCTATGTAAACGGATAATGGACTGGATGAAATGGCATCCTCGAACGATAATGGTTTTTTTGCTTTTGATTTAGGCATGGTTCTCACTCTCGTTTTCAGTGACAGATAAACACCTTTTCGTTTCGATACCTAAAGAAAAAGCGGCAAGACTTTCGTCATGCCGCTTTAATGGGTTGGCTGCTTAGGTGTCGGGGCAACCAAGCAGCCGATTCATTAACCTTTTTGCTCTCATTAGGTCGCCTGAGCGGCCAATCTCGCAAAGCCATAGTGCTAGTAAGGCTAAGGTGATGTTTTTGATAAGTATGCGAGTCGCAAACCCATTCGGCTTTAGCCCGTGTGTAAGCGAGCAATATATCTTGAAACAAGATTAAAATAATGCTATTTTTATGTTTGGGTGGTTAGTCCGACGGGATGAAAAGTGAGTAAGCCTCTCACCTACCACCCTCTAAAGCAAAAGGCACGTATTCAAGGCTAAATACCATGTTCAAAGCGTTCAAGTACAGACTCTATCCTACTGCACCTCAAGCAGAAAAAATCAACCAGAACATTGGTTGTGCTAGGTTCGTCTATAACCAGTTATTGGACGACAGAATCAAGGTCTATAAGGAAACCAAACAGAAGTCCAAAAAGACTTACAGTGATTTAAAAGAAGAGTATGAATTTTTGAAGAAAGCTGATAGTCGTGCTTTGCTCCATGCCAGAGAAGCACTGGATGAAGCCTATAATAAGTTCTTCAAAGAACCAAACACAGGATTTCCAAAGTTCAAGGATAAGCACAAATCCAAATGGAGTTATACCACGGATAACAACAGTGATTCTATCCGATTTGATGGTAATCGTTTCAAACTTCCTAAAATAGGATACGTCAAAGTTGTTGAACATAGATTGCATGAGGGACGTATTCTTACTGCAACGATAAGCAAAGAGCGTAGTGGAGAATATTACGCATCTGTCCTGTGTGAAATAGAGCAACCAGAGTCATTGCCTGTCACAGATAAGTTTATTGGCATAGACTTAGGCTTACATGACATCGTTGTTTGTTCCGATGGAACGAGGGTTGAAGCTCCAAAGCACTTTCGTAAAGCGGAACATAATTTAGCGAGGAGGCAACGTGCTTTTTCTCGCACACAGAAAGGCTCTAATGGACATGAAAGAGCACGTTTGAAAGTTGCCCGGTGTCATCAGAAAATAAAGAATCAACGTAATGATTTCTTGCAGAAGTTGTCCACCAAACTGATACACGAAAACCAAGTGATTTGTTTGGAAGACTTGTCTGTCAAAGGAATGGAACGAAACCACAAACTGGCTAAAAGTGTTACGGATGCTTCGTTTAGCAGGTTCGTTTCGATGCTTGCGTACAAGGCAGAATGGTATGGACGCAAGATAGTCAAGATAGACCGTTTTTACCCAAGCACTCAACTATGCAGTGGCTGTGGATATAAGAATGAGTCTGTCAGAGGACTGAAAGGCTTAAAAGTCAGGGAATGGATTTGTCCAAACTGTGGAGAAGTCCATGATCGAGATTTGAACGCCGCAAGGAACATCCTCAAAGAAGGAATAAGAGTTTTTGAACCTACGGAACGTGGGGGATAGCGAGTTTACTGCATGTCACACTAGCAGAAATAGTTCTATTAGTGGAGATGTGCTTGCACTTGAAGCCAACCCGATAAAGCGGGTTGGTAGTTCACAACACAGCAGAATTTGTTGGTCAATCGTTATCGTCAGTAATCATCGTCACGGTACATTACGCTGTCCCAGTCAATCGTGCTGCCGTACAGGTCTTCCATTTCGTCTTCTGCTGTGTGCTTCGGTGTAAGCGGCATTTTTAATGCATCACGTTCGTCATATCCTGACACAAAACATTCTGATGGCCGTTGTACGGAGCCGTTACCGTTTGATTTGTCGTCTCTATAAGTAAGTGTCTCTGTCGGGTTGTGCATGGATAAAGACAGAATGTCTTGTGGGTCGTATGATGGTGACTGGGTTTCGTATGCGTTGTAAAGTGCACCGACGACGGCGTCCATACGATCTTTCATGCCGCCGTGCGCCGTATCACTCGGGTGATCCACTTTGTGTTTATCTCTATTCCAATCCAGATTGAACAGCTCGTGTTTTATCGCCTCCGCAAAGTCAGAAGGAAATTTCACGATGTTTCGGTACATGCAATCAACGAAAAACAGATAGGCTTTGTCTGTTCGATCAACGCTCTGATACCGGCAAGGAATTCTGTGTTCTTCAAAGAGCTGTAACGACGCTTGTGATTGGAAATTATCCATGCTGACCATTCCGATAATGAGCTTTTTTGAAAGGAATATAATGAACTCATTGATTCTAGCTATGGAAATCTTTCGTGGTCTGGGCGGAGGGACAATACGTAACGAAAAGTCAAAGGTGTAAACAGGTGTACGCACACCGTCTGCGATGGTCTCTCCAGACTTGTAGCAGCACGCAATACCCGCCGCATCGTTGGTCAAACCTAAGTCGATGTGGATGAAACGTGGCTTGTTTTTGTCTGCAAAGTCATGTTCAATGTAATACTGAATGCAGTTTGTCGGTGAGTCATTGTTTGTTTCAATGGTGAACTCGTTTTTGCTGAATATCTGAACCAGTGACTGGTCAATGCATTTGTCAAAAATGTGTCTGTCTTGGAACAGTTTGCCTTGTGCATATACAGACATGCCTGAGATGTCTCTTAATGCTAGGTAGATGTCGCGTTCGTATTGGTCTCTTGTGTCCACTGGAACTGCATCCACAAGTCGCCGCATATCCTGTGGAAGTTCTGATACGATTTCGTTGATGGATTTGTTATGGTCAACGGGGATGTTCAGTTGGCTTTCGATTTTCTCCGGACTGTCCATGATGAACGGTTCGTACTTTTCATTTCCGCAGAAGACGAAGAATCGTTCCTTCTTGTGTGCCCACGGTTTGACATCCCACGTTCTTACGTTGATGGCTTTCGAGCGTTTGTCTGACTGTGCTTTCTTAAAGAGATGTTCGGTGTACGAGTTGCTTGTTGTTGCTGACGAGATGACGATGTTCATTCCGAATTTTTCACCGTTTAGCGAGAAACGTGATGCTTGTCGTGACAAAACCGCATTATGCATTTTCTGCATTTCGGTTAGTGAACTTGCATCGCCGGTCGCGTCACCTTTGAAATTTGCCTCGTCAATGATACTTGCGATGACATTGTTTCCTATCATATCCCCTTCACCTGTACCGAAGATAACGGATATGTTATTTGGAAACCGAAGTTCAGAGTCTATGTGTTCATCACGTGGGAATTTTTCTTTGAAATATGGGATTGTGTCGATGATTTCTCGAAGTTGTGAACCGAGACGAATGGCCATGAATTTCGACACTGCACAGAAGTAAAGGAAAACGATTGGCGATGTCGGCATAAGACCATAACGTCCCTGTATGTTTTCATAAACGCTCTGCTCATAGAGTTTACGTATGAAACAGTACAGACCGAATGTGGTCTTTCCACCTCCGATCCCGCCAGATACAACCAGCATGTCGTACTTGTTTTCATACTCAAACAAGTCGCACATCAGTTCTTGGTAATATGGGTAAATTCCGGTCGGCACTCCGTCATTCCATTTGAAAATCCCACCGTTCCCTACATAGTACGGGTTTTGAATCCAGTCCTTGATTGGTACGACTGGTTCTTTTAGTTCTGGCTTTTTTACTTGCAGTTGTTTTAGGGCATTTTGAATTGCTTTGTAGTTAGCCATGCTTTAGTCTCCTGAAATGTGTCCCACACTCCCGTATATTGTCTGATATCGTGTTTACACTAAGTGCTTCAAGCGCAAAACAAAAAATCGCGTAGAACAGCTCAAATTTGCTCTCTACGCGATTTTTTGTTCCATAGGTGTACTTACTAGGGTGATGCCGTAACTTTTTCGTACAGGTTAAATTTTGCTACTCTCGTGAGGATGTTTTACGAAGCAACGCCACCTGCATACTTGAGTGATACGGTCATCAGGTCTTTATCCACAAGCATGTAAAACTTGAAGTAGATGGAGCGAGACTTTACGTCAACCGTGTATTCGCTCGTTTGCAAAATCATGCCGTCTATTGCGTTTATGCAGTTACGTATTTCTGCATGAATTTCACGAAGTGTGACCTGATTCAATGGTGCGTATTTGAACTTGTGCAAATTGCTGCCGAAATTCGGGTAGTACGGTCTTGTGCCTTTTGGTGTGTTCAATATATACGCAAGGTATTCACGGACGGCATCAGAACCTGTATCCCATACAAAGTTTCTGTTGTGGTATTTTTCAGAGAATGTACGTAGCATAAGATTTCTACTCTGTCAGTGACCGGTGAAGCTCCAATAGCTTCCAGAATACATCTTGTTTTGATTGCACGTATTTGAGCACTGCTTTTTTTACTCTGTGCCCATACGTTGTTTGCGCTTGTCTGACTAGCTTTCCGTACCCACCTGAGTTTCCCATTACGTCTCCGTCCATAACACGTCCAAGAAAGGTCATTATTGATGACTCTACTTTCCATGCTTCCATTGAGTCCATTACTTCAAACAGTGTTTTTGTGAATGCTTCTGTGTCACGGTCTCCGATTCTGACGAACAGTGGGTAAACACTAACGTCTTTCATCTGCTTCTTTGTCGGCATACCTTTTTTGAGTAAAAGACTTTTCAGCATCAGATTAAGAAATTCAGGCATCCGTTCTGAAAACTCTTTCTGGAAGTATCCGATTCTGCTGCGTGTTTTTTCATTTTCTTTTGGGTAGAACCATGTGATGTAATCTCGTATTTTGAAGAATTTAACGACCTTCTCTTCACCAAGATGCTTTTTCAGAACGCAGTTTTCTTTGTCTTCGATGTCGAACATTTCAGTAAGTACGATGTAGTTCTTTATGAACTCAAGCCGTTCAAGCACTGTCTCTGTAACGATTCCTGTGTAGAGGATTCCGCTGAATGATGGACGGTACTTTTTTATGTCATCTGTCAGGATGAAGTTTGAGTACAGCAAGTGGAAGAAATCCCATTGAGCTTTCGGTGCAACCACGATTCTACGTACCAGGGAAGTTTCATCAAGAAGTCCGCGAGTTCTTGTTCTCGTGCTTGCTTTCTGAATCAGCTCTATTCGTCTTTGTTGAGAGTTCACCGACCGTTCTTTTGACAATGTTTTCAGCCGGTCATTGAGCAGTCTTTGTTGTGTTATTCGTTTAAGTAATTCTGTGTCTTGTTTGTAAAGACGTATTTTAAGACCCACGATGGTTCTCCTACTTATGTTCGAGAATGTACGCAATTCTGTCTGTCATTCCTGTCCCCATATCTGCACGATTGCATAATGTGTTGACACGGCACAAGTTCCAGGAATGTTTCAAAACTTCTGTCCTGTATGCATCAGAGGTCCTTATCATGCCGACAGTTTCTTCTGCCAATTCTTTTCTCACTTCTTGTGGGTTTGCACTTCCGAGTTTTAAAGCACGTGGATGCTTTTTGATATAAGGAAATCTTGACAGGAACGTACTCATTCCGATGTCCTGCGAAGACAGAACAATGACTTTGTGCTGTGTCTCCTCAAGGAATTTCAGCATCTTTGTTTGTACCTGTATTGCTGTGTCAGCGTTGTCGATAAACGACAAGTTGAATATGACTGGGTAACGGAGTTCAAAATCAATGTCGTCATATCTGCTGATAATGTTTTGGAGCTCAGTGAGGGTTGTTTCACAGTAGGTTTGGTCTTTTGTGTCTTCATAGGTTTCATCGTCATTCTCGTTATCTGTTTCCACACGAAGTCCGATGTTGTTCACTTTGTTTATGAGTTCAGGGTGTTTCTCTCTTAGTACGGTGAGAAATCCTCTCACGGCGTCTCCGAGATACAGCCTTGGGTAAGGTATTTGTGTCTTTGTGTCGTCCATTTACACACATTTCTCCAATAAGACTGAGATGTCTTTCGTTTTTGTTGTACGTTCAGTCTCACGTGGGTTGTCACGAATGATAAGCAGCAGTTTCAGCATACTTTCGAGTATGGAATTTTCAATGCAGTCGCCGATACCAAATTCTTTTTCATACATGCACAGTTCGTATTCTGTGTTCTTGTCCTGACCAACAAGGACAAGACGTAATGTCAGGCGGCTGTTTCTCCATGTGTCCATAGCATGTTCAATCAGTATGTACACAGGTATATCGCATTTTCTACCGAACATGCCACAAAACAGCTCGAACCTTCTGTTTCGTGACGAGTACACAGGGTTCACGTACCAGAAGTTTTGTTCGAGCCACTTGTCAATATCGTATGCGAGGTATCGTATGTTTTTGACAACCATGGTGCCTGTGCCTATTGGCTTAGATTTGAAGAGGTGACAGACGGTAAATTGTTGTGTATCCATTGGTCTGTTTGTCAGAGCGGAATGTCATCGGTTCGTACATTCCTTTCTCTGGGAATTCCAGAGAAACTTTTGACGGAAGTGCTTTGATGATTTTGGTAAGGTATTTCTCATCAAAGGCGTCTGCTTTTGATTCTGTCTCCGACGTATTCAAGAGTTCTGTTTTCGATGTTTCTATGGAGTCTTCAATCGTTTTTGATTGTCCGCCTCTCACTTTCAGACTGTTTCCAATGCTGAAATGAACGGGCTTTATTGTGTTTGAGCCTTTTGTGTAGGTTTCTTTGACGCATTTCAGGAAAGACAGGAATTTCGCTTTGCTTTTACTGTCTAAGGTGAGTTTGTTTGTTTGTGTTTTATCCCATTCTGTAAAGCACTTTGCGTAGTTCGTTTGTCTGGCGTCTTCGTAAAATTTGCCAAACTCGAACCATCCATCACCTACTGTGTACAGGCATTTGATTGACGCTACGGTCTCTCGTGTGAAGTTTATCACGGATGCTTCATGTGACAGTATGTACTCAAGGCAGCGCGCCGGTATGACGTACAGATATCCGGAGAAGAGGTCTTTTCCGGATACGTGTTCTTTTTTCTGTGAAGTCACGCAGACATGATTGTTTGTCCACATGAGGAAACCTGTTGATGGACAGTAAACGATTTCTGCTTCTGATGCTAAGTCTGCTCTGGATGCTTTTGGGGCTAGTTTCATCGTATCAATGATACGTTGTTTCACACTGTAATTGAACATAAGGGACCTTGCGACGGTTTTATTCTCACCGTACATGATGTCATAGGCTTCTGAGATTTCGTATGAGTCATTTACCAGCACCATCGGTGTTTTTCTAAGTACTTCATCGAACTCGTTCTCCAATGTCATGTACGTGTTTTGTGCTTTGTGTCTGATGGATACACTGAAAGCATTTTCTGTGTTTGAAAAAAACGATATAAGGTCTTCTGATTTAATGCAAAAACAGAGGTCTTTGTCTAATTTCTGTGCTTCGTTTTTGCTGAGGTATCTGTAGATGGTTTTTGTTTCGAGACCATACTTGACGGTTTTCCCTTCAATAATTGCATCGTTTATGAAGTAGAGGGTTGTCTTCTTTGCTTCAGCAAAGGATATCTGTTCAGCAACATGCAGCATGTCGGTTATCTTGAACGTCAGCAATGTTTTTTCGTTGTTCGTCATGTCTTTTACCTTTATGTTTAGATGTCTCAAGTCCTCTTAGTGTTGTTAGCCATCCGTTGCTTACTGTGTCTTTACCATAATTTCACGCTGTTTCCTGTTACAGCACCACATATCCCTGACAATCTAAAAGAGTGTGTGTCATGGTTATGCTGACTTTTTCCTTTGGTGGGTTGCGATGATACGATTTGAAAAGCATTACAGATATGAAAGTGACGATTCCGTGTATGATGGTGTTACAGACACGGATGCGTCTTCATGGTTTACTGCGGAGTTTTTGAAACGCAGGTTTTCAGAGTATAATACTCGGTTTTTCGGCGGTCAGATTCCTGAAGTTCCAGTTAAAATCGGTCGTGTGTCCCAGAAGGTGTTGGGAAAGTGCGTCACTCGGACAAGCGGAGCAACAGCAGAAGACGCAAGAGAGTTCGTTCTGAAACAGCTGATGGACAAGAAAATTACGGACGATATGGATTCCATTAAGGGTGCTTTGGAACAGTATTACAGTGAGCATCCACAAAGCGTTCATGTAGAGGAAATCCATATAACTGATGGTAAATGGACGAATCGTTTTTTCTTGGAAGGCACTCTATTGCACGAGATGTGTCATGCCTATCAGATTGAGGTGCTTTGTAAGAGTAACATCATCCTGTATTCAAAGGATTGCAAGCTCGGTAAGGGAAGTGCCGGTCACGGTCCTAAATTCTTTGAAGCCGCTGATTTGGTGAACAGCAGTCGTGACAACGTGGAAGGGTTTAAGATAACGCAGTACGGCTCGGCAGAAGAGATGTCTCGAAAAGCATATAAGAAAGCGGACGGGTATCTTTATGTCAGGTGTCTTGCCAATCAGATGATTGAAGTCTCTTTCGTCAGTGCGAAATCTTCAAGGCAGACCGTTGTTGACATGTCAGGCACGTCATACATGTTCGGGTTTCGGGACGGTGATGTTAAGGCTAAGTTCAAGGTTACCAGACGAACCCAGTTCAAACTTACGAACAAGTATGTCCGTGATGTTGAAGAAGCAATCGTGAATGGTGACTTGTTTTTGTACGCCGTGAACGAGTATGGTGTATGGGACCGTTTAATCCTTACGGAGAATGACCGTACTGACATTAGTCAGTTTATAGGTTACAATTCTGTTGTCGATTGCTCGTTGTTCGGGGTCACAGCGAATTATGGCGACTTGGATGACCTTGTAAAGGGTGTTGCTTCAACGGGTGCCAAGTGGTTGGTTAAACGTATCAGTCGTGTAATTGAGCGTGCGGGTATTTCAGAGCAGTACGTTCGCATCTATCCTGAATCTTTTGAGTCTATGTTCGCAATTACTGATGAAGACAGTATTTCATTTTATGGACGCTGTCTGAATCAGCCGGAAGATGGTCGTCTTTCGTTCTCAGCACTCAAGCGTCCGTTTACAGAAAGAAGACACCGTAGGTCGTATGAGATGAATGCTTCCGATTTATCAGATAAAGTGGACGATGCCTTATTCTCTCTGTTCGATTTTGACAACAGCGATGTGTCAGTAGACAGTAATGGTGACCTTGTGATGGAAGTCGAACATCACGTTCTTTAAGTGTGGGCTTTTTATTATGGCAAGCAGATTAAAGGGTAGAGATTACACAACGTTGCGCCGAGAACTCATTGAGATGGTTCGTCAGCGTGTGCCTGTGGACTGGAATCCTAATAACATAGCAGACCCGCTGATAGCCGTCATTGAAGCCATTGCTTTAGCCGGGGACCATCTGCATTATTACATCGATTCGTGGCGACGTGAATGCGATATGGCAACAGCCACACTTCAGTCGAGTATTTATTCGTATGCACTTCGTGAGGGATACAGTATGGTTCTCCCTCGTGGTAGTCGTGTCCGGGCTTTTATTCAGCCTACACCTGAGCGTGACGAACGTGGCGAGATAATTGATGGTCAGGAGCACGTCCCTGTTCCTGTTGACCTTCCAAGGTTTACCCAATTCAATGCACCTGGTATTTCAAAGTCTTTGTTTGCAGTTAAAGACTTTACAAAGGTCGTTTCTTATTACGGCAAGACGGTTGTTTCAGAGCAGTGTATTGATTTAGTGTGCGGTGAGCTCAATTCAATCACATTTCGTTACTCTGATATTGATGCGTATTCTCGCATTGAGCTTCCAGACCCTTACATCGACGGAGAACTTGTTGAGCTCACAAGTACAACACCTACTGGTGGTACAGTCGTTTGGGAGTGTGTCTCTGATGTTGTCACAAAGGGGTTGCAGGGAAATGTTTACTCTTTAGTTCCGACTTTTGTCTCAGGGGCAACAAGACTTTACATTGAGTTCCCTTTGAATTACAGGAATCTTATTACGTCTTCACGTGTTTTGTTTACGTTCCGTTTCGTCTCTGTGTCGAACATTACTCGGCCACTTCCGATTACATTGACAACGGCTGTGATTTCGTCAGACCAGGTTGAGATTTCAGGTATTGATGAGCTTGGTGGTTATTCTGGATATGAAACTGCTGATGCAGTCCGCCGAAATTACCCGCTGTACACACGTGACTTTACAGCATTGCTTACTAAGCAGGATTATCGCCTGTACTTGTCTTATCGTTATGGTGGTCGTATTCTTGTGTACGACAAGCAGGACGAATATGACAGTCAGGATTATGAGCATGGCGTGTTTGGTTTGTGGGAACGCAGCATGTACGTGATTAGTGAGCTTCCTTATAGAGCGAGGGAACTTGCGAAATACGATTTGGCTTCTCGGTCTTCTCGTTCAGACATGATATGGATGATTCCTTTCGGGTATTATGCTTATGGTATCCTTGTTGTGGTTAATGTTGATTTAGCAAAGGTGTCTGAGGATGAGATTTCAACGCTTACGGAACGTGCCTTGTTGAATCTCTATAACGGTACCGATGAAATCAAGGGTCCTATACAGTCGGTTATTTTATCGACCGTTCACGGCGTCAGCGAACATATTGCGAATGTTCAGGCTATGTTGTTTAAATATCATGGTTCCCAGTTTCAGGGGATAATGACGATGAATAAACCGTCTGCAAAGAATCAGGAACTGCAGAAGACGTTAAACGGGTTTACAAGCGATTATGCGTACAAGGTCAAGAACTGTATGCCTAAGCATGTGAGCGGATTTTCTGACTATAACGATGCGGTTCTTCACTGGACACTTGGTTATGATTCAGAAGAGATAGACACGTATGAGGAAGGAACACAGGAGTATGAAGATACGCATTTCCTGATTCCATTCTGTCAGAAAGTGACTGTGTGGGTATATTCCATTTAGCGGATGGGTAGTTCACTTATGAGAGCAATGACGGAATACCTGGCAGAACATCTGCCTATCATAGAACTTCTTCTTGAGGAGTTCCGACTGTCCATAAAAGACCACGCACGTGAGCTTGCGGATTCATTACAGCTTTATGGTATGGATGCCGACACTGTACGTGCAAAACTGGACATGCTTGGTATGGATGTCGGTGAACTTGAAGAGACCTGGGTTCCGTCACCACAGTTCTACAAGCTGTACAGAAGGATTATCCGTAACCGTTCTACGAGTGGTTCTGTTCAGACTCTTGTTCGTACAGGCGGACAGCTTGAGGCCAGTTACCGTACACTGGACGAGATGAATTTCTACAAGAATCTTAACGTGTACAGGGATTATCAGAACCCAACGGTCTTTGGTAAAGACGGTTACTTTTATACCGTTTATGACCCGAAGTATCCTGTCTCCTCTAATGCTCTTATTCGTAACGCTTTGCCCGCAGGATATTCTCTGTTCTTTGTCACTCAGTTTTACGGTCACGAAGACTCTGAGATTTTTCAGTATGATACGATAATCACAAACGCTCCGCTTTACAGAGACCCATATACGGAACATCTCGACAATGACCGTGTGTACATTTCAGACTTTCCTGATGATGCTGTAAATGAATGTGACCTTGTTTTTGATTACGTTCTTCACGAAGCTCTCCGGCTGTCAAACGTAAAGGGTATCATGCCACAACACGACATGGGATGGTCTCTTGGAGGTTTGTCTGTTCGCTCGAAAACTCTTGGAGATTTGTTCCGTGAGCGTGATGTACGTACACAACCGAAGAACAAAACATGGGTTGAACTTCTTAACCATCAAGGTACAGGACTTGTAAATGAAGGGCAGCATTATGTTCATGCCGGTGTTGTAACTGGTGTTCAGCGTGTTCGTGAGGACGGACTTGTGATTACCGACTCTATGCAGTATCACAAGGAGATGATTGTTTCGGAACGTCAGGAGTTCGACATTCTCCATGAAGCTGTTAATATACCTGTTCCCGATGATGACTCACGCATCTATGTTGACATTGTTGTTCCAGTTTCTCCGACGGATGTTGTTGATGTTGGTACGTTTGAAGATGTACCTACGGGTGTTATTCCGTTTTCGGTGCGTTCGACGGCAGCTTGTGTTGTTGAGTCGGATGACGATGTTGTTTCTTGTGATTTGGTTGCAGACGTTGGTACGATTGAGTTGTCAATCTTTGAAATTCCTGAGATGTAAGCATGAGTTCTAAGGAAAAACAAGTCGCTGTCGAAGCAGTTTATAGCATGTTTTCTTATGCAAGTTTGCATGTGTGTCTGTTTCATATCAGCAAGTTATTTGAGGGTTTTTCCGTTTCAAACTTCTCTAGGTTTTGTGACTGTCTTGAACATTATGAGAATTATCGCTCGAATGATTCTGTTGTTATGGCAGAACTTTATACCGAGGAGCGTATTCAGCAACTTTTTTCAGACTCACGATGTTTGATGAAACCTGATGTGTTTGTATCTAACGGAATAATAACGATTTACACACACGGTGTTGGTTGGTACGTTTTCCATGATATGGGAACTTTGAAGACTGTCAGTGAATGGGCACTTCAAAAGTATGTGCAGTACGACACTTTGTTTAAGACTTGCGGCATTGACATTGACCCATACGAAGAGTTTCGGAAGTGTGTGTCAAACAAGAAGGCAGTAAATTCACGTCGCAATAAGATTTCTCGTTCTACCAAGAGAGTTTGTGATGCTTAAGATTGTTATTGAGAGTTTTGAGTTTCTTTCCGACAGTTGCAGTCGTCTTGAAGTGTTTCACTTTACAGACGGCTCTAAGAAACTCTTCTGTGTGTTTGAGTTAAATGCACTTACGTTGTCGTTTTTTAACACAGCAGACATGATGAAGATTTACCATATTCAGATTTCATCAGAGTATGGTGTTGTTGATGACGGCTCTTTTGTCTGTACTGAGATTTCTTGTGCTTCTGACAAGGGTATGTCTGTTTGTTTCGTCCCTTATGGTGTATGCCGACAGACAAAGAGGGTATTCCATGACTGATTCGCTTTTTGCTTCGTTTCGTAAGGCTGTGTTGGCAGGCTTGTTTATTTCGCTTGGGTGTATTGTCAATTTGATGGTCGGCGGTGCTCTCGGAGCTTTTTTGTTTTCGTTTGGATTGTTGTCTGTTGTTCTGTATGGTGTTCCGTTGTACACCGGAAAGGCAGGATTCTGTTCGACCATTGATGACCTTAAAAGACTTTGTGTTATTCTGTTAGGTAATATCGTTGGTGCGTTTCTTCTCGCTGTTTGCGTTCATTTCTGCTTTCCAGAGGTGTCTGTCGCCTCAGAAAACATCTTGTCTTCTCGTTTGTCGTCAGATGTTCCTCGTGCTGTACTTGCTTCTATTCTGTGTGGTTTTGTGATGACTACGGTTGTTCGGTTTGCACGACGAACAGAATTTTCACAAAACAATCAAAAGTATGATGGCAATTTGGTGGTTCTACTACTTGGTATTCCATTGTTCATCTTGTCCGGGTATTGGCATAGCATTGCTGATGCTTTTTATTATTCCGTGTGTTTGACGTTCAGTGTCAAGTTACTTGTCGTTTACCTTATTACGGTTGTTGGCAACTTCATCGGATGCAATTTGTACAATCTCATTTCTGGTGGAACTGTCTTTGTCCGTGATAAATAGTTGTATCGTGGAGAGTTTTTATGATAAAAAAACGAGAGTCTAAAAAATCCTTCAAACGTGAGGGTTTGTGGGATACGTTTATCGACCACGGACATGAAATTTTACTTGCCACATCCCTATTGGATTCTGTGATAAATAAGACGATTTCCACAAAGAGACAGCTTGTCCGTGCTGAAGAGACGGGCGAGGATGAAGCTGCCTCAACTGCACTACAGCAGTATATTGACGAAATCCATGAAATTTCTGCTCGCATGGAGGATTTGGACATGATAGACCCTACATGGGAGCGTAAGCGATACCTGTAATCATTTTTCTTTTTGTTAAGGAGAGATGTCGTATGTTCGACCGCGTTGTTTTGTGTTCTGAAGGTAAAACTCTTCACGCAGCTTTACGTGCTAAGAATCTTGAACTTGCCAATAATGATTTGGTCAAGGTTTATCTGATAAATGAAAGCACGTTGAACAGCAGCTTTGACATGGCCGGTGTCACGGCTTCAATGATGAGCGGCGTTCCACAGCTCACGTCTGTTTTCTCGATGCAGACGGAACTTCATGTTGCGGCTTATGGTTCATCCAGTAATTCATCGGTAGGTGGTTACTATGCCGTTGTCGTGGTAAGTGGCAAGGCTTTGATTTGTGCCCGTTCTGATGAGCGTTTGATTGCTAATGAAAAATTGGCAATGACCTTTGATGTCGAAGAGACCAACGGTGTTTTGAAAGCTACTGCCGACTTTGATGGAAACATCACTCAAGGTCTTTTGAAAATGCTTGTTGGTGCCGGAGAAGTGTCAATCAAGAAACACACAGATGATGATGCTGCCATTGGCACTTTTACTGTGAATGATTCTTCTGACACAGAGATTGACCTTGCGTTGGGTACTGCAGCTGATGCTGATGTTCTTGAGGGTTCGGCTCTTGAGTGTTTCAGTGATTCAGAGTTAATTTCTGACAACGACAAGTTGGTTAATCTCGAACAGGCTGACGATGTCGCTAAAATGCGTGCTGAAGAAGTTGCCGCTTCTATTGGCGATGGTGAGTTGACAATTAGTGCGGGTAATAACACAGTCACATTCACTGCAAACAGTGATTCTGATGCATCCCTTACGCTTGGTGAAGCGGCGAATCATGGTGTTGATTCTTCGATTACGTCAGGTACGACTTCCAACGGTCTCCCAACGTCTTCGGCTGTTGATGCTTTCGTTGGTAAAGGTGATTTGTCGATTACCGTTCATCCTAACGGTGCTGCACTTAATACGACATTCAGTGCAAATGCTTCGTCCAATGTGAACATTAACCTCGGTTTGGGCGATGCTGCTGATAAAGATGTTGACAGTGCTGTTTCCGACAACTCGACAAACTTGCCGACCAGTGCTGCTGTTGCCACTTATGTTTCTGACCAGTTGAGCGACCCGGACAATGTTGGTAATGGTACAATCAGTGTTTATGCCGGTTCTGCAAACAACACAGCTCTTGGGTCTTTCACCGTAAATCAGAAAGCCAATTATAATTTGGTTCTTGGTGCAGCCGCTGAAAAGGGTGTTGACTCTTCCATTCCTACTACAAATGTTTCGACAAACTTGCCGACCAGTGAAGCGGTTGTTGACTATGTTGGTAAAGCAAATCTTACTATTAAGAAGCATACGTCAGACAACAGTCCTGTCGGTACATTTAGTGCGAATGCACAGACAGATGTTGCTGTTGACCTCGCATTGGGTACGGCTGCCGACAAGGATGCTTTGCTCGATAACAATCTGACGGATGTCACGAATCACGGTGATGACCTTACGTCACTTTCACAGGTGAAGACGTTAGTAGAGCAGGCCACTGCTGTGAACGCTCTTGCACCTGCCGACGCTGCTGTACAAGAAATCACACCGGCAGTTGGTCAGATGATGTGGCTTGCAATCAACTTCTCTGGTCAGGTTGGTATCGTGGATTTCACAACCGCCGCTGTCCAGTCTTCGACGCCTTCTTGGAATGGAACAACGACTTCTGCGACAGATGCTTATCTTGCTGAAATCGTAGACAATGCCGGTGACTTCCGTGCTACACAGAATCGCATAATTGCCGGTTGTACGTTCCGTACTCTGAACGCTATGGATTCAACAGGTATGACAAGTCCTTCTTATGGATTTGCTCTTTGTGTTTGTACAGCAGTTCCAGAACCGTAAGCGTATTCTTGTTTGTGTTTAAAAAGGGACACTGTTCAGTGTCCCTTTTTTGTTTTCTGCTTTGGTTTAAATCTCTATCAAAGCTAAGAGCTATCTATATCTTTGGGTAGTTTTAACTTTGTTTCTAACGAAGATTTCTTACATACTCTATATGTACAGGAGACCGTCTTATGGCATTTGACTTATGTGTAATACCTGTATCAACAGTTCCGTACCTGTCTGCATTACAGACCCGTCAGTTTTCGATGACGGAGATAACAGCTCATCTCGTTTCTGAAAAACTGACTCGTGAGCAGTGTCGTTCGATGACGCCTGAGACGTTTTCTGCTTCTTATGGTTCTTCAGCTTATGCACTGCATGTTCGTAGTTCGGTTTCGTCCGAGATAAACCTTGCCCTCACATCGTCTGCTAATGACAACGCTCCGACAGGGTATTCCGTCGTCATTCAGGGTTATCTTGTTTCTCAGGAGCAGCAGGTGGTTCTTGGCGTGTGCGTCTCTGATGAACCCATTGTGGCTGACATATCGTTGCGTTTGTTCGTGAATATCGAGGAAACGAATAATGTTTTTCGTTTGAGTGCTGACTTTGACGGTATGGTCACCCAGGGTCTTTTGGACGATATTCTTGAGACGTATGTCACGACTGATACAGACCAAGACATAACAGGCGAAAAAACATTTACAGAAAGCAGTCTGAAAATCGGTTCTGACACGATTAAGCATTATTCGTTCAAGCATGGTCAGGAATTTGTCATCGGCACACAGACTGCTTCAACAAATGCATGGACAGGTGTGTCTGTACAGGATGCATTGTATGACGGCATGTGCATCAATTTCTATCTTCCGTATGCAGGAACTACCGATGCTGCTACGTTGACACTCACGATGGCTAACGGAAGCACAACGGCTGCAATCCCTATTAAGTATCGTGGTAACAATAACGTCACTACAACGTTCCCCGTCGGTTCAATCATTCAGCTTACATACTGTGAGAACAAAACGATAGGTAGTAATACCATCACAGGATGGTTTGCCGATTCAAACTACGTGGCATCTATTACGGTTTCCTATGAACGCAATCGTATCGGCGGTCGTGTGGTTGCCGGGAGTACAGGTCTTTATGCTTTTCAGCCGAGTCTTCTGGTTGACCGTGACGGTAATAAATACGTATCCATTACGACATCAAGCACAGCACATGCTTCCGGGACTCCAAAGACGTGTACTACATTGGGATTTTACCCAGAAAGTATCCTCACCAGTGATACATCTTATGCTAGTGGGAGTATTGCGGTTGCCAATAAGATTTGGCGTACATACACTTTAACCGTGAATCAGTGTTTCGGCACAGCCTCATTGACAGCTTCCAGACCTGTGTATCTTGTCTGCACGTTTAACCGTAATGATGGAAAGTTCTACCTCGACACAGCACAGTGGTGGTCACAGACGATTCCTCAACAGGAAAATGGAAAGTTGTACATTTTCCTCGGCATTACGGCAACCGCAACAGCGTTCACATTGGACTCCATTCATCCAATTCTCTGCTATAAAGACGGTCGTGTTCAGGAAGTTACGTATGCTTCATTGGTCACAAATGACCGAATTGATGCAATAGAGGAGTCGATACCTCAGAATCTTTCAGACCTTGAGGATGACCTCGGTGTTCTTACTGAGCATCAGTCGTTGGCTGCATACCCGACAAGCGCATCGTACAATTCTTCTACGAAAAAGATTACGTTCAAGAATGCGAGCAATACAGCACTTCCAAACATGGAAATCGACGCCACGGATTTCATTAAGGACGGCATGGTAAGTGATGTAGCAATCCAGAATGACAATCTTGTTGTGTCGTTCAATACGGATGCAGGAAAAGAAGATATCTCCATACCTCTGTCCAGTATCTTTGACCCCAGTAATTATTACACGAAAACACAGACCGATACACAGATAAGTAATGCGATTGACGCTCTCGGTGAGGCCGCAGAATATGACGTTGACCCGTTCCCAATCACGGATGCATCATCCGGAAATCTCGTCACGACTATTTCCATGACTCAGTGGGTTCGCAGTCAGAATTATGCAAAGATAACAGACCTTCCTACAGTCAATAACGCAGCTCTTACCATCCAGAGAAATGGTGCTACGATTGCGACCTTTACAGCTAATGCTTCAAGCGGTGTTACTGCTGATATTTCTGTACCGGAGAACACGAGTGACCTTGAGAACGATTCTGGATTTGTTTCTGAAAGTGATTTGGGGGATGCGGCTTTCCGAAGTGTCGATACAAGTATCGTAAACGCATCATCAGGAAATCTTCCAACAGTGGAAGCCGTGACAGGGTGGGTTTCGTCGCAGCTTGATGGTTATGCACAGTCTGATGATATTCCTACCGTAGGAAATGCCACCATTACGATACAGAAACGCTCTGGTACGAGTGCAGGTAACTTCACAACAAATGCCACAGCAAACAAGACCATCAATTTGAGTCTCGGAGCTGCCGCAGACAAAGCCGTAGACACGTCCATCTCCAACACGTCTTCGACAAATCTCCCAACGACTTCCGCTGTTGCAACTTGGGTGAACTCTCAGACTGGCAATTTCGTAACTCTTAATACTCAGCAGACAATCACCGCACGGAAGACTTTAAACTCAGGTGATTATAATGCGTATCTTAATGCCTCTAATATTACTGTTGAATATTCGCCATCCTCTGGGCATACAGCAACGGCTTCGTTGCTTCCGACAGGTCTTTCTGTTGATGGTGTTCATTTTCTGAACAGCTACGGTCGTGCCGGTGATAACTTCCTGGTTGCGTCTGTTGAAGGTACGCATGGATTCTCGGAACTTACAGTTAATGGAGGTCTTGGCTTCACGTTCTGCAATAAGGGAATAAACGATGAGGATTACAGCTATCCTCTTCGGATAAACGCAAACGATACGACCTTTGACGAAAATCAGTCTCTTTATTTGGCACGTGATACGAATACGTACCTTCGTGTCTCTGACACGATTACTGATTTCGAGGTCTCACTTGATGACGATAATTCGCCTACACAGTTATGGTTTAAACCTGGTCATGTTTACTATGGTGTTGTTATAACATCACATACGTCTGTCGGCGTGATTCAGTCTTCACAGACTACGCTTGCGTCTCCAACCAATCCACCCTCGTCATTTTTGAATGCCGTTACGCAGAATGGAATAAATGATTACGGTTTCTATGCTGAACATAATAGCAATAATGAACCCACAACGATAGGTTTCTGGGTTTCCGTTATGTCGAACTCAAGAGAGTTCGTATATGTGTTCCCATTCTATTCCTACAATATTCCTTATGAGTTCGACAGTTATACAACAGGTCAGCAGGGTCAGGGTCACAGAGTCTTGGTGAAGAACTCAAGTGGTGTGTACACCCTGTCTAATGATGGGTTTGTCCTTAGACAGCGTACAACCATGTCCATTAAGGATTACGTTGACAGACTTGTAAATACAGGCTCAGGCGGCGATGAAGTTCAGAATCCAATGTTCGTTGTTCAGTCTCAAGGTACAACAGTCGTATCCTCTTTGAGCAATTTGAGTGATTATCGTACACAGAGGGTTAATGATTCCGATAATCCGCATTACAAACCGAATGATTTTTCGGTTAGAATCGATGTTCCGTCTGTTCCTGCTAATGGGTCGTCGTATGAGGTTTACATTCAGAATACCACGTATATTGGAAGTATTGTGGTGGCCTGTAATGGTTCTCATTACGGTTACCCGATTTATTTCCGTGGAGAAACCAACCTTCACTGTCCAACCGTACCTGGCGGAAGTGTGATACGTCTTACGCTGTACAACAACGCATTTTACGGTGATTTCTATGATCTTGCTGATTTTGGTGATGAACATGAGGCGTATGTTTATGTCGGAAGAGTCCCTGTAAATCTCTCAGATTATGATCTCAGTAACTTTTCTGGTCTTATTGGCATGGACAAAGCGACTGGGAAATATGCACAGTTGTTTGATGTATCTGTCACACAGAATGGTGCGTCTGTTAATTCACCTGAATTGAAGAAAGGTACGCCGATTTATGTGTGTTTCTATGGAGAATGCTTTGCTGCACATCCAAAAGTCCCGTTCGGAAACATCCTTCGGATTTTCGATTCATACTATGTACGTGAGGCGATTTCTACCGACAAACTTCCTTTTACATTTTATCCGTTTACCTCTGGCGATACGGTTGATGCACATGTCGTGACTAATCCGAACAGCACACAGGGTTATAAGTATTTCCACATGGATAATTGCCCGGTTTACATTTCTTCTGTTGCGAATCGGGTTTTATTGGGCAATCCTCCTGAGTCTGAGAATGCACGTCTGATTGGATTTCTCTGTAAAGGTGCTGAAAATTCTGGACTGCTTCATCTTGTGGATAACGATGATGTGTTTTATGTGTCGGACGACGATTACTCCAAGACTTTTGCAGGTGTTTGGGATTACAATACAGTCGATTCAGAGACCTACGCTTTGTCTGGTGTGAGTACTTTCGCCAAGTTGTCAGATGCATCGGATAATGTACTGGTAGGTCTGTCAAAGAACTCTTCCAAACTGGTTCCGTTACTTGTGTACGATGCCTGCGGTGGCGACTTGATGATAAACGCAGACCTTGACTGGGATTCGCCTGTTTATGCGCTTTTTGAGGGATTCAGGTGCTTCTCTGCACATCCTCTGGTCGATTTCAGACAAGTTCTTAAATATAACAGCGGTTCTTTCATGTTCACGTTTTCTCCCATGAGTTCCGAGACACCCAGTGTTGCTTATGGTAATGACGGAAATCAGTATTTCGGAAGTGCTAATTATCCTGTGTTTATTAGTGATTTTTATGGCGGTTATGAAGGTTATAAGAGTTTCTGTGTCGGTATACCTTCCGATGTGAATATTCCGTCCTCGGATATTCACTGGCGGTTGCTTGGTTATACGACAAGCACGCCCGGCTACATTCGTCTGGTTGAATCACATCCGTTCCTTAAAGATTTCATTCATCAGACAGGCGGGTATGTCAAACTGTCGAAGTTCACAGACACATTTTACGATGCATCCATCGGTAATTACGTAACCCCTTCGCAGTATGTGGATTATTTCAGAACGAACAACGGGTTATCTCTAAGTGATGCTGTGAATGAACTTGTGTCGAACTATGGCGATACAGTTTTCCACCTTAAGGACTTGGATTCATCGTCAATTTACGCATCAGAGTCGGATGGAGAGGTGTTTGTTTCCTTGCCGTACATAACAACGGTTGAGTTTAAGAACAGAATGTCTTTCAGAATTTCGTCGGGTGAGGTTTCATACATTGACCACTATGGTGTGTATCATGGTAAGGCTACAAGTGCCGATTCAGCAACCACATCGACATCTTCAACGTATGCCAGATATTTAAGGTATGCTTCAACAAATGTGTTGATTGCTGCAAGTACAAGTGTTGTTACAAGTAATGCAACCATCCGACCGGTTGCATCGAATTCAAGTCTGAATCTTGGTACAAGTGCGTACAAATGGGGTACTGTCTATGCTACCTATCTCGGCGACCTGTCTTACCCATTGACTTCTTCATATTCGACATCACTTTATTGTACGAATGTGTATTCGAGTGGGTCTTCGTCTGTACAGTGCTTTACATTAGGAACAAATTCGTCTTATGCGAATGACATTTCTATTCCAGGAACGGACTCAGATGGAAGTCGTGGGTATTTGCATCCTTCTGTTGATTATGGTGCAGACCTTGGAAGTAGTGCTAGATGTTTCAACAAAGTCTGGACAAAAGACATCAAGGCTTATGGCACCATTTATGGCAATCTTGATGGTACGGACGGCAATATTACCGTACCAACTAATTTTATAACAGTTGGCACTACCAGTTTGTCGTTTAGAGTCTGGACTACTTCTGGAACTGGTGGATTTTCAACGGGTTCGTTTAATATTCCAACAAGTGCGAGTATTGGAAATGTTGCTCATTGGGCGAAACTTAGACAGATTGTTTCTGGCATTATTTCGAGGTCAAGTGGTACCGCACCGAATTCGACTGATTCTTCACATGGTATTGGTTCTATAAGAATCGCCGCTATGTATAGAGCTACTTCTGATACCTCATCACAGATTGATACCAACCTATATAATGGATTCCTTGTTGGTGGTGCTAATTTAAGACAAATTGCACTTTACTCAAGTTCCACAAATGTTAAATGTCAGTATGTTTCTCAAACATTATCAACTGGGTCTTGGGTATGTTTAATGCCATTAACAAACAATTCAATGTCTTCTGGCACTACATCATATCCAATAGGTTTGTTTGTTCGTATTGCGTAAAAGGAGTTGTTTATGCAAGTTTCTCATGCACAGTGGGTCGATACGGAGCACACTTGTTTTAATGTCATTGTCAGCTCTGATGAGTTTGAGAATTTACCATATAGTGTTTGCTTAAACAGTGATGACGAAGCACCTGTACACAGACAGCTTGTTGAGATGTACAGGAATGGTCAACTTGAAATACAGGAATGCGATGAAGAAGCATTGAACAATGAAGTCATTTCTTCTGTAAGATTACAGAGGGACGCATTACTGTCAGAGACCGACAAGTTTATGACGATTGATTACCCAATATCAGACGAAGACCGTAATGCACTAAGAGTATATCGCCAGGCACTTCGTGATGTTCCACAGCAGGAAGGATTCCCTGACAATGTGGTATGGCCGGAGAAACCATCCTGTCTCAAGTGATGAACTTTGTACGGAGTCGTTTATCAAATAAGGTAGCTGGCCCCTATTCTTTAGTGGTTCAACTAGATGTCTATTTGGGCATTTGCAATTCTTTTGGCTCCTTCTGGGGTCAAAAGAATTTTTTGTTTCAGCAAGGTTCAAACTGAGTGCCGCCCTCCTCATCGTAACTGACTTTCTTGGCGGTGACATACTTTCGTACTGTTATTGGAGGTCTGCTATGTTCGAGCAACAGGTCATTACAAGTCGAGGTTTGTTTCTTCTTAATCAGATGAAGACACAAATGGATTCTCGTTTGTCGTTTGTTGGCGTTTTTGGTTCTGACGAACGTGTTTCCAATGAGAATCTTTTTCGTCTTGAACCTCATCAGTTGTCTGCTTGGACACAGGGTACTCTGTTTAAGGTATACCCAACAAAGTACGCAAACTTAAATGATACACGTATCGCTGTGTCATTTAACGATAATAACGGTGAGGGTCGTTCATTAAAGTCTGTTGCATTGCTTGCACGACTTATGCGAACGCAGACTACGAATCCTTCCTTTGCACAGGTGTCAATTACACCTGAATTGTCTGTACGTGCTAAACAGGCAGGTGTCGCTGGAAACGATTACTTTGTTCAGTTTGTGTCTGACTCAGAGTCTGCACAAGGAGACATTATCGTCTCGTTAAGACGTGGTTCTGACGAATTGGGTTCGTTACGTATTACAAGCGAGATGTCTGTTGAGGATGTTAATGCGTCTTCGTTGGTTTTAGGTTCAGCCACTGGTACTGCTCCGACAACAGTTCCTTTAAGTGAGCATGTCGAGTTCGTAGGTACTTTCGGAAATCTGTTCAATTCATCCGCGATTATTTTTAGAGATGCCCTTTCAGGTGGTTCTGATGGTGAAGAGTCTGAGGTCCCTGTTGATGAACCCATTGTGTTTGCAGTAGCAACTACGGACACTGCCATTACGATTAAGAATGACGGTAAGAACAATATATTCTTTACGTTCCAGTTGTTAATCACGAATGGGTATGCACGTATTAAAGCTGACGAACATGCACGTGCTCTGCTTCAGGATATCGAGGACACTTCCAAAGAGGACAAAGGCGGCGTTGCAACCATAATGTTCAATGCTGCGACAAGTGATTTGCAGCTGTTTGACCGTGAAGGTCATTTGATTGACCAGGCAAATCTGCCTGCCGGTTTTTATAATAACGGAGAGTTCGTTACCATAAGAAACCGACAGAATGTCTATGACGAAAAGATTTGGATTTCGCATAAGGATGTCATTGAAAATGCAAACACACTGTATGAGTTTACAGATGAAGAACAGGGCGTTGAGTATGGTATTGTCGCCGGATTACCGTTGGTCGATAAAGCATCCAAAGGTCATGCAGACCATTTCGTGTCATACCTTATGGAGACGGATGAGGTAGGTCTTTTCAGTGTTGTTCTGTCAGAAAACGACGGAATGTCCTTTGAATTGTTCTCTGATTCATATTCGTCTCTCACGAAACTTTCACAGCCTTCTGTTAGAGACTTTTTCAATATCAGTGAAGACCGTGATGTGAACACTTTGGAAGATGTCGGTGACGACTCTGTTGCAGTGTTTGACATTGAGTCTGTTTCACCTATTCAGGCTCTTCGTTTATGGCAGGGTTATTCTCAACTTGCCTTATCACGGAATGAGGTTCAGGACGCTCTTGCTTCAAGGTTTGTTTCTTTAATCTGTGAGTATGATCCCTCGGAGTTGATTTCCGATGAGGGTGACGATGGTTCTTCACAAGAGTGGTTGGTATCGTATCTTTATGATTTGGGTGTCATTAGCAGCAGTACGACAAGTCTTGAAAGTGCAAAGCAAGAACTTAACCTTCTCATGGAAGCTGCTTCTGATAATGATGAGACAGTGCGTACTAAACGACATAAACTTGCACGTGAATTTGCGACAAGTTTCCCGAATGCGATTGGGTTCACTCCTGACGATGCTATTGAAGACGTTATTGGTATTCCTAGTGTTGCTGTGTTCCCTGAGGATATACGCAAAGCGTACTCTTTGAACGATGTCGCTGTGTTGAAAGAGAAGTATTCCGCATTGGGAACCGAAGAGAATGGTCTTTTAGCTGCCAATGCTGACACGTTGGCAGATGTTCTTCGCGGTATCTATGAAGCTCAGGTTGAAAATGCACGTAAGGCTTACATTGCAGCTGATAATGCATGGAAATCCATTTACGGCGTTCATGGATTGATGCACAGTGTGGCTGTATCGTCTGACGGTGTGACATTTAGAAGCCATGAATGGGGATATAGGATTCACCTTAGACAAGAGACAAACGGCGGACAGCAAAAGATTGCATTGTCGAGAATGGATGGAGCGAATGCAAGTACGTTTGCGTTCATCGGCGACTCAGGCGTTCTTGGTGGTGCACCTTTATTTACTGTTATCGTTGCTGCACATGCAGAGATGTATGAAGGCGTTTCTACATGGAGACTGGACAGTTTGAGTTCGTCTGACGGATTCATTCCTGAGTTGTTTGGTGGTACAGATGGTTTGGAGCACGGTGAGGGTGTGTCTCAATGGGGCGATGAAGTTGTGTTTAACGTAAGGAATGTGGAAACCCTGGTTGTTCGTCTTGCTGATAACCTTTCCAATCTTCCTTTCAACCATGTGTCTATGGATATACAGGGTGTTACAGGCGTAAATCGGATACCATGCGAACAGTTCAAGCACTTGAATTGCATTGTTCCTTTGTACATGGAGAGTCAGGATTCTCGTGGTTGTGCCGTAAATATGACTGAGATTCTTAATTCTTGGGTACAGACTGAGGACATGTACAAGCCTGATATTATCATTATTCGTGGATACGGTTTGTTCATTCAGACACAGAAATAACAAGTGTGGTTAGCTTATCAAACCCCTTGCATCCCTTTGCAAGGGGTTTTTTCATTTTACTCGGAGGTTATTATGAACGATATAACTATCATTACCGGTAACAATCCTTTTATTGTTACTGTCATTGCAAGTCTTCTTGGTGCTTTTCTTGCTCTTTGCTTGTTTGGTGTTTTGCGTGTTATGGTTAAAAAACTTATTGCTGCAAAAGCACAGTCTGGTAAAAGTGAAGAGGCGAAACCTTCTGACGATTCTGGTGATGTTGCTGACAAGCAGGAAGCTGCGTCTGAGGACGAATCAAAGACTGCTGATAACGAAGCCGCTACTCCTGACGCTTCCGAAAAAGCAGATGACAAAGAAAGCAGCGCACAGAACTAAGTCTCTTCTTATCCCTCAAATTTTAAACAGTGGTGACATCCATGACAAGACATAAACGTAAAGTACGATGTGAGGCGTCAGACATCTACCAGGAATTTGATGACCATCCGATGCTCCAGAGCATTTGTGATACGGTACTCAGCATACCTTCTTTGGTTCCGTTTAGTGTTGACCTCAATCTGTACCTTTATTCAGAAGAGCCTTTAACTTACGTTATTGACCTTGTCATGGCTGACACTGGATTTCATTTGTTCTCATTGTCCGTTGTTTTCCGTTTTGAAAATACGGTGCATGTCTTTGATGCAGACATTCTCTATTCATGTGATGATGTTCCATGTTATGAGGATGCTTTTATTGCGTCATGCGACAATATTTCCGATGCAACTTCTGTTGAGATGTTCCTTGAGAGTTTGTCTGGGATTGTTGAGTCTTATATGCAGGAGCTTCTTTGCGATATTCCGTTGTATGTATGTGAGGACATGTGCAGTGCAGGTGTGACTCAGTGTCCTGCATATATACCGGTTAAAACTGTGCTTGGTCTTGGTCAGTTGGCAGAACACACATTGGATGTTCCTGTTGTTCCTGATAAAACAGATAAAAAGATGGCAACTCGGGTCAGGCATCTTTTGACTAAACAGCAGAAGACGTTATCCAATGAATTGAAGTGATTTTCATGGAGTGTGTTTATGCGCAGGCAACGAACCAGATATGAGCATATTATGAAACATCGATTGTCATTTGGCAGACGGTATGAAGCTGACGGTGAGAGCGATGACGGTGCTTCGACAAAAACGACAGGCATGGCTTATCGTTTTTACTCGCTTCTCTATGGTGAGCGAACGTTGGCACAGTGTATGGAATACCCTGATGTGGAAAATAATGTCCATGACTTTGAAATCTTTGCAATGAGTCAGTCAGGTGTGAAGGCTGCTCTTAAAGAGACTACTTTTTTAAAAAAGCAGGACTACGCAATTATAAACCGTTTGAGAAGCGGATTTCTGGATGTTATTGTCGGGTATGTGATTCCTGAATCGGTTAAATATACGAACACGTGGGAGTATGCCGAAGTGTCCGTTGGTATGGACCAGGATATCAAGGTTACATGGAGACATTGATGGTGCTGTACCAGTCTCATTCTCCTTATTGTGGTATACTCGTCAAATCTACGGTTTGAACTAAACTTCTAATTTGGGGCAACAATGAAAAATTACGGAGACGTTTGTCTTATCAACGGCGGTAAAGTCGAGGCGGTTGACTGCGTTATTGGAGGCAGCCCATGTCAAAACCTGTCTGTGGCCGGAAACAGAAAGGGTCTTGAAGGGAGCGAGTCACGTCTTTTCCTTGAACAGATGCGTGTGGTCAAAGAAATGCGGCAGGCTACCGGATTTCAGAAACCACGTTACATGGTCTGGGAGAACGTTATCGGTTCCCTATCCTGTAACAAAGGAAAGGACTTTCAGTGCGTTTTAAATGAGTGTGTTGAAACTGCGCTCTTGGGTAAGATAAACCTCAACAAAGGAACGAAAGATGGCGAAGAGAACTTTACAGAAGAAGACAGAGATGGAAGAGAGACGGGAATCCCTGATGTGCCTATGCCTAAAGACGGAAAGTGGCCAAAATCCGGAATCCTCTACGATGACATGGGAAGATGGAGCATTGCTTGGAGAGTACATGATGCACAATATTGGGGAGTCGCCCAACGCCGTCGTAGAATCGCGCTTGTCTGCGATTTTGGAGGAATGTCCGCACCAGAAGTACTACTTGAGCAGCAAAGCGTGTCAGGGGATTTTAACCCGTGCAACACGCAGGGGGAAAGAGTTACCGAAACCTCTGTTGGAAGCTCTGAAGAATCAGATAGAATCTGGGATGCAAGGGGAAATGGAAACGGACAGCTCTGCGCAACTCTCACAGGAGACCATGACAACCGAATAACGGATTACACGAATGTCGTTGTCCAGAAAGAAGAGCCTTATCTTTTAGAAAGCAATCAGAATCATGCTACTGTAACTAATAATGGCGTGTGTTCTACTTTACCGGCATCCATGGGTTTAGGTGGCGGTTATGTTCCGATGGTTACAGAAGAGTCTTATTCAATCAATGGTGATGCACATGAATCTGGCGTATCGGTTATGAATGAAGTGTCTCATGCTTTGAAGACCACAACAAAAGAATCTGTATTCGTGAAACAGATTTCAGATGAAGTTGCATCAGAGCCATCTTATCCGTGTATCTGCATTGGAAATGGTCAGGCTCATGTTACTGAGCATTACACCGAAGAGATTTCACAGACGTTAAACTGTATGCACGACCCAATGACTATTCTTGAGCCTTGTGCTTATCAGTTGGTCGGCGTGAACAGTAACAGCATGAAGAGTTCCAATCCGAACAGTGGGTGTTACGAAACGGAACAGGCAGGTACGATAACTACGAATGGTTGTGTACCGAATAACCAGGGCGGTACTGCCATTATGGAGCCTGTAATACCTCTTGAAGGAAATGGGTGCCGTGAATCACATAAAGGTGATGGGTGGAGTACAGAGCAGGTTTCTTATACGTTGAATACTGTAGAGAGGCATGGGGTTGCGTATGGTGAAACAGATTCCTCCGCTGAATCTCACCCTGTTGTTGTAGACCGTGCAGCTTTTAACCAAGGTAAGAATGCACAGTTCGACATTAAGATTGAAGAGACGGAAACCGTACCGTCAATGGTTGCACGTGGACCTCATGCAGTAGCACAGCCTGTTCAGTATCGTGTTCGCCGTTTAACGCCTCTTGAATGTACACGTTTGCAGGGGTATCCAGATGGATGGGTCGATATTGGTGATTGGATTGATACGAAAGGTAAGAAGCATAAGGAAGCAGATGCACCTAAGTACAAAGCGTTAGGTAATTCGATTGCTCTACCATTCTGGAAATGGCTGTGTAAGAATATTGTAAATGAGTTACAGAAAGATGGTCAGACCACTACAATGGCAAGTCTGTTTGACGGTATCGGTGGTTTCCCGTTGTGTTGGACAGAAGCGACACAATCAAAAGAAACAGTACTTTGGGTAAGCGAGATTGAAGAATTCCCACTTGCCGTTACACGTCATCATTTTTCCTAGAGGTGTGTTATGAAAAGAAATCAACCGAGAAGTTCGTATTGCAAGCGGTACGAAAGGAAGATAGACAAGACCAGTTTGTGGGGTCTAAGTACAGAGATTCAAAGGTTATTTCCTTGGAAAACGTCTAAAGCGAACAACCGTTTCGATTTAAATGATAAAGTGTCCTTTCGGGTAGTCTCTGAATGTGATATAGACTTGTTTTATTTGGATGTCAACCGTGTTGAGTTCGTCTCTAAAAATATTAGAACTGGAAGAGAGTTGAAACGTATAACCGTACAGCTCAACGATTACTCAGTTTCTGATGATTCTATGAAAGCATTACAGTGCATTTATGCAATGCTCAAATCCGGAATGATTCCGGATGAGGACTTTAGTGTGTGCGGATTATTTTACCTCCGTCCGGATGGTGTTGTGGTAGAGCATGGTCTTACCGTTCTGTCCAAGAATGAATTGGAGATGTGGTTTAAGCGTGGAGTTCCTGACGACGGTACTTGGATTCTTGTCACCAATGAAGACCTTTTGAATGAAAATTGGAATCATCCTTATATGTCTGTAACGGATGGTGTTTTCACGTTCAATAGAGGTAATGAAAAACGCGGTGTTTTACAAAAGAGAACGAGAACAGAAGGTCTTGTTCGTGATGCAGTTGATGCGGAAGGTGTCAAGGCTTTCTGGAAGGAGGCATTCGCACTTGCTGTGGAAAGTCTTAAAGATAATTATTCTGTCGAAGAGAGCATGGATGGTGTTTACATCACAATGACAGACAAGTTTGGTTATGAACTTAGTTATCAGGGGTACGTCGTATTTGAAGGTGTTGAAGGCGATGAGTTGATTCTTCACATGGTGTGGCCTGATGATGTGTCTATTTTGCAGGAGGCAAAAGTCTTTTCAGGTGTGGAGAATGCAGCACCGTTGGATTCAGTAGGCATTGATGATATTTCTAACGCTTCTAAGAAGGAAGCTGTTATGGATGAAATCTCTGAGATTATTGACGCCCTCAAGGATGCCAAGAAAGGTGTCGAGGACTATATGTACTCTCAGATTGATATGGACATTGCAGACTCTATGTCTGGTTCAGGTACCGTTGAAGTTGTTAAAGTTTCGCTTCCTGATGAGGATATCGTTGATTACGACCCTGATTATCACGATGATGAACGTGCTGCGGTTCTTCTTGCCGCAGGTGAAGCCATTGTTTCGGAAATAGAGTATTACGTTCAAAATTGTGCACGTGATGCGGACAAAATTATTTCCCGGGCACGTGATGAGATTGATGACCTTGAGCAGAGTATTCAGGACGACTTGACCGAAGCTGAGCAGCTTCTTAAAGAGATTGCTCGTTCTGAACCGTATGAATCAAGAAGGTCTCGCAGACGAAGATAATGGTTCTGTGTTCAAATCTTATAAGTGGTCTGCATCATCCTGTTTGTTGACCCTGTGGGTTTTAAGGAGTTAGTATGGTTAGAAAATTACGTCGTTTTGAATCCGCTTCTGACAGTGTTGTGTACACTGCGAAACTAGCTGATTTTACGTCTGAGGAAGACGATTATCGTCAAGGTGTGATTGGTAGGGGGACAAGTTGGGATATTCCTTTAAGACTCGAAGCATCTACGCTTGAAGAGCTTTTTCATCGTGTTCAAGAAAAACTTTATATGACAGATAAAGATTACTCGTGGGCTGTTATGGCCGATGAGAGTTGTTTTTTGGTTTCGTACATGGGTGATACCGATAACGATTTAGCTTCTAAAAGTGAAATAGATGCTTGGAAGCGAGGAAAGGAGCGTCTTTGGTATGTTCAAGGAAGGATTGCTGTTCAAAAACATTCTAAGTCTTTGGATGTTCCAGAGGAAGAGATGAGGGAGCTTGCCTCATCTGAGCATCTTGACCTTGTGTAAGGTATAAAGAAGTTGAAATTGGAGGCTTGACATGATTAGACGTAACACAAGAAACATTCGCCGGACACGTCTGGAAAAACGTTCTATGCGTAACAATAACCGCAACATAGCAATAAACAGACGTTTTGAGTCATCATACAATATGAATGACAGCGAACTCAAGAAATGGGCTGCTGAACATTGCATCGACCGTCTTGATGAGATGGAAGGCGTTGAAGTCTATATGGACGAGCTTGCAACGGAACTGACCGATAGGGAAAACATGGACGGAACGGTTTTCATGTCCACACAGAAATCATGGGATTTCATTTCGCAGAACCGTTATGATGCCGGTGACGTTCTTGACGAATGGGTTTCTGAAACAGGTACGTGCAAACCGAACCCGCTTTCTGACCCGGATGCTTTTTGCGTTCTTTTGCTTGAGCATTATGTCCGTGAAGTGCTTGATGCTTGTCCGTCTGTTGAATCTTTTGGCTCTGGAAAACAGGAACTCACACGTGAGATGATTGATGCATTAACGGAAGAGCTTGAACAATTCTGTTAAACAAGAGGGCGTCCATATTATGGACGCCTTCTTTTATTTACCAAAAGCGAACCGCAAGCCAACGCACTTTAGCGAGTTGGTAGTTGACTTTAGTGTCATGGTGCTGCTTCGACACTTCTACAAAACCTGTGCTATACGTTTTTGTGAAGAGAGGCAATGGTTAGGCCACTCTAAGCTAACGGGTTTTGTTTTGGAGGAGTTGAATAATGTCGAATTTGATTATGAAGAAAAGCACTTACGAGACACTTAAAAATGACGGGTACACGGATAAGCAGATAAAGGCACTTGCATCAATGGCAACCTTTAACTGTGCGTCGGAATATCATGGTAAAATGGACGCCTATTCATGCAGACCGTTTCCGTCCGGCAAATGCTGTCTGTGCTTCATCAACCAAGATAAGTACTCTGATGACTGGGAATCCTCCGATGTCAAATATGCTTATGCGAACAAGCGTAGTTTTAATCAGATACTTGCGGGTGTTCGTCGCAAAGCCTTTAAAGACTGCTGTCCCTATATCCGTTACGAGAAATGGGATAATGACAACCGTTGGTATTTCGATTATGACATGTTTAAGAACGACATTCCATACACGAAAGAAAACTACGTTGCATTCAACATCTGAGTAGCCGATTTTTTGTACACGTGATTATGTTCTGGATGAATCATGTCTAAAATCTCTACTGACAGCACAGCTAAACGTGTTTCGTATGCACGTGACAATCTTGCGTATTCGTTGTTCTATGAGTTTCTGCCGTTTTATCATACTGTTGTCACTGAGCTTCCGGCGATAATCAAGCTGAAACTTGCACTTAATGACTTTTCTTCTGTGTTTCACGCATGTTCCGTGCTTGTTAAGGATGTGTCTGATACGAAAATGAGACGTAAGATGACGCAAGACATGCGAAAAGTCATGGTATGGGGAGTGAGTTATGAACCAGAATCCTAAACTGTTTAAGTCTTGTGCAACATCAGATACGCACGGTTACCGGTTTGATGTACCTCCTTGTGACTTTTTCTGTCATTGTGGCGATTGGTCTCCACTTAACTTCCAGGGTGACTTGGTTCGTATGCAAAGTTGGTTGGATGCGTTCATCATTGATTTGTGTCATTTGCCGTGTAAGTATGTCGTCATCATTGCAGGGAACCACGATTTTATTATGGAGTCTTTGCTCGGTAAGGACATTTTTCGCAATACGCAGTACCGACTTGGATTGACAAGAACCGTTTTTGACAAAGTGGGTGTACCTGTGCAAGAGTGCAAGGTTCATTATCTCAATAGAGATTCAGTGACTTTGGATGGTGTTACGTTCTGGGGTAGTCCCGTAACGAAACAGATAAATCGTTATGTAAAGCGATGGGCTTTTGAAATGAACAATCCGAGTTACGAAATCCCGTCTAATACGGATGTTGTTCTCACACATCAGCCTCCCTCATGTAATGGTCTTGGGAATACATACTGGAAACAGAGTACTCCAAGTAAGCGTTTTGGTTCTGATGCATTGAGGGATGCCGTGTATGGCTCTAATGCAAAACTACTTATGTGTGGACACATCCATACAGGTAATCACAAGCTGACTTCGCTGAATAATGAAGCCAAAACACGAGTGTGCAATGTGTCGTTTTTGGATGAGGATTACAAAGTTTCCTACCCGGTTACAGAGTTTAACTTGTCTCTGTGAGTTTGTTGATGTTTATCACCAACGATTCTCCCCTGTTTCCTTCTTTGCTTCCCATAGAGCATGTACGTATAAGGGTTCCTTGATTTTCCATCGCCAAGTTTATCAGGTCTGAATCTGTCCTGTCCCAGAGCATGAAACCTTTGCACAGGCTTATGATTTCTTTTGTCCACTCACGAGCTTCCTGACGGCATTCTGCTGAATATTGTTCCTTGTATGCATGGCCTTTGTATGGTGGGTCGAGAATGATGAAGTCAAATTCATCTGAAAGCTGTACGCATTGTGGTTCATTTCTTAGTCGTATGTCACATACGTTTATTCCATCCAACCATCGTTTCGCCATGTTGATATCCGGCGGAACTGTTGGGAGCATATTTCTCGGAGAGCGTGCGTGATTACCCCATGAGGTTACTGTCACTTTGTCTTCTGCACGTGACAGTATGTCTGTAAAGCATTCATATTGTGCGTCTGTGAATCGTGTTCTTGTGGTATGGTCAGTCCGAGTCCCTATTTTCTCTTGTGCCTCATGCCATAATGCTACTGTCTGTTCGATTGCGTTAAGTCTTCTGCTGTAAGTTCCGTCCATGTCGTTTGCTGTGATGCTTAACGTTTCATTCTTGTAAAGCATTATTCTTGACACACTGAATGTACCGGCAAACGCATCGAACACTTTACATCCTGGTGGTAATAGTGATGCCACGGCTTGTATTTCACGCCACCATTGTTTTGCTTTTGAACCTACTAAAGGGAGAACCGGATGCTGCCAGTTGAAGGTCTTTTTCTGTGCTTTGCAAAGTTGTTCAAAGTTGTCTGCGTTCATGGTTATCCTGTGGTGCTGTGCATCAACAATTCTTGCCCTTATGATATAACGGATTTGTCGGCAATGACGCTGACCAATAACCCAGTGGGGTTTTATCATGTCACATCGTTATGTTTCATTCTGTAATCATTCCGATAACCCTAATCGTTGCTGCAAGCTGTCCGTGCTTCGTTTCGTCACGTTGACATTGGGTGACGGAAAGATGGTGCGTTGTTACCGGCATGATCAAGAAGATGGCGGGACGGCTTATACGTTTCAGCCATGTGCAACAGAGACATTTAAAAGCTCTTCTGGAACTGAGTATCGTTGCGGTTATGGACTTTACGTTGTCGATGATGACAACGATTCTTTCTTTTCCATTGAGAGCAGAAGTGATGTTCTGCATGAGGTTTTTGATTCTTTCCGTCAAGATGGTATTCCCATCAAGCACGCAACTGTTTGCGATGAGATTATTCCTTGTAATAGCAGGGGAAACCTTGTGAATAAGAAAATCTATACACTTTCGGCGAGTTTCGAGGTGGATGGTGATTACCAACTCGGACTTGTTCGGTAAGTGTACGACAATCTAAATAGTGGTGGCCTTGTAGCCGTTGTTTAATTCTTTGTTAGCAGGTGACTTATGATTCGCAAGAAAACAAAATTGAATATTAGCACACGAAAGTTGACGCTTCGTGAACGTAGTGAGAAAAAGAACTCTTTACGTAAGATTGCACGTCGTAACTTTGTTCGTACTGAATCTCGTAATCGTGTTAAATCCGAAAAGTTCACCCGTGGATGGGAAGCTCTGATGGATGAATGCATCGATATCGACAATGCTGATATGGCAGATGACTTCTTTGATGAAGTACAGGATACGGCTCGCAAGCTCGACCTTATTTGCACGGATGGAAAACCTTTCAATGCAAACGATGCAAAACAGGCATGGGACAATGTTGAAAATCATGTGAATGATGAAGTTGACAAACTTCTCGAACAGTACGGTGATGACCTTGAGGACGTTCCATGCATTGGTCTGAAATACTTCGGGTATGATGACACGTTGGCCATTGGTATTTACGACAGCGGCAACTTTGACCCCGTCTATGGATGGGAGTTCCGTGAAGCTCCTGCGATGGGTCTTGAGAATCGCCGTGTCCGTCGTAACGATGTTAAAACCAAAGTACGTGGTCGTTACGTAAGACGTTAATCGTTATTTTTGTCTCATGGAGTAGCCAATAGACTACTCCTTTTTCTGGAGGTTGTCTTATGGCTACTTTACGTGGTTACCTTACCAATTTGGGTAAATACAACGAAGGTGATTTGGTTGGCGAGTGGGTTACACTTCCCATTGATGAGGATGAACTTGAAGACGTTTTTAAGCGTATCGGAATCAGCGATAAGCCTGATGAGAATGGTGTCTATTATGACGAGTACTTCTGGACTGATTGGGAGTGTGACATTCCAGAAGTTTGCGATACGCTTGGTGAGTATTTGAATCTTGATGAAGCTAACGAGATAGGTGAAAAAGTCGAAAGCGTGGATAACGTGGATGCTTTCGCTGCCGCTTTAGAAATTCTTGGAAGCGTTGATGAAGCCTTCGAGCATGTTGACGAGATGGTATTTATCGGCGAGGGTTATGATGCCGACCGTGTTATTGGTGAGCATTATGCTTCTGAGATAGGTTCGTTTGACGATGAAACACTTGATCGATACTTCGATTATGAATCTTTGGGTCGCGATATCCGTCTTGAGTATTATGCTTCTGAGGAAGGTGACCCTGAGACAGCCGGAGAGTACTGGTGTGGTGATGAACTTGCGACAGATGAAGAAATCGGCGAGGCTGTTGTTTCAGAACTTGGTATTGACGGCATTAAGAACAAAGATGTTTACTTTGATGAAGTCGCTTTCGGACGTGATATTCGCATTGAGGGTTCCTTCTGTGAACTTGACGGTCAAATTTGGGAATACACTGGACGCTAGGTTTCTGGGTGATTGCTATGAAGAAGCAGCATGGACATGTAAACCGTTTACGACACGACGAAGTTACCTCACGTGACATCCCCAATTTGTCTGACCGTCGAAGTTACGCACGTTCACGTTCATCGAATATCGTTGCACGTTTCGTAGACTTCAACAAAGAGACAGGAGAGGTTCATTACAGCGTTACGTCACAAGCGAAAGCAGGGAAGTCGTATACGGTAACATTTCGTTTTAAGGACTGGAATCCTGACATGGCACATCTGGATGATGAAATACAGCACGCCGTAAAGGGTAATATCGAAATAGACTGTACATGTCCTGCTTTCACCTATCAGGGGTACAAGTTTCTTGCTTCTATAAAGGGTGGTAGCGTTGACATTGAACGTCGTCCACCAGATGAAACAAATCCTGACAGGCATGGGTATGCTTGTAAGCACATATTAAAGGCAATCGACAGTTTTAATCAGGATTTCGATAAATTTCGAGCAGAGGGAAAGGGTATGATAAAGAAACACAATTTAAGGGTTCAGCATAAGTATGAACGCCGTCAGACACTAGAATCTTCGTCAAGTTATTCACTTTCAGAGAAACTTGATATGCGTTTTATGACCTACTGTGATGAAGTTCTCGGTATTCACTTGTCGAGTATTCAGTCTTCTTCACTTAGGTCGTCCATGGCTAAAGCACTCCATGACTACATGGAACAGTTGATGGAGCTCTGTGACCTCGGAAATACGTATGACGCTTTGGAACGTGTTTTTGCAACCGGCAATCCGAAAGGTTTTGACGAAAAGAACCAGGATAAATATGACCGACTGGTGAACACGTTAAAACGCCATTTCAGCAACTTGTCTGGCGGTGTGTTTGAAGTGCATGAAGCACGTGGCGGTCGGGTAGGTCATTTCCCTACGGATATTCGTATTGAATTCGGTCTTGATGATGGTGGAACAACGCTTTGGACAAGTTCGTTACGCATTCCGCTCACTTTATGTTTTCCACCGTTCGGACAGTTCCGTCTTCTCCCTGAGAAACTTATCGCAGATAAAATCAATGATTGGATTGTTGATGAAGTTCAAAACCTTTCGGATGATTGGGACAGAGCTCGTCGTAACATTTATTCTGATATTGTTGAGGAGTCTAACATGAAGACAAGACGTAAGAATCGTAAATTTGAAGGTGTTCGGAATGAAGACCGTTTACAGGCATTGGTCGAGTTCTGTCCGCTTCTTGACACATCAAATGTATCTGTAAACACGGTATCTGGTTATGACGGCCCTGTTACAGAAATCTCAGTAGCCGGTTCTGAGTTTTGGGTTCTGACAGAAGAAGAAGCAGCACGTGAAGCAACCGCTAGTTTTATTGAGACCTTTAGTGGTCGGGATATTGAGAGTGACTCAGCCTTGAATATGACCGCTGAGTTGACCAGTGTTCTCGATTATGATGCTATTCGTGAAGTGTATGGAGAGCCAGATTTTGATGACGACGATGAAGATGACCGTGATGAATACGTCCCTGATGACGATGACCTGCATGACTGGGCACGTGATAACTTCTCCAATGCTGAGTTGTGGGATAATGGCATGATTGACAAGGAAAAGTTCTGTGAAGCCCTTTGGGATGTGTATGGGTATGGACAGGAACTTGATATGGAACAGCGTAATGAGTCTGTTGAGGTCAACGGTGTTGTGTTCTACATATTCCTTCGTGACGGTGAATGGCTTGCACTTGAATCCAGAAGTTTTCGTAACAAATCTTCTAGGATGAAGAAGAGACTTGAGCGAAAGACTTTTCGTTAGCACGTAGTCAAAAACGCCGTCAGAGAGCTACTAAATTTTCTCTCTGACGGCGTTTTTCGTCTCAGACGATAAATCATACGACCAAGTCATAAAATCGCGTACAACGCAAAATAGACGACTTAATGACTGTGTTCGTTTTCAGCCCACTTCCTCCATTCTCGTTCATAGTATTCTGTATCATGTGTTTGACCTAAAACGAGTAACGGAAGTTCGATTCTGATAGCTTCTAAAGCAGCGAAGTACGTAGTCCCGCTTCCAATTACGTTGTCGAACAATATGGTGTTCCGGGTCGTGAGGTCTTTTGTTATGCGAAAACCGAACTTGTCTTTGCTCAACGGATTTCCGGATTTCTTTGCGTCGTACATCGTTTCGTGCTGAGAACCAACCAGTATGTCGTCGATTGTGATGTCACGCAGTTTTTTCAAGCGTTTCAGGATTTCCAAGGTGTACTCTGCTTTTCCGCTGTGATTTGGTATCGGTACGATATGGTATCCGTTCAGATGGTAAAGTGTTACGATGTCGGACAGGCATTCGGCAGCCACTGTCATTGCATCGTCGTTTCGTTGCTTGACTGCATGACATAGCTCTCTAAGTCCTTCTGTTTCATAGTAAAGTCCGCATGACATAATCATTGGAAGTGGCTTCATCTTGAGTCTCCGAAATGTTCTTTGTTCCCGTGTCTTTTGATACTTTGAGGTGTTCTGGCTAATGGATGTGAGTATCAAAACGGACAGCATCAACTTGTGTTGTCCGTTTTACTTTACGCTTTTTGTGATGTGGTGACGTAATGCCTTTAGCTTATTGGACAAGAAACGACCGGGATATTCAGTATTATGACTATCTCCTTGGACGGTACAATTCCGTTGATTTGAACATGCTATTCCTCATCGGTTATTCAGCTGCGACAGGCCATAGTCATGTATCAGACCATATCTGGATTCCGAACAGCATCATTGACAAAGATGGTGAAGAGCGAATTACGGATTTGTCCTTTTTCAATAAGGCTCACGAATACCTGGATGACAAGTGGCGTATCGACCTCACGGATGATGGTCTTTACTTTGACATTTGGGCATTTCGGTATCTGCTTGAAGAACTCGGTTTTGTCTCAGGAGTGAACGGGAAGATTCCTGAGTTTATGTCTTCCTCTGATTACACACCGATTTCCATACAGGAAGCGTTGCAGTTTATCCCTCCGAAACGT